ATCTACACAATTCACACTTCGTGATATTTGTGACAATCTGGCGCATATACGCTTTGTATGCCAAATTTCCAACAAAATTCAAAGCAAAATCGCCACACAAAGCATATACAAAGCGCAGTCCTGCCTAAACATCACAATTCACACTTCGTGATATTTGTGACAATCTGGCGCAACTGCGCTTTGTATACGCTTTGTGTGGCGATTTTCTTCATTCAATAACCATAATTTCCTCAGGCAATGCTGGTCTAATATCTAATATACTTATATTGACTATTGTGTAAATAACATGTCGATCAAGAATCTGTCTGAAATTAAAGTGACTAAAAATTAAATCTCTTAATGTAATAACTATCCAATGTCCACCTGACTCATGAAATTCATCATCAGGATCAACATTTCTATACAATTGCCTAAAATATCTATTGACATCAAACATATCATCCATATCAGTATCATTAAGGTAATGTTGTATAAAATCATGTACATCCTTGTTTGTAAAACCAGAACATCGACCCCCATGTGATTTTAAAACATATCCATCTACTTTATTTTGAGTAATAAATGAATCAGCATAGCGTATCATGATTTCTTTTTCTGGAACAATGTCATGTGATGTACATTGTACTCGAACTGGTAAAATTGGATAATATTGTGGTATATTTAACATAACTAAAACAGGCAAATCATCATCAGAAAGACAGGTTATAAACTTAATTGCTGTATTTTCATCTAATGACGTTGATAATATACGCTTTGTTGTATATGTTATTATATTTGGATTGGTACTCAAATGACTTTGTCCAAATCCAGTTTCTAAACCACTTGATGACATACCAGCAAATAAATGTAGTGGTTCGTCGAAAGAAATAAATCCATGAGATAAAATCGCATACATATTATACAATACTCTTCCTATAATTATATCAATAGTTAATTCAATTGAATTTGGAGAATTGTCCCACATTATGTCATATCCTTGTAAATTGTACTTAGCACTTAAATAATTGTATCCAATAGCAATTGCCTGAGCATCTTGCGAATTTATTCTAACTACATTTCCATCAAGTTTGAATATATTATTAGTCATTATGACTGGAATATTTAATTCACTTTGATCATGATTACAAGTAATTTCATACATAATTTTAATGTTGTCCGTAATTATAAGATCTGTTGGTTTGATTAATTGATAATGATCAAATGATCGTAAATCATGATCCAATTCTTTAATTCCATTCAATCGATTTTCATAGTGATCACTATCTTCTGAATATTTGGTAATATTTGTAATATCTGTTGTAATTGCCTCACAAAATGACTCTCTGGTGTACTGATTGACTATGAAATTATTTTTAAGAAATTCAGTTAAACATTTATCATATTTAAATGTGTATAAATTAACACAAGTACACAATAAATTACTATATGGATGCTCAGTGTTATACAAACTTAATACATCTTCTTCTTCATCAAGTGACGGTTGTGGACTGTCATCATCTTTCAGTATTTCATCCATATATAAATTATTAAATTAATTTAATTTTTGACATTAAAAAAAATTTGATTTAAAAAATTTATAGTTTTACGTCATTTAAATCATATCATTTTATTCATCAAAACAGAAAATGACGCAAATTACATCTATTGATCAAGTTATTCCTCTGTTAACTAAACATGTTTCCGAATCATTTGAAGGACAAGAAGAGAGTGAAATCACTGCCATTGTCAATATTTTTCGAAAGTTTATGGTTGATACAGGTATCTGGGCAACTGTTGAGAATGGGTTAAAGACTCCTGCTCCAATCCGTATCAATACTTCTGGTGCTGTCGTCGGTGGTAGTGTTCCAGCACCTGCTGACAAGAAACCTCGCAAACCCCGAGCGGCAAAGGATGTTGATAAGTTAACAGAGTACGACTGTTACAACAAGTTGGTTGGTGTTGATTGGAAGGCACTTAGCAAGGATGAGCAAAAGACATTTGTTGATCAAAATCGCCTTGACAAGAATGGTAAACCCATCAGCGCATTTATCAACTTTAAGGGTCAATGGAAGGGATATACTCCTGAGCAAAAGGCGCAATATAAGACACGATTCTATGAACTTCCTGAGGAAACTCGTGCTCAAATGACAGCAAAGAAGGAGTAATGAATAAGAAGGTCATTATTAATCTTGCTGAAAGAATTTCTTACATCAAGACATGTTTTAAATCCGTTCACATTTTTAGAATATTTTTAATAAAATATGTCATTATTTTACTTTGTTCTAAATGTTCAGATAGAATGAATTGAAATGAAATGTATATAAAAATAATATACATTTCATAACATAAATATTATTATTTAATGAACCCCAAACTCATTTGCCTTGGAATCCTATTAATATCTGCTGGCATTATTTTACCTGTTTGTTTTGAAGGTTATTGTGTTAGTCATACAACCGACAGTATCAATGCCACAACAATATCAACAACAACATCAATAACAACAACATCACAACCCCATATTACATATAGTAGTATCAGTTATCAAGCAATAATTATTGCTATTGGTTTACCATTGTTATTTATAATCATAGGAATTATTGTGTTGTGGAAACGATATCACAAAGTAAAACCAACTGTGGAACTAACGAAATGTTAGCGAAATGAAATCTAAAAATATTTCATTAATGAAATTTAAAATACACATCCACCAGTTAACATAAATCCATCTTCATCACCACTATTATCATTGTCATCATCATTATTATTACTATTTCCATTTTTATTATTCCTCCGGACTACTTCTGCCTTTAAATTCGCTTTTTTACATGAAACTATACAGCATTTTTCAATAAATGCTTCATCATCTAAATTTTCTGGTTGTTCATATTTGTTTTTTATTAAAACAGTCATCACTGTGTCTAATAGCGCAAATTTATCTTTGTTGATGACATAAACTTCATTAGTTCGAATATTGAACAGTTTACTAATTGCTGTTAATTCTGGACGAGTTTGATTCCAAATCCACTGGTATACGGCGGTTTGTAAGAAATTTTCCAACGTCAAACTATCAACACATTTAAATTCCCAAATTATACATCCTTTTTTATCTTGTTCAAATGCGTCAATAATTCCTCTAATAGTAATTAATCCATATTCACTATCAAATTCATACATAGCACCATTTTTATCACTATTGTTTCCTAATGGCATTTCAAAATGTTTGACTTTACCAACATGTTGTTCCATATTAGATATACATACAGAAACCATATCATCAGTCAACCAAGTATAATTGTTTATTTGTGCCAATTTAAAATCCATTCCCGATCGTGATGCTTGATAAACATTGGCAAGATAAATGTAATCGGAAATACTTGAACACGGATATTTTAATTTTAGTAAAGCATCACGAACCAACGGGGTATTTTTCTTAGAAATAACAAAATCATACAAATCTTGTCCACCCCTGCCTTTTTCTCGTTTCCCTTGTAAAATACATGGAATGGCAATACCATTAAGATCGGAAATTTCTTCAAATTGATCATTTACATTTACATTCACATTTCCTTTTTCATTCCCCTTTGATGGAACACGAATACTTTTGATTTTGGATGGGATTATTGGATTTGTAGTAGCATCAGATTCCTGTTCAAATAATTCGTTGATCAAAAAACTAAATTCTTGTAAATATCTGTCCTTAATGAATTTAACTAAATCATTGACCGATGTTGAATGTAAATTGTCAATATTTCCATTTCCATTTCCATTTTTAATGTTAGAAATGTTAGAACCCGAACCATAATAGTTAATTTTCCCAGTCACTGTTAGATGCCATCCATTACTAACGTCTTTCAAAAATTGACATGGTGGACTCTTTTCATCAGCAACCAACATTAATCGATGACTGGCACGAGACATAGCAACATATAAAGTTTCTGGACAGATATCTTTTGGACTATCTCGGCAAAAATAAGTGAAATAAGAATTATCAAAACCATAAATAATAACTAATGGGCGTTCGCGTCCTTTACATTGATGGAAGGTTGTGAATACCACTTTTCCATCAATAATAGAATCATCAATTTTGCTATTATCATCAATAGGAACATAGCACGGCATTCCTAATCGAACTAATTCATTTTCAAGTTTACGACAAGGAGTACCTCCTTTGACTGATGGACATAGGACAAAAATATCATCTGGTTTATATTTCTCCTCTTTAATGCGTTTTGCTAAATATTTATGAATTGTAAATGGATTGGCGGAAATGTATTCTACACGAGGACCATCCTTAGTAGTTTTAATTAATCGATGTCCAACAGCATTGACATTAATAAATTCAGCAATTTGATGTGTCAATCGATAACTGGTGGTTAATTCCATATTAATAACATCAAAATCCCAAATTCGATGAGATAATGTCAAGAAACGATGATCAGCACCTTTAAATCGATAAATACATTGACGTTGATCACCCAAGAAAATAATCTGGGGACGATCAATCACTCCATAGACATTGTCAATAAATTTACAAATCAAGGAAAAATATAAGTGAACTGTATCTTGACATTCATCAATTACAATAATATCAAACTTATCAGTTTCAGAAGCAATTGATTTGTTGCCTGAAATAATATGATCAATGACCTGATCGGTATGAGCAAATTTGTCATAATATTTAACTGCTAAACTATGATATGAATGAATTTCCAAATTATTCAGTTTTAATTTCTTTGCTTTTTCACGTACTTCACATTTTAGTTGACTATTGTATGTCACTTGTAATATCTTCTTGTTCGGAAAATTCTTAGCAATAAGAAGAATTGTAGTGGTCTTGCCAGACCCCGGGCAACTGGATATAGAAATGTTATCTCCATGTTCAACAGCATTAATAATAAGAGATTGTTCGTCACTGGGTTCAATTTTATCCATGCCTTTTAACTTTTTTAATAAATAATAGTTTAGAATATTTAAAAAAGTTGTGATCAAAATTTAAATTGGTTTGTTATTTTTCAGGATTTATTTTCGATGTGGAATCATTATGTCGAGTGATAAAATTTAAAACACAATTTTTACAACCATTTCCACAACATAGTTCTTCCATATTATTGTTAAAAATATCCTGAACGGATTTAGATAGCGGAGGGACTACTAATTTTGATACCGGTTCGGAATACTTTGGGATACGTAAAAGTTGTGTTTTTGCTACTATACGAAGTGAGTTCATTTTAAATTTAATAATATACACATTTTGTTTAGAATATTTTTTAAATTCGTACACAATTCAAAAATATTTTTTTAATTCATATTTTATAATGGCATTTAAATCTAAACGTTCTCTTCCACCTGCCACTCATTTTCAGTCTCAACCACTTAAAGTTACATCAGATGATGAACTTGGGATTATGTATTTAACCAAAGTTTGTGTTGATTGTGTTATAGTGTTTCCGTTGGAATTAACAGAAGATCAACTACATGATATAATTCAAATATATGCCAATGGCAAGAAAACAAATGCCAAATTAACACCGGAAATTTCAATTGAATATATACCATCTGAACCCATGATCACAATTAAATACATCCCATCCAAACCCAAAATAGGTAAACTGTCTGTTATTGTCATGGTCGATAAAAATGAATTTATAACGGCCATTCAACAATTTATGGATGATACTTCTGAATTGACCATGGCATTCTCAGGTATGAGTATAGATAAACCGGTGTCAGCATCTGTAATGTCATATGTGCCAACAGCAGATGACAATTATTTGATTACAGTTCAGAATTCAGATTGTGTTGTTATATTCGAAATGGTTGGATTTGAAGACACAATACAAGAAATCATAAATATAGATAGCGAATTGGGTAAGATTGATAATTATCCAAATGCCATTAAAAATAATGGCAATGATTCAGAAGAAGGAATAGTACTACATGGAACTAATGTTGGAGTTTCATATAATAACAAAAACACCTACATGAACATGAGATTTAGAATCTCTGAATATCAATATGTTGATATTGTTGTTAATGGTTCTAAATTGGGCAAATTATTTGATCGCATTTATAATGATATGCTTGATGATGTAGAACAATAGAATATAAAGACTTCATATATATATTTATAAATATGCTTAACTTTGATGAGAAAAATACATTTTATATTTGCCTTGATCAAAGAAAAGAAAAATTCGAAGACAGATTACAAAGAACGGGTATTAATGCCACCCGAATTAGTGCCGTGTTACCCAATAATATTACTGATGTATTTGCTTCAAATTTAACCAAGAATCAATGTGCTTGTGCTCAATCACATATTAATATTTATCGAATGATTTTGAATAATAATGATATCGAATATGCTTTAATATTGGAAGATGATGTATGTTTTGATAAGAATTGGAAGAATAAGTTGGCTCAAATAAATGATAAAATTCGAGATGATCCACAGTGGGATTTAATATTATTAAACTGTTCAGAATCATCTGAAATTAATACTTGGTCTGTGGCACATAACCAATATTTAACAGGATCATATATCATTTCCAGATTAGGTGTAACTCATCTATTTCAAATGTTTACAAAAATGTTCTTCGCATCTGATTTCATGACATCACGTTTACAAAATCTGGGTCATTCATATTGTTATTTTCCGTGGTTAGTAATACAAGAAGGCATTGAAACTACAATTGGTAGTAATGTAGTTGAAGATCATAAAAAAGTAATAAGACTATTGAATGGTATTTCATATGATTTATCCAACTACATAATTTAAATTATACTTAATTGAGTTAGTAACGGAACACTACTTTGACTATATTTTAATTCCAATCCAGATTGTTTCCACCACATTAAAATTGGAAGCTTATGTGAATCATATTTCTTTATTATTTCATCAATTTCTACCTCGGTATATTTCATTGGCAATCCAGTTTCTTTTGAAAACTTTAACCACCAATTTAAAAGTGAAACATGATGTTTAACATAATCAGTGCCAATTTCATCAATACATTTTTCATCATATTTTAATTCCAATCCAGAATTTTTCCACCATTCCAATAATGTTATATCAATTCTACAATTATACATTGCTAATTCAGTATATTTTAGAGGCAATCCTGTTTCTATTGACAATTGTTTCCACCAACCCAAAACTAAATAATGGTTCTCAGTTTCGTCATCGAACACGTTCATTGAATTTATTGAATATTTTAATGATTGTTCCAGAGGCAACGGCATTTTTAATGCTCGTATTTTCCACCAGTCTAATACTTCAATATTTCCAGAATAACTGGCAAAATCCATTGCCACTTCGGTGTAACGTATTTCCAATCCAGAATTTGCCCACCATTCTAATACAGGAATATACATACATTTATCTAATGTATAAGTATAAGTCGTTATGTCTTGTGTGTTTTTCCACCATTCAAAAAATGATGGAATACATGAGGTATTTAATAAATTCTGAATTTCATGGTGTTTTAAATCTATTCTGGGATTTAGAGGATAAATTCTGTTCATTGAACCATGTTTATATTTCTCATCTTCGCTAACATCAGCAGAAATTATGGTTGATCCAGACGAATTATTAACAATATTGGTTATAGTTAGCACTATATGATCAGATAGCAAAAATTCTTGTTCAAGCGGATATCTGCTATATTTATATATTGGACTGATATTAAATCCAGCAGGAATAGTGAGTTCAAATAATGTTCCTTTACCTTTCATAAAAACTGATGCGAGACTATATTTACATGTTGTTGATAAAAATCCAATAGGTTTAATTTTTTGTCCTACAATGTAATGTGTCTCATCTTTAATGCCTCGGTATAATAAAATACTTTCGCTGTAATGTAAGGTAAATGTACTTAATAGGTTATTATATAAATTCATGATATAATCATCTATAAAATCGAATTCATCATTGGCAAAATCTCCAACAAATTCAGCAAACCACATGTAATGTACGGTATAATATTCTATTATATCTGAATTTAATGTATAACCATTTCTAATATACATATTGAGCAAAATATCTCCGTTATATGAATATAATAGCATGGCATCAGTTTGTATTTGACTATATTTGATCAATTCTGGATTAATTTGCGCAACAATGTTTTGGCATTTTGTAATCATTCCATAACTACGTGGTTTGGGTTTAAAGTTTCTTATATAATCTATGGTTTGAGAATAAAGATCATTGACGAAAAAATATTCGGGTGATACTATATCGTCCTCAATTAATTTAACTTTCCATTGGGGTGGAATATTGATTTTGATGGTATCCAAATGTTCGGACGACGTATTAAATAATAATGTAAATGTGTCGTATAGTTCGTTTGATATGGCAAATTTGGCATAAAATAATATATTGTCCGCGCTTTCATGCTTTAAATCTAATGATTTTATATGCTTAATTTTTTCTTCTGTATTCATTATGTCAAAACTCATTAATATATATACATATTCTATTGAAACGTTTTTTAAATATTTACATTCATTTTTTGAAATCATTAAATAATAACATGTGGCAACTCTATGCGTGATGGTGTTTTTATTGAATTGAAATATTCAAGGATTTCTTCCTTTGTACCCATAAATTCAACTTCATCTTCATGAAATTGATCAAATCTTTGTTCGTTCGTATTTACAGAACTATCAATGTCGTTCTTCCAATAGGTGGAATAAATACCATTTTTATACCGACCTTTTATATGATAATTCAATATTGGATACTGTTCATTAGCAATATCGTCAACCAATCGCTGATTAAATGGATGAGAATAAACTTTAAACTTGTCAGTTGATGATAAAATATCCAAACTTAAATGATAACAATCTGTGTTCGGAATTATTACCATATCAACAATATCAAAACCAATATATGTTGAGTGTCTGCCAACTAAACACTTTGGTTTTGTATAAATAGTTGGAACTAATTTTTTGACAATTTCTGCTATTTCACAACGAGTTTCATGTGTGTTTGATTTCGAACATTGTTCAAGTATGTCAATATAATCTTGATCAATTGTAACTATATCCCAACTCATTTTTTAATTATTCTTATTTATTACTCCAATAATAATAATTAAAATTCAAATTTTTGATTTAAATTCATTATAAAACTAATAATGAATATGGAGTTATTTTATGTCATTCAATTTAATGAAATCTGTTCCCAAAGTTACTTGGGATGTTCTTAGACATTCTATTATTGATCATCGATGTACATATCCTTTTGTTCGAAAACCAGAAGTTCATGAACAATATCAGCGCCATATTCAAAATATTAAGGCAAATTATAATAGTATTGGAGATTACATCAAGGTTCGCCATTTAAGATATAATAATACCGGAGGGAATTTCATCACCAAAGGCAATGAATCACTGTCATTTGCGTTAGTAGAAAATGATTTTCCATATGATATTGATGAAAGTATCAAACATTTTGTATTTTGGTCAATATATGAAAACGATATTAACAATCTACAAATTGCTTTAAAAAAATTCTGGACGAATAAAGATAATTTATTGTGGTTTGAGAATGAACTATCTAATAAATCGGTGACAGATTTATGGCATGTACAAGTATTTATTTATGATTACAAATATACAAGTATGAAGAATAATTATACTATTCCATCATTATTCACAATGCCTATAAGAATGATTTAACTTTTAAATCCGTCCACATTTAAAGATATTTTTAAATCCGTTTAGAATATAAACAATGGAGTTTATCGGATATCAAGCAATATTTGATATAAAATCGTGTCAGATTGATGTTACTAATATTAATTATTTACTTTATTTTGTAGAAGTGCTCGTCAAAAGTGTTGACATGAAACCATATGGCAATCCCTTAGTCAAACATATGATTATGAAGGACAAACCTTATTTAAATGGAATCTCAATCGTTCAACTAATATATACCAGTTCAGTTACATGTCACTTTATGGATGACACTGGCAATGCTTATATTGATTTCTTTTCATGTAAGAAATTTGATGTTAATGTGCTAACTAATGTAATTGACCAATTGTTAAAACCACGATCTATTAAAGTTAGACAATTGAAAAGACAATAATTCCTAATCTTCGTTGAAAATTTAAATCAATTCCTGAAAATTTTTGATTTTGATTAAATTTTCTTTGAAAGTTAAAATCACATTCAAAGATATGACAACATATTACGGACAAGTTACATTTCCTTATGGTACTAATGACAATCTTACAACAACTGTTTCAGTTGAGGACGATGAAGTGGTTTTAAACACTGTGATTTCACGCGGTATTTATAGGTCGGTGAAGGACAGTATGGAACTTAATGTTGGTCGTATTTTTGCCATACCCATTTATGATGGAACGAATGTTTCTGATGAAATGTATCAATTTCGTCGAGTTCTTGACGGATCGTTTGCTGATGAGGATTCACAGTTAGATGATAGAACTGTATTTTTTACCACACAAGAACAGCATTTAGTTTGTAATGCCCTGTCCGGAATTGCTCAGACATCTAATCGAACACTAACTTAACATCAAGAAAATTTTTGATTTTGATTTAATTAAATACTTAGACTTTGATTATAAAGATTATTATGGTGAACTTTACATCTGGAATTATTAAGGTGTATTCGCAGGTTTATCCTTCTCGTAAATACAGTGCCGAAGTTACACAGTTTTTGAATGATTTTCTCAATCACATCTATGCTCAACTGAAACTGAACAAGTTAAGTATTCTTAATTTGTCACCTGAACTAAAAACATACTTTCATCGGGAAGGTCTACGTGCGCAGGAATATTTTACCAAAAATGGTAAATTAATTACAGTTAATGCCCTAATTCCAGATGATAAAACACCAGAAGAGGTTTATTTTTATGCTGGTTTAGAGTATTTGTGTGCTGAACTTGTTGAATTGTGTGATGAAAATCCACCGTCGTTGATCGGTATCAAAAAAGTATTTGTAGTTGATCAGGAGTTCAGGGAGTTGCGAAAGAATCTTACGAACACAGGGTTTGTGTTTTAATGAATTCTGAAAATTTTTGAAAATATAAGTAAATGCGAACGCATTTACATAAAATTTTTGAAAATATAAGTAAATGCGAACGCATTTACATAAAATTTTTGAATAAAATATTTTATTTTCTTTGTGAACACTGGACGGAACGGAATGAAGAAAATTGATGAAATTATTTCGCAAATTGTATTAATGTGTTCTATTTATGCCAATAACAAATCATATGTATACAAGTCAACTAAGAACAATATTATAATCTTAAAATTGTTTGTCGAAAAATCAATTACCAACGAAAAACGGTGCGTAAAAGTCTTTCAAAGTGCCAAATTTAGAACTAATTGTGCGCAAGTAATCAGAATTATTTCAAAAATCAACCCAGATCCAACATGTATTATTCAGGAATGTCGATCATATTACAATACATCATTCATATATAAGATTGGTGAAATTATTACTATTCCTGATTTTAATTACAATATGGATGAGGTATGTACAACCGGCATACACTATTTCCATGACGTTGTAACTGCGTATATGTATTATATAACAATACATTGGTTGATTAGCAATAATCTATATGGCAATTTTATCACATACAATTTTGATGGTTCTATATGTCAAAAACTAAACGTGGATACAAAGGGCGTATTGACTTAAATTCATTAATATTTCTAAATGTGGACGAATTTAAAATTAAATATCAATTAAAATTTTGATCTTAAATTTATTAATATTATTAAAATTATATAATAAAAATGACTGATCCAACCTTCATGGCATTCGAATTTGTTAACACATTTGTTATTTCATTTTCAGTTGTTTCTTTTGGACTAATATTAGTCCAATTATTTAACACAGTAAACAATGTTAATCGTAGTGTAAATGAATTATCAAAACAATTTAATGAATTATCAAAACAATTCAATGAACTATCGACAAGATTAGATGAATTTATTGACATGGTTGAAGATGATTTAGATGACGATACCTCGACCACAACAACAACCAGTTGTTCTCATAATGATGATGATGATTCATCTGTTTGTTCGCATGATCATGATGATTGTAGCAATTGTCATTGTTGTCCCCATAAGAGTAAAAATGACGCCGAGAATGAATGTAATGTTAACTATCATTCTCATGGTCAATCTCATCCTTTCAACTCAAACATTTTCATTTATTCTAATTTTGACAGTGATGAATTACCAGAAAAGGAAGAAACACCATGCGTTAATACTACCGAGAATGAGAATGAAGATGAAGATGAGAATGTTGATGTCAATCAAAGTGAATTAACATCTGAACATTCATCTGAAACTAATGAACAAAATACGTGTGTAAATACCGAACAAAACACTTGTACATCGACGACATGTTGCGATTCAGAAACTTGTGATAAAGTTAAATGCGAGTAATAATGACAACAATAACATCAATATTAAAATATTCTGAACGGATTTGACTTTTAAGTTGTGAACAAAAATTTAATAATTTCACTACACTTTGTTATTAAAATTTTTGAATTTTATTTATGAAATCCAAATTATTCTTTGATGTGACAAACTCATAGAATGAATTATTCTTCTCAATTACATGAATTATATGATTTTTGGTTTGATTCAAGTACGCAAAAATATTGGTTCAATCAAGATGATTCATTTGATGCTAAAATCATTGTCAAGTATAGTAACTTATTACAACAGTACAAAGAAATTGAACAACATTTAATGCTGACCGATGAAAATATGAATGACGTCAAGCAAGTAGTTGGATATGTCGTATTATTAGACCAAATTCCTCGTCACATTTATCGTCGCGTAGACAAAACAGAAATCGATATGTACATGAATTATTGTATACATTTCATTACTGAGTCAGGTGTTTTAAGTAAAATTAAATGTTCTTATTATTCTCATTATGATTTATGTTTTTTATTACTGCCATTTCGTCACTCAAACACATATGACAATTTTTTGATGGTTACTAACATCATGTGGGAATCAATTATTAATGGAGTAGATCCTGTTTCTGCTTCTATTCATGGACGATTTTTAAAAGCAACTTATGAACGATTTGATAACCATCCATTTTTCATTTCTGATTCTCTTATTTCTGAAAATATCCCGAACGGATTAAAATCAGATGACTTATTATTTAATCCACAACCAAAAACAAAGTACAATATTATTTCAATAAGTGGTGGTGTTGATTCTATGGTTATGGCATATCATTTAATAAAGAACACCATTGACCACGACGAATATAAGAACAAATACGTTGCTGTTCACATCAATTATGCCAATCGCGAAGAATGTAAACAAGAACAACAAATGGTCGAACAATTTTGTGCCGAAGTTTTACATATTCCATGCTATATTGCGGTAATTGACGAAATTAAAAGAGATCGATGTATGGAATATGGATTTAGAGATATATATGAAACATATACAAAGAAAGTGCGCTTTAACGCATATAGGTTCGCAATTAACGATATTAATAGTAATAATATTAACAAAGAAGCTACCATACCTAATGAAAATTTTGGCGTATACATGGGACATAATAAGGATGATTGTTTTGAAAACATTTTGACTAACATTGCTGGTCGTAATCATTTTGACAATTTATTTGGAATGTCAGATGATTTAACCATAGATGGAATTCGGTTTATTAGACCAATGTTAGATGTACAAAAATCAGACATATATACATTCGCAGAACAACATAAAATTCCACATGTAAAAGATTCAACACCATCGTGGTCACAGCGAGGTCAAATTCGAGATATTGTTAGACCCACATTAAATAAATGGAATCCACAAATTGTAGATGGAATGTTTTATTTATCACAATATTTAAAGGACACAAGTAGCATTATAAAACAATACGCTTCATCGTTAATAACAAAAAATGATGATCATATTGTCATTAAAAATGAAAATGGAAATGGAAATGGAAATGGAATCAGTAAAATGATATGGACTGAAATATTTCATCAATTAAATATACATGTATCAATCAGAACATTAACAACATTTACTGAAAAGTTAGATCATATTTTGGATACAAAGAATATTGATAAATATTTACAACGCAAACATCATGGTCATAAACTCTACTATACATTGAATTCTACGACCAAAGTATTATTGGACATATTTAGTGATCATATTATGATTCATTTTTAACTTTTTCCATACTTTTGATCATAACTTTTTTCCATATTTTTGATCATAACTTTTTCTAAAAGTTAGAAAGTTAATTTTCGTTAGTGATCTTGAAATCGTTGATTCCCAGCGCACGACAGATCTTTTGTAGTTCCAACTTGTTAATTGGTGTTCCCACATGTTCACATCCCTGAATTACTTGCTTATGTAGACAAGCATTTCGTGCTAAATCTTCTTGACGCCATCCCTTTGCTTGGCGTCCAGCAATAATTGCTCCGGCAATACTTTGAGTGATCTTAGGAATAACTGGTGGAATATCATCATCTAACTTCTTTGAAAGTTGTTGAGGATAATGGGTCTTTGGAGTTACCTTAAAAACCTTGTCGGCATTCTTGATGACTGGATTCTTGCCACGAATAATAGTAAATTCTTCTGAATCAGACATAATGTGGAACAGAACGGAACGGAATGGAACAGAACAGAACAGAATAAAATAATATTCAAAATCAAATTTTTTTAATCAAATTTTAAATCCGTTTAGGATATTTTTAAACGGATTTAGATTGAAAATGACTATCAATGAATTCATAAATTAAGCGTGTTTGTCTTTTCTTGGACAGATTAAGATCTAATGTAGAAATATATGTATTAACTACATCATGAAGATCTTCATACAATTTCTGATCACCTTCGGGCAATGTGTAAAATTGATGATCGGGAGAATATATTTCATTCGGATACTTATATCGCATATGAATTGAATGTATTCCGAGTGTGGTCAGTGAATCAATTCGATGAGATTGTATACAATCGGGGAAGTTAATTGCCAGTTCCATGTTAAAAATATAAATTAATTATTTAATGCTAATTAATTTTGAATCAATTTTTTTATTCAGAACATTAAATAATAATTTCAGGTAAATACAGCTGGTTTCCATTATAATCTATTCCAACATATGACAATAATCTATTCAATTCTTCTACTGATAATCGATGAAGTTCGTTTTGTAAATGAATGACAGTCATTTTTGCTGTATTTTCATCATTATTAATAATATCGAAACCAATTGGATAAAAGTTATTCATTATATGAGGTAAAGTAACTAATTCACCATTGTCATAATATATATCATAATCACATTTGACGATAATATCAATATTTGTCACCGATTCATATAGTGGTCTACGTTTATTCACATCAACATCAAATATAACACCATCACATTTATTGATTATAAGTGATCTATATCTTGACATTAAATCACTGTCACAAAGAACAAGATTGAGTTTAAATATATTCATATTTATATTAATACACGCAGTTATTTTTATATTATCAAGCATAAATAACATATGTATTGATGTCGTCCATGTTATTATCATCAAAATACTTAATGGCAATTTCGCTATATATTCCATCAGACAACGTTGCTTTGTATTGTCCTATGTTATAGGCGATTTGGCACAATCGTAGTAATGATAATTGATTATTTTTGGGTATGCGAACCAATTGTAGATAAAAATGTTGTTGTTCCCACGTATCATTTCCATCTTTTTCTGTTTCTTCGCCTTTCATTCCCAACACATCATGTATATAATTATATAATAATTTATTGTTCCATTTCATGTTTGCTGTTATATGTTCGAGTTGCGCACCGGTTATAATAGATTTGATTCTCTCCCATGCCTCTTTTCCATCCATATATGTATTAACAGAAGATCTGCTTTTAATTCCTTTACGAGCAAAAATCCCATAATCTATCACACTATTCCAAATATCCACTACTGATGAATCCATTTATATCCGAGCGGTGGAAAATGATATATATTAAAATCATTGACAGATTTAAAAAATCAAAATTTAATATAATTTTGATTTTTTAAATCTGTTTTTGATTTAAAAATTTATTCCAAATAAACATTATATTAATGGGTAATAATAATAATAATCCATATCAGGTTGAATCACGTGGATATGATGTGTTAACACCAGAATCAAAACAATTTCGTGAAAATACATCTGGATTGTTAAGTCTGGTTGTGACTGATGCTGATATCGCATATCGATGTATTGATTCATATCACAAAGACCATATAGAACGTCGAAAAATTTTCCCTAATGGTACTGAAACAACCGAAAATATATATTATTAATAAGCGACTCCATCAATTAAATCTTTGGGCCCAAGACAGTGCTCAGTTTTTCAGGGAAAATAAACTCGTCATCAAATGAATCATATACACAAATTTTTTCATATTCAAAAAGTTAAAAATATTTTTAAAAATATTCTAAACGAATTTAACTTTTTGAACAAATCTAAATTCCATTAATAGCACTTTGAATCTCATCCAATTTTTCTTGTTCTGTTTTTTCTGGTTCTTTGTCATCAGATCCAGAAATAGAATAAATCTTTTGAATGTATGGTTTCAAATTATATTCCACTGCCAACCTACAATTATTAATTTCTTCAATGGTTGGTTTATTATTTTCCAACCATTCCAATGTTGATAGTAATAATTTATTACAAACTGAAATATCTTCAATAGATAAAATTTGATCAGCACTGTTAATTAATTTTTGCTGTTGTTCAACATAAGTGACCAATGTGCTTTGAACTTCCATTGTTTCACGTTTAATATCATCTTGAAGACGATATTTTTCAGCATCAGCAATCATACGTTCCACTTCTTCCGTAGTTAATCGACCAGTTTCCTTGCCAATAGTAATGCTACTCGATGTTTTTGTTGATGTTTCAACTGCTGAAACTACCAATATACCATTTTCATCAATGTGAAATGTCACTTCAATCTTTTGAGTGCCTCTCTTGCCCTTAGGAATATCATTCAATGTAAACTTTCCCAAACAATGACAATCAGTAGTGTATATACGTTCTCCTTCAAATATTTCAATATCTACTGATCGCTGATTATCTTCATTTGTAGTAAATGTCTCTGTTTTAGACATTCCAGTTCCCGAATTTCTCGGAATAATAACACGCATTTTACCACCAACCAATTTAACACCCAATGACAAGGGAATCACATCCAAAAGAACTAAATCACTGGTTCGTCCAGTACTATCAGAATTACACAAAATAGCACCTTGAACACTTGCCCCAAAACCAACCGATTCATCTGGATTAACGCTCTTATTAAGTGTTTTTCCATTGAAATATCCGGATAATATTTCTTGAACTTTGGGAATTCTGGTTGAACCACCAACCAACACCACTTCATCTATTTGATCTTTACTTAATTCAGAATCAAGTAAAACTTGGTTTAAACATGCTTTGGTTTTATTAAACAAATCTTCACACATTTTTTCAAATATACGCCTATGAATAGTAAATTCTATCTCTTGTCCGGCAATATCCATGGAAAAATCCGCTGATAAACTACCTGAAAGTTGGATTTTGATATTTTCAGCAGATAACTTGATTTTACTACGCAACTTATCAGTTAACCATGGCATTTCGTTTATTCTTCCCGCTTCCGTTTTTTCCTTGTTTGGTTTAATTCTGCTATCTATTTTTTCAATAATATAATTAATTAAACAACCATCAAAATCTTCACCACCCAAATGAGTATCACCATTGACTGCTTTGACTTCAAAAATACCTGAATTAATTTTAACTACTGATACATCAAAAGTACCTCCACCCAAATCAAATATAAGAACATGATGATCTTCATCAGTTCCTGTGTACTTATCATTAAGACCATAACACAAACACGCGGCGGTTGGTTCGTTAATAATTCGGATACAATTTAAACCGGCAATTTCGGCGGCACGTTTAGTAGCATTGCGTTGCGCATCATTGAAATATGCTGGTGTAGTGATAACAATGTCTAATATAGTGTCTCGTGGCAATCCTAATTTACTGATAGCCGTTTTTTTGACTTCTGATAAAACCATGGCCGAAATTTCCTCAGGGCGAAATTGAACTATTTTACCATCAATATCAACTTCAATTAAAGGATTATCATATTGATCGGGAACAATTTTGAAATTGAATTCTGAGGTATCAATTTCAGACATAGTTTTACCAATTAATCGTTTAACTCCATATATGTGATTTGGTTGCTTTTTGGCAAGATTGCCAACTAATCGTTCACTACCTTTGAAAGCAACTGCTGATGCCATCGTATTTTTACCATCACTAAATTCTATCATTCTAACAGACTTTAAATTATTATCCCAAACACCTATACAAGTAAATGTTGTTCCTAAATCACATCCAATACATACTTTGGACATAGATTTATTAATATAATGATTAATTGTTAATTATGTTTAAATTCGTTTAAATCCGTTCAGGATATTTTTACATTCGTTCAGAATATTTTTTCATTTTAGAAATATAATGTATAAAATCAAAGATGAATACTTCTATACATGCTATGACATTACAATCACATTGGAGCGATCCTATACCCACATCCGCACAAGAACATCAAGAATTTCTACGGGCGAAAGAATTTAAAAAGCAATGTTCTCACAAACATATACGTGTTGTTGGTGGCAGAGATTTAACAAACACATTATATACATGTATTCAATGTGATCATGCTGGTATGCGAAAAGAATTTTATAGCAATTCATTACTGGTTGAGCAACACGTTATACCTGATCCTAATGATGAGAACAATTTAAAGAAAATGAAAGTAGTGTACACTGTGTCAAAAAATCAATAAAAATTTTGATCATAACTTTTTTTAAAAGTTAATTTTTGAAATTTTTTTTAAAAGTTAATTAATCAAAAACTATCAAAATATTAATTTAGTTTTGTATGTCTAAACCCACCGATCCAGCATCAATTATCAATTCATATACACCCAATATTATAGTTGATTCAATTATTGCTTCTATAATCACTGGAAAAAAATCAGGGCAGTTTAGTCTAAAAACAATTGGAATGATTCTGTTATCATCAAGTATTCCGGAAATTAAGAAAGCAATTACCGATTTCATTCCATGGTTAATACAAAATTTTAAGGATTTTGCTTTTACAATTGGATTATTTATGACCAATTTTATTAAAATGTTTATTGGTATTAACAATTTAAATAAATGGAACAAATGGAAATCTGTTAAAAGCACAGATAATGTTAATTCATTCACATTGGCATTGCTAACTGATTATCGACCTAAAATCACAATTGATTTCAAAATCGATAACCCATCCATTTTTTCTGATTTTGTGTCATATGTGCTGAAAGATGGTCACTATGATAGTGATGTCAAAGGATTTAATGTTACTACATATAATAGCAATACACAAGAACTACTTATTAAAAATATTCATTTTCCAATTGCTTATAATAACTACAATTTACATTGCTATTTACATAATGATTTAGTTATTAAAAAACATAGCGAACAATCATATGAAAAAATATCATCATCATCCAATGATAGTTCGTTAATGTCATTGGATGATTTAACAAATTATTACAATTCAATTTGTGTTCATAGGTTTGGATATGGTTCTAATGCCATATCATGGAAAGATTTTAAGTCTCAAAAGTTTATTCAATCATTGTCTTTCTTAAATATTGTTGTTGGCGATGTGGTTGCTGATCGAGTTATAACTAAATTTAAGTCAATTGTTGCTTACTTTAATACTAAAAATTGGAATGATGATGATTTGATTGAGTATTACGGTAATGAAACAAAATTGTATCGATTAAATATGTCCAAAAATCAAACTGATAGTTATGACATCATGACATACTATCATAAAGATACATTGCCATATAAATATGACGAATTATACAATAATTCAATAATTTCACCAGTTAGTACATATATGGACTGTGTCATGGGATTAAAACAGTATTCAATGACTTGGATAATTGGACTTATCAGTATTGAATTATTAAACGATTACGTTATAAAAATGACACATCAATATCTTATTGTTTTCAAAATCAATAATATTGATACAAATCATGAAATTGTGTCAATGACTCCAATGTATGGTAAATTGAATCAGTATGTGAAAATTGATAAGATCGACGACCAATTAATTAATTCAAATTTACACAAAGTACGAATGTTCAATACCCCTTTAAATGATCTGAACAGACAACATCATTCTGAAAATAAAGGAACAGTTATTCAAGTCGCCGGTACAACATCATATAAACTAACTGTTTCAGCAGGAAATGAAAAAGAAAATGAATGTCAAATGACACCAGACACCATTTCAAATCTGTTTAAAGATGCATTTACAAATGTAGTCATTTCAAGGTCGTCTGCTGTTAAGAAACCAATCAGTATATATAATATTTCGGTCATTAAAAAGGAGATCACACCCAAAGCAACATCATCTCTGAATGTTCCACAACAAAATGTTGAAGAATCTATTAATATTGCTAATGTTAGTAATATTACTAATATGAAATACGAAAATGAAATCAAATGTGAAAAAATGTCAGAATGTAAGAAATCCCTGAAAACATTGTATTTAAAAGAAGATGAAGAAAAACGTATTTTAAGTTTAATTAAATTATTCACATCAAACGAACTTTATGACAAGTTAGAAATTCAACGACAAGTTGGCATATTGATTTCTGGACTGCCCGGAACAGGAAAGACCACTTTATTGAAGGTATTGGCATATGAATTTCAATTACCACTATACTATGCCAATTTAGGTGAATTAACAACAATTGGACAATTTAAGATGGTGTCAGATTATATTTTCATTAAAAATGGAGGTGGATTTTTGGTCATGGAAGATGTTGATACCCAAACTGATATTTTATTACAACGTAAAGAATTTGAAGAACCGCAAAGATCATGTATTAGTTCTTTTGATGAAGGTATGAGTTTATCGAGCAAGACTGATAATGTAAATATGAATGGAGATGATCATCCATTAAACCAATCTTGGTTTTTGAATTGGCAACAAGGATCTAACACTCCTCCCAATTTAGTTTATGCCATGTCAACCAATTACCATAACAAGTTGGATTCAGCAGTAACCAGATCAGGTCGTATTAATGTAACTATTAAATTCACTGAATGCGATAGTCATCAGTTAAAGACAATTTTTAATAGCATTATTGGTCATCCACTTGATGACAATCTGGCTGAAAACTTTTTGAAAAAGTTCATTGAAAATAGGAATGAGAATGAGAATGAGAGTAAGAGTAAGCATTCTTATTACTTAACACCTGCTGTTGTCATTGAAAGATTGACCCAACATTATTATGACATTGATTTAACTGATGAACAGCGACTAAATGCTATTAACTTTTAAATTAACTTTTTATTTAACTTTGAATGAATTAAAAGTTTTGATCAAAAATATAAAAAATAATTATCCATAAAATAATTATATAGTATTTTTTAGTTTACTTGATGAAAGTAATCCAAAATATTTATACCCCATTTTTTGAAAACAATAAGGATATAATCTCAGGAATTCCTGTTAATGTTGAATATCAAATATATTTACACACTATGTATGAAATGCCAATCATTTATCGATATGCCACTATTTCAGACAATGTATGTAAATGTGTTGATGACTTATTACACTACATAGGAGATGGTAAAAAATTCAAAGTTAATCAAAACGACATATACAAAGTTAATGTCAATATTGAAAGTAATGATGTACGAATGTCAAAAATGAATTCAATTGTTGTATTATCTTATTAAATAGTTTCAATCCCCTCTGATTCTTTAAATGGATTGACTACTTTATCAGTACAATAAAATCCACTATAAATTGATTTAGATAATGCCTTTCCTGTTTTATCAGTTTTTTTACGTGATTCAGACCAATCAGCATATATTGCTTCATGATTAGTATTGACATAATCAATAACTAAATTTTGGATTGCCCATTTGAAAAATGTCAGTTGTCGAATAGCAGTTTGAAACACAATTTGTTCCCCAGACTCAGGATAAGTGTATTTTAATTCGATGGAAGGTCCTCGGCAATATGGGTCGAAATTGGATTTCTTATTCCCACTAATATGAGCATTATAGTCATCATAGACTACGAATTTTTCTATACGTCCATTGGGGCGCTTAATTTGGTAACGAATATCATTTTTCTTTGAATAGTTGGTCACTAACCATTCGTAAACAGTCAGAGGCACATTATTGGTCTTTAAGACCACGGTGTTAATAAATGTTTCCATGTTATTGGCATTAGAGTAGAATTGTAAAAGTGATTGAAGTAGTTTGTTTTCATTGGCAGTTAAATTAGTCGTCGATTTCATTCTATAATTTTATTTATTAAATTATTTTTAAATAATTTTACAACAATTATTATAAACGTATGCGTATTGTGAAATTATTTATAAATATCTACATACCACAATCACAAAAATTAAAGTTTTTGATCATAACTTTTTTCCATATTTAGAAAGTTAAATTTTTGAATTTTCTTATTCATAAAGAATCTAAAATAAATAATATAATCTTCATAGACGGAATAATAGAAATGGGGATGGATCAATTTGGATATTATCCCGCCTATGTTTATGGACGATTACGTCAATATATTCAACCATACATTAATATGATCAATGAAGTTGGAACTGCCAATCATATTATTGACAATATTTATTTGGGAGATATTTCTTTTGCTTGTAGTTATACTGAATTAAAAACTGAGGGAATTACCAACGTTATCACAGCAATTCGTGGAGTTGTAGAACAATTTCCAAATGATTTTCAATACATGTTAATAGATATTGGTGATTTACAAGAAGAAAATATTATGCTTTATTTTGATCGATGTATTGATTTCATCAAACAATCAACAGGAAAAACATTAGTACATTGTATGTACGGACGTTCAAGATCTCCGAGTATTGTTTGTGCTTATTTAATAAAAGAACATCATATGTCGGTAGATGAAGCAGTAGCATTTATTAAAGCAAAGAGAGATATTTCAATAAATAGTGGATTTATGAAACAATTAAATGATTACCATGTTGCCTTACATTAATTTTTGAAAAATTTGTCACTATTAATAAAGGGAATTCCCATCCTTTTGGCACATGTTTCATCAGTTTTTCTATCTCCGACAAATACTGACAACTGTGGATTTATTTGATGCTTTTTACAAGCATAAACCAACAATCCACTGTATGGTTTACGACAATAACAAACCATTGGGAAACTTTGATGAGGACAATAGTAAATTGGAAAATTATCCTCATTTAAACTCAATTCTGACGATTTGAATAATTGTCTTGTTGCTTCCATACATTTCTGTACTATTTCATGAGTGACAATTTTCTTTGATATACCAGACTGATTGGAAATTCCAATCAATTGATATCCTTTCTTAATATATCCATTCAATACCTCAGTCATCACTGATAAATTAGTGAAAGGTTCAATTTGAGATGGATCAGTGGGATATTTTTCAGGTAAATGATCTGTTTTTCGCAGTGTACCATCAATATCTAAAAATAATGCTTTTCCGGTGTATTGTTTAAACTGTTGGAATTGTGGTTTGGGTGTAACAACAGTTTGTGCGTCATATGGAATGCTTAATTCTTTGTATGCTTTGCTTAAAATGAAATTCGGGAAAATGTGTGGGTCTTTACACCATACTGGGTTTTTGATGTCTTCTAATCCACGTGGGATATCATTATACTTATCATATGCTCTACATAGAACACGAATTTGAGCATCTTCAAGTGTTGTTTGAATATAAATGAACTTGATAGTATTAAATGATGAATGTAATGTTCGATACATGTCTTGATATTCGGCAGTAAGTGATGTGTTATCAACTATAATATTTTGACCACTAAGCAATTCAGTTTGAATTATGGAAATCATATCAGCAATAGTTTTTGATTTCAGTTGATCACGCGACATGATTTTATATGTGGGATTTTCTCGTACAAATGTTTGGGCATATGTTGACTTACCAGATCCTTGAATCCCAATAAGTACAATTAAATGCCCATAGTTATTTTTAATCTCCGCCTTAAATTTTAGTTTAAGTTTAGGAAGAGATGGTTTTGGGGGAGTTGCTGACATTACAATGTTCTTTGTATTAAATATATTTAATATGTTTAAATTAATCATTTTTTTTCAGGACTTGATTTTATTTTAAATCCGTTTAGAATTTTTATCATAACTTTTTTTAAAAGTTAATTTTTAAATTTAGAATATATATTCCGATGAATCCATTTGATCTACAAAAAATGTGTGATATGAAAGTATCATATGAATGTTTGTTGCGCGCATTTCTTACTTCAATAATTATGTTGGTATTTGTTGCTTTATTATTAAAATGGTCATACAACCGAATGCTTCCCAAACTATTTGATAGTTATTCAATAAAAATGATAAATTTTAAAGAATTAACATTCGTTGATGCCATAGCAATTATTATATTTATATCATGCTTATTTGGCAAAGGAATATGTTCCAGTCCATAAACTTCGTTTCGATCAAAGTAAAATATTCTGAATGGATTTAAATCCGTTCAGGATATTTTTAAACATGATTACTACTACTAATATATTCATTTATTATTTATGCTCGGTTGGTGTGACGAGTGGAACGGCAGTAACCTTTGCCAGCACGGGCAGTCCATGCGCAAGCAGGTGGGGGGCAATCAGTTTGAATGCGACCTTGGCATTGACTAACTGTGGCATAAACGTTAGCGGGTGCTTTGTATGAACCGGCAACTGGTGCGGGAACAGCAACACCGGACATAGTGGCATGTTGACGGCACATACCGCTACCAACAGCAGAACGAGAACATTGAGTCCCTTTAAGGGTAATCTTGGAACATTGGGGCATTTGTGATTATATAATATACTAAAATAAAAATTAAAATTCTATAAAAATATCATTTCTATAATATAAAATATTGGTGTAGTTTATAGATCAACAAATGGGCAACTACATATCATATTACACAACTTCTGTTTCTATAACAGATCAACTGAATGATAATACGCAAGGTGCGACGGAGAACATCAAGTCCATATTAATTGATATCAAACAATTCGATGTCAATAACTTAAAACATATCGAGACGATCGATCAAACTAATGGTATGTCCAAAAAGGACTTAATTAATTATGAAATTGAGCATTTTAATAAATCTAAACTAAGACATATTAGTGTTAATAATAATAATGGCATAGAAAATAAAAAGATTCCTTTACGCGATCAACTAATATTCCAAGTCAAACAAAATATTAACATAAAACTAAAACATGTTGAATTTGATCATAGCGAGAATAATGAGAATAAAATGTCACTGTTGACTGAAATTAAACGTGGTCGAAAATTACGACCAGTTTTAATCAATAAATATAAATCAACTCGATCATCATTATTAACCGATATTTTATATCAACGAAGTAAATTAAAACCCTCAGTTCCTCATTCTGATTTATTAATTAAACCCAAATTAACCAAAGTAATGATCGATCCACGAATTGCCAGTATTGGTAGATCAAATATTAGAAATTATCAATTGATTGATAATTCGGAATTAAAACAGAAACTGAAAAAGATCAATTGAATGCGAATGCGAATCCACGTCGTGTATATTTATCAATACGTGACTGTTTAACGTTGCCTATATCACATATAATATTGCCGGTGTAACTAATGTTAGTATTTCCAAAATTGTTACCATCCCAATATGCCTTACAAATATCCAGATCAAAATGCTTGATTTCTTCAATTGGTTGATTGTATGTAATAATCAATTGAATATTCTTTCCAGTGTCTGATTCATACTGATACATTGATCGAATAGTCATTCCATCTTGTGTAAAATAATCTGCCACGCTTTCACGACTTCTATTCAACTTATATCCATATGTAAATAAATATTTATGAATCAACTTAATACGTTGACATCTTAAATCACATTCACCTTCATCGTCCTCGTTGTAATGTTTTCCATAGTGGATAAATATATCAATATCATTGGGTTCTTCATTCATGAAAGGCAGTATTATGTTAGTAATAAAACTACCAGCAACTATGCTACCTGTTGCGCTAATTACTTTGCCAAATTCTTTAATATCTGTTAGACCAAATTTGATTAGTTCTGACTGTAAACTATCGTTTAGATTAGGTTTAAATACAAATGTACTTTTATTTAAAACTAAATTTGAAGACTTTGTTTTGACAATCTTCAACAGATTGTCAAATTCATCCACAGTTAATGGTTCATCAACACAACCTTGTGAATATATTCTATATAGTCCTCTTTCTCGTTTTTCCTTTTTCTTTTCTTCTTCTTTATCTGCTAAAATCTTAGTGACTATTTTTGTTAGGCGTTCAGTTTCAGTTTCAGTTTCATTTTCATTTTTAATTTGAATTGATTTTACTAATTTAGATGACATTATTATATACGATATTATATTTAATTAGCAAAAACACACAATCAAAATTTTTTTGTTCAGTACTGTACAAAAAATACATTATTTATTTTATTTTTTGTACAGTAATGTGAAAAATTTTGATTAATTTAATTGACAAATTAAAAATCATTCATAAATCTTTTGGATGAATAATTCATCATATTTATTAAATCAATCAGAACATTCAGAACATTTTTCATATACAATATATGACATTGTGTACAATCTTATTTGTGTACAAAGTTATGTTTTTATGTCAACATATTTCATATCAAAATTTGGCGTAAAAGAATCGGCAAATGGTTTTCCAGCATCTGTACGGCAATTATTAAAATTTATGGTAAGAGCAGGAAGTATTGCTATTGTTGAAGAAATTTTATTTCGGTTTAATTTACGATACTTTTTGATGTGGTCTTTTAATTTCAATGACATTCAATGTCATTACATAACATCAATTATATTTGGTCTATATCATTCCCTTAATTTTTTGACATTCAATAACATTAGTTTTGTATTAAATCAAATATTATTCACTATTCCTGTTGGATATTTGTGTTACCATGGATTATTTTTGTCAGAAACTTATCCTATGTTATATCCTATGCTAATTCATATTTGTTTTAATGTTACTCAATTGATTATAATGTTTTATGTCATGAATAACGTACAATCATTTAAAAATATTGTTAAAAATGAAGATGATGATGATAAGAATAAGAATAAGAATGAAAATTGGGATGCCATATTTTCCGGAACAAAGTCAATTAGAAAACGACGATATTCTATTACTGATTTGGAAAATAATCGTCATTTCCCAAGTCAAAATAAGTATATTCGTGTTAAAATTCGTCCAGATCACAAGTACATGTACAATGCGAAATTTGATGAATACATATTCAGTTCATCATTTATCAATAACAAATAGTTAGTTTAGTACAGAAAACAATGCCATGTATTGTGGATTAATAGTTTGTAATTTTAAGGTCATAACTTTGTTTATTTCATGATACAATGATATAGGCATATTTAATTTCGCACCGAATTGATTACTTACTTGAAACATTTCATCAATATGTAGACCATATAATTTATTGATTGTTCGGTACAAATTATATAAAGCAACATCATATATACGGAATTTAGATGGTAATTCTGTTTTTATTGAATAAAAGGCAATTAGTCCCAACACAATAAAAGATTCTATGTCTTTTAATTTTTCAATGATATTTTTGATATTAGTAATATCAAAAATACTACGATACAATACTATATCATTTCTTTCATCAATAACAAACATTTTAGTTAATTTTACTATTATATATGACACATGTGTCATGACGGGCATAATATTTAATACCTGAGTTTCAGCTAATAATTTCTTTGTTCTTTCCCATGCCGTAGCATATGAATATGGACTCAACAAATAATGTCCATGTTTATATGCTTGTTCATAAGTATACATTGACAAATTTAGGTATTGAATTAATGACAGATCCAAATTACGTGATTCAGACGAATCTGTTTTACTAATATGACGACACTGATCAATAGTATGTAATAAAGCATCAATTGGTTGACCTTTAACTTGTCTTGTTTCTAAAATAAATCCACGAATAGTGTTTATGTACATAGTAGCAGTGGTATCTGTGGGTAATTCTTCGATGATATCATTGACATAATTGTTGTGAATTTCATCTATATATTCCAATTCATATGAATGGTGTTCAATTTCATATTCATTATAATGGCGCATATTAGTTACAATGAATTCCTTTGCTCCACCAATTTTAATCAAACTATTAGCGCGTCGCATATCATCAAAATAAGGTTCTAATAGTAAATCCTTGGCGGTGGATCTTTTAATGGACATGCTATTCAACATTTTCATTAAAATTGTTGAACCACCAAATCCTATTTTTGTATCAATTTGAGTATTAATTCGATTGGAACATACTTTGCTTGTATACATATCAGTATACATTAGATCAGTTCCATTATCTCCAACAAATGGTTTATAATAAGCATTTCCGTACATTATTTGTACCATAGTACAAGCAATTGAAAATATATCACTATTATATGAATGTCCATACATTTCGGAATGTTTTCCATTAATATCAACATATTTATCAGGTGCTTCTATGGTGGACGTTGATTGATAATTTGGAAGTATATCAGTACTGGGACTAAGTCCAAGGAAAGATGATATGCCAAAATCAATGAATCTAATATCTGTTTCATCCATAGTTAACATGACATTTGCGGGTTTAATATCATTATGAACAATTCCCATACTATGGATATGTGAAATTGCCAACAGCATTTTATATAATATTTTCTTATATTCGTTGAGTTTATCAGTTTTAAGAATATATTTCTGATATAAATCAATTGATAATGGCTCTAAAACCATGTAAATACAACTATTATTATCAGCAACACATATTCCATACAATTTGACCACAGCGCAATTTGGATTAGTATTGAGTTTTTGAATCGTGGAAAGTTCTCTTACAATATCCGTTGGAATATATGTTTTAAGTGGATTTGCGTGATCACCTAAATATTTTTTAAGTACAACATTAACCCCATCACTAACCCTGATTGCTCGAACAGTTTGACCATATGTTCCACCACCAATAGGGGAAGATAAATTGCGAAAATCGGATAATCGGTACATAGTAAAATCGGATTTCACTGCTTCTGGATGGGGAATTGGTTGTGGTATTTTAACCGGTAGTTGGACAGGAACTGGCTGAATAATAATAGGATTTTTTACAGGAACAGGTTGAATAATAATAGGATTTTTAACAGGAACTGGTTGAATAATAATAGGAACATGAGTGATAGGAACAGGTATTTTTGGACTTTGTACCTTAATTTTGGGTCTTAATACACCTGCGACATCACCTTTTTGGTCTGATTGAGGTTTACATAAATAATGCTTTTGATAATTATGACTTGTTGAATCTTTGTTTAATGGGCATGTTGATTTATTTGTTCCATCTGAACCGCACAATGAACATTTTCCACCACCCAACTGTTCCATTATATAATACACACACAAAACAAAATCTAAAATATTTTGCTCGTCAGTAAAATCTAAAAATATTTATCATATAAATCTAAAAATATTTATCATATAAATCTAAAAAATTTTTGATTAATTAATTTAAATAATCTAAATAAGTTAGATTATTTAATTCATTCATGTTTACCGAGTTAATTTCGGTTATGGCATTTGACTTAGTAGTCATGTATTTATTCATTCGATTTATCACTAATTTGTATAGTTTGTCAGTCTTTACAATCAATGTTGAAGATACACTTTCATCTCAAAATGAAAATATGAAACATGCTTTTGAAAACCTAAAATTTTCTTCTCGTTATCAACTCATTAATGATATGGTTACAGATTCCAAAGCAAATATAGTTGTTTTACAAGGTGTTCCCAATACAGCATGTTCATTATTCTTGTATAATCATTTGAATGAACTTGGATATCATGTCATTATTCAAACAATTCCTACTACGAATGTTCTAACTATCAGTGGGTTTCGAGGATGTACACTTAAACATAACAGCGTTGAAAATGCTCTTAATGAGAAATATAAGATTTCTAATTATTTAGTTGAAGACCAACATAATCGAATTATTAATATTGTTGTCAGTTATTCATATGATTCTTGTGAAAATATTCTCAACTATTATTACAATTATCAAAATCAGGACGGAAATAATAATCCTGACGAAGATGGAAATAATCAGAATAAGAATGTTTTATACATTGGGCAAGCAATGAAATCCACTCTGGGTCGAAATCATACAATTCATCGTGTTGCCTTTCCACACGAAGTTGATTTTCCAATCAATATGGATAATTATATTCAACTTGGTTCTCCTACTGATAACCCAATTGAACTACGTGAATTATATACATCAAGTATTGAAAAGGAAAACATCAACATTGTTGATGAATATTACATGCCATTAATGTTCATGAACGGAAATGGGAATAATTTACACATTAAAAATATTCAAAATGTGATCAATGTCAATGGCAATGTTATTTACCATCCAGAAATGGATGAAATTCAGTTACAATTTTTACGTAATGTTAATATTAAAACAAGCAATGTAATTAGTGGAAATTGGTGTGGTGTGGTTATCCATATCTAATTAAATCCGTTCAGGAAAATTTAAGTTTTACACATATTTTAATATATAAATCATACATGGGATCTTTGTTATCAAATAATCCAATATTAATAGAAACATCAATCAATACAGATGATAATATATTGAAAAACGATGAAGATGTTATGAATGAGAATAAAAACACGTTAGAAAGACAATTGGCGCTTGTTCTTCCAAATAGTATAGGTATACCAATGTTTAAAGAACGATGGATTGAATTGACACATGTTCTTATCTCCAGCATAGATGACAAAAACGGCAAAGCAATTATGGATGCGGTCAATAATTTTGATATCAAAAAGCTTGATGATATATGTGTTACATTTTGCTTAGAAAACAGACACATACATGACGTTGCTTTTAAAGCAAAATTATTCTTACAAATTGTGTCTGTTTCACAAAGAATGTAGCAAAAGTTGTTTTATTTTTTAAAAATATTTTGAACGAATTTATATAATAAAAATGGACACAGATATGGTCTCATTATATACGCAATTAACACAATTTCGAGAAACAACTAAATTGTATCATTTCCAGTGTGGCAGTTACGCTGAACATAAGTCATCTGATGATATATTAAAGACATATGACGATCTTTATGATACTTTTTTTGAGGCATGGCAAGGAATAGAAGGACGACTTAAAATCACAGATGATGTTGTTATTAGATATAATTCATCACTATCTAAAAGTGACATGATTGTTGTCATTAATTTCATAATTGATATACTAAATGAATTTACACATCGTAGTGTGGATTTACTAAATATTAGAGATGAAATGGTTGGATGTTTGAATAAATTCAAATATTTGTTGAGTTTTAATTAAAATTTTTGATTTTTAGATTTTGCTGACGAGCAAAATATTTTAAATCCGTCCACATTTAAAGATATTTTGTACAATGGACTTATTTCGTAGCAATGCTAAATTGATATCTGACTATAATACCCCAGATTGGGTGGACACACATAATATGATTACATGTTTGACTGATCCATTCTCTATGGTTAGTTTGGCAACCAGTATGTTTGGTGTCATTATTGATGAAATTATTGCTAAACATCATATTGTTAATGAAATTGGATACGAAGTTACAAATCATTCAAAAAAGGAAGTTGCTATTCAGTTTGTTGAACATTGTCGTCGTCGTTCATCAGTTCAAATACACAGTCAACCATTAAGATTTAGGGATCGTTTTCCGAACAATATATTTTCACGATATATCAAATATTTTCACTTAGAATCGACTATGTTTGTATCAACAAAATGGTATAAAACATTGTCTGGACATATTGAATCATATGGACGTATTAAATCAAATACTAAGTTAGATAGTGTTATATTCCCATTTTATATTAGTGATGAGTTTATTGATAAATGTCCGTTAATAGTTCGAACAGTAGTTCAATCACCAACTGCTGGTGCTGAATATAAAAGTCCAGAGATGGACGAACACTTAGTTAACTTTTTAGTTATGTATGGTGACGAGATTAATGATAAACTATTTTCTATGTATGATGAGGTAGCAGGTGTTTTAGGGTATAATCCAAAGGATCTAATTGATTCTCAATAGAAGTAAATAAACATATTTTTAATACTTTGATTTATGATTCTGAAATGGAATGAAATTGAAAATAGAAATTTTTATATAGGTATATTATATATTTATAATAATGCCTTGCCCATGTAACAAATCAAAGCGCAACCAAACTGGTGGAAGTTCAGCATCTGGTTGGATGCCAAGTTTCTACGCCACTGCTCTCCAAACTCCATCCCTTAATGCCTCCACTCTGGCAGGTATTAACAATGCCCCAGTTTTTAATCCAATGAGTTCAACTGCTGTGTTTCCCACACCAACCAGTGGCATTATTCCCACTGGCATGGCGTATGGATTTGCTCCTATGATTGGCGGAAATCGCAAACGCACCCAGACGGCAGTGAAATCTCAACGTGGTGGGCGTCCACCCAACAAATGGATTACTTTCCTCAAAAGTGAATCCCAAGTACGTGGCATTTCATACCGTGATGCTATGAGTGATCCATCAGTAAAGGCAAAATATGAAAAACTTAAACACAATCTTTAAATCCGTCATATTTTAGGATATTTTTAAATTCTAAATGGATTTATTTTGTATGCCTTGTCCAATCATAAATATTATCATATTCATATCCGCTTTGGGAAAATAAATTGTTGAATAATTTATACAACATTTTATAGTTCGGTTTTTCATCAAATTTAAGATTCCGAACATGATCCATGTATATTTTAAATTCTTTGGGTAATCCTTCACACAATTTTTCGGTTGTAATATGTTGTTTACAATCGGCAATCATTTGATATTTTTCTTCTTTGGTATATCCTTGTTTAGATCCCATACCCTGCCATGGTAATGTGCCTTTAACAAAATAAATTAACAAGTATCCAATACTTTCTAAATCATCACGACGAGATAATTCAACACCATTGTGACAGTTACATGAAATATATCTAATAGTGCCAATTAATTTCTTATTTTGAGCAAAAGGTATATGATTTCCTGTTACATCTTTGTATGTTTTACATAAACCGAAATCAATAACGTGAATTTTATTATTATGAAGTCCAATTAAGAAATTTTCTGGTTTAATATCACGATGTATAATTCCTTTGCTATGTAAATATTGAATAATTCGGATCATTTCTTGGGCAATAATACATGTGGTTTTGAGCGAAAATTTTCTATTACATATGTTTAACAAATATTCTAAATCACGTCCCAAGACTTCTATAATTAAAACATTAAATTCATCTTGTTCACCGAACCAATATAATTTAGGAATTCCAACACCTTCTTTGTATAAGTATTTATATAACTTGCCTTCAACTTTAATTAGTTGAATGGCATTAGATTTATCTTCTAATTTAATAGCAACTATTTTATCAGGATGACCAATAGGTAATGTTTTATCAATCCCGAAATATGTTGTTCCAAAAGATCCTGTTCCTAATGGTTTATTTAAAATATATTTATCGGCAACAATAATTTGGAAATTATTTGATTCCGATGATTTCCCCTTATTAATTTCAGGATTATTCATTATATACACTATTTAATTAATATTTTTATGTTATCGTGACGGAATTCATTGTTGATATGAATAAAATTTGATTTTTACATTATTATGTTTAAATTCGTTCAGAATATTTTAATCAATATAACGAATAATCCTGATAATATGAATGACTACTTCATCACAAAGTACGGAAATGATATTAAAATAAAATCACATGATTTACCGCCAACTGATAATTTATTTATTGATGTTGACGATATTATCAATTCAATTGATACGGAAGAAGTGATCCCCTATATTAAATCACTAATTAATAAAATCAACCCACGGAAATTGATTTATTTAGCAGTAAATGGCATTTTACCTATGGCAAAAATTAGATCAAAACGATTAAGTCATTATCATCAATGTTCAGATGACACTCATAAAAATATATTTGTTGCTGGTACAACCATTATGAAAAAAATTGTCAATGAATTACGTTTTCATTTCCAATCAAATAATAATTTTATTATTTCTGATGATACTGAACCATCAGAGAGTATATACAAAATTATTAATTACATTAAAAATCATAACGATTTTAATGAAAATTCATTAATCTATGGATCTAATCCAAATTTATTGCTAATGACATTGTTATTAAATAATAATGATGCTGGCATGAATGTTAATATATTTCACAAATGTAAATCTGTTCCACATTTAGAGAATATTTTTAAAAATGAGTTATATTACTTAAATATAGTGAAGTTGGGACATTGTATAGTCAATGACATGACCGCTGATAAATTAAACATTTTCACCAAGCAACGTCCAGAAATTTCACCGGAACATCATTATCGTTATTTGTTGGATTTTGTTCTAATATCATCATTTGCTGGTAATGATTTTCTTCCATCATTTGAATGTGTTAAATTTAAACTTGGTGGGTTGGATGAATTAATTATTAATTATACTACAATTGATCATTTTATTACATATCAGCAATCGACCGAAAAAGAAAATAAAACCTTAATTAATTTCGATATTTTAAAGCAATATATATTCAATCTTAGTCAAAGAGAAGATATGCTATTAACTTACCAAAAATATTCAAGAGATAAACCACCAGTTAATCGTTTATTTGGTACAAAGGATATTGAACCAGACGATATGTATCATTGTATTACACAAAGTGGTAGTGATGAAATTAATGTTAGAAAATTTGGATGGCAAGATCGATACTACAACTTATTTTTTAATATTCAACGATGTGAATGTGAAAGCATGGTTACGGATTATATTGATGGACTTAATTGGGGATTACAATACTATACACATTCAATAATAGGAAATGATTGGTATTTTAAATATGATAATACAGTTCTTGTGTGTGATTTTTCGAAATATTTTGAAATTCGTCCAGAATATTTTGATTCATTAAGCAAAAACAAAGAATATTTTGATTCATTAAGCAAAAACAAAGAATTGTGTATCGACATGAATATGGAAATGTTTTTACTAATTCCATCAAATAATTTCGATATATTACCACCATATTTATGTCGTTATTCATCCAAAATATTACATCAAATACCATCATTTTATCCACAAATAAATGAATTAAAATTGTTTGAATACGGAAAGCAATATAAACATGAATGTTACCCAATACTGCCAATAATTGATGACAGTGTTTTATGTGCGATAAAATCGATATTTCGAATCTAAATGTAAATGTCAATACAAAAATGCTTTGTATTTGTATCCAATCATTATCCACATTACAAGCGCAACAAATGTTTGAAAACAATTAGGAACAATAGTTTGATCAATTATATTACCACACACACCATATAATATTCCATATGTAGTCCCATAGATAATTGATTTTAACGGTGTATTATAAGACACCGAATTTAGTGTCGATAAAAATCCATGGATAAATGATGGATAATATAAATTAAAAATATTCCGAACGAATTTAGACCATGTTGATCTATTTCCAATGGAATTATCATATGATGGTGGGAGATTGTCCTGAGACATATGAAAATTGTCCTGTGGAGGTAATATAATTTCTGATGATGGTGGAGGAATGTCAGAAGAATTAGACAGTTTACTATTTAATTGCTGTGTAATAAATGTAATACAATTATAATTATTAATGTGAGTAATCATTTTTTAATTAAATATATCAATACGTTCAATATCACTTATATGACAACAAATGCCATAGTTTTGTCGTAGAAATTTGGATATCATTCTAATATAGAATCCAGATGACACAGTAATAATAAATTGATTTAATACGATTGTCTTTGGAATGTTACACTCATTATATCGTTTTTTTATATCATCAATCCGAAATGTACTGGCATGTATGGGATCAACACAATCCAATTTTCCCATTACATATGATTGATAATCATTAATAATAACATTAGGACATTGAATAAGATCATAAATAGTCACTGATTTTGATGGTATCTCAGACTCATCCAATTGATTATGTAGATACCAATAATGTAATGGTTTTCGAATTCCATTCTTGATGATATTTATTGCTGAAAAGTGATGATATGGTTGAATTAAACAACCATCGTTGACATTATTAATATTACTATCGCTGACATTACTACCACTATCGCTGACATTATTAAGAATCGAATATTTCCACACTAAATCACCAATACATTCTGAATTATTGTTAAGTAATGGATCAATTTCAGTTATTAATCCCATAACATCATCACTATCAGTGCTGAATTGACCGCAAATAGTAAATTTATAAACTTTAATTGAGTTTAAATATTGCGACATCAACTTGGTATTTTCATCAATTAATATGGTAACTAAACCGTGTGCCATGGGATCAAGTTTGCCACATATTGCTATTTTCTTAGATTCTGTAAAAGTTAATTTTTGATCATAACTTTTTTTAAAAGTTAATTTTTTGCGCAATCGTGTGGCAAAATCACTGGTAGTTTCTCCAATATTTTTATATTCCAAATTCATTTTGATAAAATATCTTTAAATGTGAACAGATTTAAATTTTGATGACAAGCAAAATATTTTTCAAAATTTATCATCCTATAACTTTTTTTAAATCTGTTTAAGATTTAAAAAGTTTATTTGAAATTAAATGATAATAATATTATATATCATCGTTTCTCGAAACTGGAAATGAAAAAAAATATAGCCGTGTGTTTTCATCTATATTACTTAGATTTATTCACAGAATTTACACCATATATAGATAATGTTTTAGAATATGATCCAGAAACAGACATATATATCACATATCAATGTACTGAAAATGAATTAATTCCAATCAAAGAAAAATACCCCAATGCCGTATATTTTTATACACCATTAGGTTGTGATACTGGAGCTTTTTTATATTGTGCTGACTACTTTTACAAAAACAATTTAGTATACCATTACATATTTAAAATACACACAAAAAAGAATGTTGGATGGAGAGTTGGAATGCTAAATCCAATTGCTATGAATGTTGAAACAGTTGATAAAATTATACGTAAATTTAAACACCATTTGAATTATGGATTAATTGGATCAAAGCACTTTAAATGTTCATATATAGGATCAAATAAATACATGATTGACGAGGTATTTAAATCAGCACATGTTCGATATAATTTGTCCAAGAAATTTTATTTTTTAGCAGGAACAATATTTTGGATTCGTGGTCGAATTTTACACAAATTTTGTAAAAAAGCAGTAAAATATGGAAATGAACCTATTATGTATTATAATCAATGTGAACCTAAATATCCACATGAACCCAGTTATACTCATTCATGGGAACGTATGATCGCATATTTGACAAAGTATTTTGGTTATAAAATCAAATGGATTGAATAAATTTTTTCATTCTTACTCTTAATTTGTTGTTATTCTTACTCTTGGTTGTTATTCTTACTCATCATCGCTGTCATTGCTGTCATCGAAATTCATTGTCTTCATTTCACTACTAATGTTATGATGATTGTTATACGATTGAACCATTTGCTTTGCGTGATCCAACTCAGATGGACTAAGAGAATCATTGGTAGTGTCTGCCAAGAACTTAGTATACTCTTCAAATGTAGGAACAGGAACATCAACATTATTAACATTACCAATATTAATATTGCTTCCTTGATTAAGATCAATAGAAATATTTTCAACAGGAACTTCTTGCTTTTGAAGCTTCTCAATCTTGGCATTGATCTTAGACTTCTTCACATCTTGAACATGTTGTTGACTTAGACGAGATGTCCTTGACATACGAGTTGCTTCAAGTTTGCGTTGAAGACGCTCACGAAGTGGCACTTCCTCAGACACAGGTGGATTCATTGCCATCATACGTTGCTGTTGTGCTAATTGAATCATCTTTGGATCTTTTTGAATCTTCTTTGCCATTTTCTTTGCCTTTGGTGCTTTCTTTGGTTGATTTTGATTTGGAACAGTTGATGTATTAACGGAATCTACACTTCCTGTTCCATCATTAGTGGTGTCAATTAGTTGAGGCAGATCATCATCATTCTTATTCTCATTCTCAATAATCATTTGGTTATAATCAACCTCAGTCGCCATTATTGCTGTATAAAGTACTTAATGAAATAATTTAAATACATTAAAAATTAAAAATCAAATTTTTTATACCCCTAATATATAATAATTCCATGGATGATGCTCCTGACAGTAAATATTCACTTCAAAGTTTGGCTGAAATTATGACATATATTGTTGAATCAGATTTTAAGAACAATGAAGCAATTTGTGCTCTTGATGATTTATTCAATAAAATTTATCCATGTTTTAAGGGACGAATAAATAGTATTATACATAAATTTTTAATCTTAAATATGGATTTTAAACTTAATTGTCCAACGTACACTAAATATGGAAATTTGTTGTATTCATTGCCATCTGATAGAATTCTTGCCCATAATCCATTGCCAAAATTTTTATATCAAGGATTGGAGTTTCCAAACGTTGGTGGATATTTCTTGAACATTAATGATTTAGTTAATGTACACGAAGGATCGGTATACACTGAATATATGATTAATGAAAAGGAACAACAATCTGGATCTCCATATCCATATTATAATCAACAATATGTTTCAAGTATGTTAATGAAAGTGAAATATACAATTGCTCATATATATACAATTTTACCCGCTAATAAAAAATATTTAGTGGAAATTGTCTATAAAAATGCTTACACATATTTACAACAATATTATGACGATACCATAACGTGGGATGAAAAATTTGATAAATTATCACAAGATGACATTGATTCATTTTTTTATGAAGTTAGCAATATTAATGATTTAATTAAAAAACAAGAACAATTACATAAATTTTTCTACAAAGGAGATGTATCACTGGAACAAAAACGATCAGAATTAAGTACACTACTTGACTGTTTTAGCAAGCGTGATGATGATGTTCGTAAATTACAAGTAGTGTATAATTTTAATAGTCATCTTTCAAAATATATTGAAGACTACTACCATGGGGAAGAACAATACAAGAGAACTCCGGGTGCTTTTAGTGTCAAAACCTTCGGTGACTTTTCACCATTTAGTACTGATGACATTGATCACATGATTCATTCTGGTGAAATCTTTAATAAGTATCAATTTGGTTGCGATAAATCACAATTACATAAAAAACACAAAGGTGATGATGATGACGATGATGAATTAAGTTCATTAATGAATAAATCAAAGTTGTCTGGGGTTAAAAAATTGCGTGGAGAACGCGATTAATTCATTAACAATAATAGAAATTTCTCATATTGTTCTTTACACACTGTTTGTTGTATATTAAATAATGGAATATTCTTGTTATTAACATTTTGCCTATAAAGATCGAGATGTTTTTGATATAAAGATACTAATTCTGGATCTTCTTGTCCATATCCAATAGTTGCCATTTCTATATATGGAACTTCATTACGATGTTTTTGATTGACTCTAACACTATATCCCCGATATGGTACGCCTAATAAATGACATGGATCAGAACATAATCTCATTAACAAATTTAATGCTTCTGTACTTTGATGATTGACACGTGATGAAGTTAAAAACACATGATATCCTTTGGGTGTTTTAACGCATCTAAATTTTGCTGTCCTGTGATAACGACAATAGTTATATATGATGCGCAATTTAGATGGATCATCATAATCAACCATTAATAAGTCACGATACACAATAAAATGTAATGATTCTTGTGTATGTACACCAATAGCATAGTCTTCTGTCATCTCCAAAATGCGATACAAATTACAATAACCAATTGAAGTGTGTATTTTAATAAAATATGCTGGCAAATATTTTCCATGAATGACTTTATGTTTGAGAAATTGTTCCCATTTACGGTCAATAATATTATGTTTAATAATAAAATCATTATGGATTACAAATTTATATTCAATAAGAACATTTTTAATAGATGCTGGTGAACTGACTAAAATCTGCTGATATCCAAATAAATTATTATTAATATTGTTCATATCACTTAGATGTTTTAAAACCAATGGATCATTAAATGAATGTACATCATATTTGGAAAATTCATCAACATATTGATCGATTTTATTATAAATTGATTGTAGATGCGGATCTATATATTTTTCTAATGAAAATGTGATATCAGTAATATATTCTGATGCCTTACTTAATTTATCATCAATTTTGCGATTTAAACGAATACTACATCCAGTATACAAACTATTTGCTCCATATGCCGGATCACATCCTAAATCCTGTCTAATTTTAATTGCTTCTTTACTTGAATGTAATATTGCTCGTGACATTAAATATAAATGATATCCTTTGCTAGTTTTTCTAATACGAAAAGTTTCTAATCTATGCGGAGACTTGTCAATCATATCTATGATGTATTTAACATCGAAATTTAGATCAATATCAATAACAAGCAGTTCCCAAGTTGTTATTGTCAAAACTTTCCCACCCCAATTTGGTTTATCAATGAGTTTAATAACATAATCAGGTGTAAATAAAATGGTAGCATAAATTTCACCTGATGGTCGTAACGAGTTACGAATTTGTGGATAATTTGATCTACGAATAACATTTTTAATGTGATTTTTATATTCGGATGGTTGTTTAGACAATAAAATTTGTTGTTCTGTGGAATTTAAATCAGTTGATTTAACCATGAATTCCCAATATAATGTTTCATTCATTATATAATAGTTTGTGCCATATATTTAAGCATCAAAAAAATAAAAGAACATGAAATATATAGACATATTTTTTATTCATGTCCGATCAAAAAATTGTATCTACTGGAATTACACCTTATGGAATAGCAGTTTGGCACAACAAAGCATTCGTTTGTAATAGCAATAATTACGGTATCACTGGTCAAGATTCAGTATCGGTAATTAATATTAAAAATAAAAATAGTACGATTTTAAATCCGTTCAGGATATTTTCAAAAACAATTTATGATGTCAGCTTTAATCAACCTCTTTCAGCAACAACACATGGCGGAAATATTTATATAACTAACAGCAATTCTACAACGATTTCTATTATTGATGCTAAACACAACTCTGTTGTTGGTGTGATTGATGGGTTTGATGGAGCATGTGATTTAGTTGTGGGCAAAAATGATATTGCTTATGTTCCAAACTATGGAAGTGGTATCGACGCAGGAAATGGAACAACTATTTCCATTGTCAATTTATTAACCAATACTTTAATTACACCATCAATAACAGTCGATCAAGCACCAACAGCATTAGCAATATCAAAAAATCGCAAACGATTGTATTGTATTTCTTATGTTACTGGTCTCGCAAGTAATGGTGTATTAAGTGCTATTAGTACCAAAACAAATACTGTGCTCAACAAAATAAGCGGATTTTTTGGACCAAGTGGTATCGCTATTACAAATAAATATGCTATTATTTCCAATTTTGGAAGTAATGATTTTAATCCGATTGGAACTACTATTAGTATTGTGACATTACATCCACTGTCTATTGTCAAGAATATTTTTGTTGGATTACAACCATTTTCAATAGCATTATCTTCATACGCTCGTTTTTGCTACGTAACTTGTTATAATACTCTTTATTCTGGTGGTAATTTTACTGGACTAACCTCTGGCACAGGATATGTGTCTGTGGTGGATTTGAAAAAGTTAAAAGTTGTAAAAACAATACCAGTCGGAGATTCTCCTGCTGATATAGTTGTCATAAGGAATGAAAAAAATAAGAAAAAGAAGGCATTGGTGACAAACTATATGTCAAACACGTTAAGTATTATTAACTTATAAGTTTGAAATAAATTTTTGATTTATTTTGTTTTTATTAAAATCAATTATTAAATAACATAAAAAGGAATGGGAAACAACCCACCAAAATACGACGATTTATATCCACCCAATAATAACATTTCTGATGTTAAATCGCAACAACAAGATTGTGAAATTTCAATTATTGAACAAGCACGTTTATTGAAATTAAAAAATAACAATGAAATTATAATACAATATAACAAAGACAAAAATACATACATTACTCAAACCAAAAAATCCATATCCAATCAAATTAATAAAATGTTTAACAATTTACCAAAAGAAATTGCCAAATACATTGATTCAAATGATAAATTTATGTTCAACTGTCCTATTTTTTTAGATGGTTTGTTGAAATATGAAGATTCTTTTGAACATGGTTTATTAGTAGCAGATAATAATAACATAATAAAAACCATATATGATCACATTGTTAATGAGATTAATAACATTGTTTCAAATAGTAAAAAATATTATGGAATTATTTTTACGGTGACAGACATCAATCAATTTCAGAAAATATATAACATTAGTGGTCAATTTATATATGTATGTGTTAAAAGTAAAATATTCTAAATGATATCATTTCATTAGGCATAATTTCTTTGTATTAATTTAAAATATCTGTAAACATGGTCGGATATTTAATGCTCATTTGCTTAAATTCCCAAAAATATGAAATTATTTTTTAATTTTTTGATCATAACTTTTTTTAAAAGTTAATTTTTTGATTTTGAAAAAATTTGATTTTAAATTTCCAAAACATAAATAATAAATCATATTTTAATTTATTACTGTCATGTCAGCGATTGGAATTGATCTTGGTACAACTTACAGTTGTGTTGGTGTTTTTATTAATGGCAAGGTTGAAATCATTGCCAATAGTCAAGGTAACCGCACTACTCCATCATATGTAGCATTCAATGATTCTGAGCGTCTTATTGGAGATGCCGCTAAAAATCAAGTAGCACTGAACCCCGAGAATAGTGTTTTTGATATCAAGCGTTTAATTGGTCGCCGATTTGATGATCCATCAGTTCAATCAGATATGAAGCATTTTTCATACAAGGTTGTTAATCAAAATGGAAAACCATATGTTTCCGTTCAATACAAGAATGAGGACAAGTTGTTTTCACCTGAGGAGATTTCAGCAATGATTCTTCAAGAAATGAAGTCCACCGCAGAGCAGTATCTTGGCACACCCGTCAAGGATTGTGTTATTACTGTTCCTGCTTATTTCAATGATGCTCAACGTACTGCTACTAAGGATGCTGGTGCTATTTGTGGTCTTAATGTTCTGCGAATTATCAATGAACCTACCGCTGCTTGTATTGCCTATGGTCTGGATAAGTTGAGCAACACTAAGGGTGAGAAGCGTATTCTTATTTTTGATCTTGGTGGTGGTACGTTCGATGTTTCAGTTCTTGCTATTGATGATGGTGTCTTCGAGGTTTTGTCAACCAGCGGTGATACTCATTTAGGTGGCGAGGATTTTGACAATCGCATGGTCACCCATTTTGTCGATGAATTTAAGCGCAAGCACAAGCGTGACATCAGTGACAACAAGCGTGCTCTTCGCCGTCTCCGTACTTCATGTGAACGTGCCAAGCGCACTCTGTCATCATCAGCACAAGCTTCAATTGAAATTGATTCATTTGTTGATGGTATTGATTTCTACTCATCTATTACACGAGCACGTTTTGAAGAGTTGTGCGCTGATCTGTTCCGTGGAACACTTGATCCAGTTGAGAAGGCACTGCGCGATGCTAAACTGGACAAGGGTCAAATTGATGAGGTTGTTTTAGTTGGAGGGTCTACTCGAATTCCCAAGGTTCAAAAACTACTTCAAGATTACTTCAATGGCAAGGAACTAAACAAATCCATAAATCCGGACGAGGCAGTGGCTTATGGCAGTGCAGTTCAAGCCGCTATCTTGTCGGGTGACAAACACGAAAGTATTTCGTCCGTAGTTCTTCTTGATGTTGCTCCTCTGTCACTGGGTCTGGAAACGGCGGGCGGAGTCATGACTCCTCTGATCAAGCGTAATACTACTATTCCAACAAAGCAAACTCAATCATTCACTACTTATGCCGACAATCAACCTGGGGTTCTTATTCAAGTTTTTGAGGGTGAGCGAGCAATGACTAAGGACAATAACATGTTGGGCAAGTTTGAACTTAGTGGCATCGCTCCTGCTCCACGTGGAACACCTAAGATTGATGTTACATTTGAAATTGATGCTAATGGTATTCTTAATATCACCGCAGTTGATACTGCTACTAAGAAGTCCAACAAGATTACTATCACAAATGATAAGAATCGAATGTCAAAGTCTGATATTGAACGATTGATTGCTGAGGCAGAAAAGTTCAAGGCAGAGGATGATCTTCAACGAGATCGCTTAACTGCTAAGAATGGTCTGGAACAGTACGCCTTCAATCTCCGAAGCAGTGTTAATGACAAGGACACCAGTCAGAAACTGTCAGATGATGACAAGAACACTGTGACCAAGAGTGTGGATGATACACTCAATTGGTTAGAGGGAAATCAAAGTGCCAGTAAGGAGGAATTTGACCACAAGCAAAAGGAACTTCAAGACACATGTATGCCCATCATGGCAAAGATCTACAATACTCCGAATGGATCGCAGTCATTTTCTACACCTAATGGTATGGATGGATCACAAAGTCAATCAACACAACATGAACCCACAATCGAGGAAGTTGATTAAATAAATGTTTTAATTAAAAATTTTTGATTTAATTATATTTACTTTGTAATATTAATAAGAAATTTTTTGTTCACAGCTTTCATAAAGAGTAATGAACGAAGATTTCGAAGAGACAGAACAAACTCCCATTAACTTCGCAACATTATCCGAATATATCGAATTTTTTGCCAAAGTCAGTAAACGTATAAAGGAATGTGATGATATAATGGAAATGATTGGAGATCCATTAGGAGAATATGGTATGGATAATTTTTATGGTGATGTTGTTACACTCGACAATTTAGCACAAATTGACGATATTGAAGGACATGTTAAATATGCTTGCTGGATAGTATTATTAGTTTTTAGAACAGTTACCAATGATCAAATACTAAATTTTCTGGGATATGCCATGAATACAACAATAAATGGAACTTATCCTGAAAATTCAAGTTTACCAATTTTTTGTGAGGAACATGATCAATGGAATAATATACCAATATGTGACCAACTTGGTGTACTTGATCCATCCCAACATCTATCACATGATGGCACTCAATTAGATATCGAATTATGTACTCGTAACGGCATTAAGAAAACGATAGTGGTGTTTCGAAAACACTTACATATGTATACTAATTATTTTTCACAACATGTTTCTAAGAATGTGACCCATTATCGATTTAATTCGTTGGTGTCCATAAAAATTATCGAAGATCTGATAAATTTTAGAGCAATTCCATATTCAATGACCGGAGTGAATGTCAGTTCAATAGATATGATCGATGTCATTAATGTTAGTGAAATTTTAGGAATTAGATTTGACAATAGATTTGATTGGAATGTCTTTAATCAAAAGACCCAAGAAATTTTGCTTCTTTTGGGAGTTGAAAAGAAATTTGATCTTCCTGATGTTATTATTTAATAATTTTTGATTTAATTAAATTTACTTTGTAATACAATAATTTCATATAATAACAACCTCAACCATATCAATAAAAAATGAAGTTTATTCTATCATATGATGTAGAAACCACTGGCTCTCGTATTGGTCACAATAATCTCTTGGCAGTTGGATTTGTTGTTGCTATATTTCATAACGATAAGTATGAAGTTTTGGATTCTATTGAAGTTCATATAGAAAATGACGTGTTAGTTTTTGGTAAAGGAACTAAGGAATTTTGGGATAAAAACCCAGAAGCATTTCACGCGATAACTCAAAATACACAGGACAAGAAAACATGTGCCAACTTATTAATTGATTTCATTAAGAAATATCAACAAATGGCATTTGATAAAAAGAGCACTTTCATTTTCCTAACTGACAATGCTTGGTTTGATAACAGTTGGATCAATTGGTTTTTATGTACTTATGGAGATGATGGATATCCAATAAGATATAATTATATTGATGTGGATGAGTTTAATGAACCCAAATATATGGGACTGGATAAATGTGTTGATTTAAATCAACGAATTCGAGCAATCAAAGGAGATATAAATCAAACTGATTTTAATATTAGTAATGATACTGCTCCTGTTCCTCCTATTGTTCCGAATGAAGAACATAAGTATGAACACACACCAATTACCGATACAAAGGAAATTATTCAAAAATATTGGGAGTATTGTACATCATCAAAATTGTACCGAAAACGTTCTAAATAACTTTTTTAATAAATTTTTGAACAGTCATATTCATAACATCTCTTTGTTTTGTCCAGAATTTTATTGCGAATTGATCTGGTTAGCATGTTAGTATTTTTTTCAAACAGATATTGGTCGACAAAAGCAACATATTCGCAATATTCATCACTGATCGTCTTATCTTTGATTGCTTCTTTATTTGAGAAATGATTAAGTTCATGAACAAGAAGTGATGCAATTGACATCGTTGTTGCTGATTCCTTTTTCTCATTGATATATATACAATTGTAATGATATAATCCGTTCACAAAATTGTATAATTCATGTTCGTCAACAGGTAGTGAATTTTCATGACACCACTTAATATAATTTCGAAATGTTGTTACCTTTTTAATATTTTTAATCAACTTAATCGTTTTGTTAAATACATTGTTATGTCTATGTGAAGATTTGAATCGATTAAGTAATTTAATCGCACCTTTCTTTGAAAAATAAGATTTGTGTATTATTGTTGTATTGTTATAAAGTAATTATTATATATGAAATATATATATTCAATTTTTTGATGAACGGATAAAAATATTCAAAAATTTTATGTATATGCGATCGCATATACATAAAATTTTTGAATATTTAAATATAATAATTATTTTGTAACATATTAAAAATATCCTGAACGGATTTAAATATGTTTGTTTTTGAAACCACTAATCACCATGTTAATAATGTTCATGTTTATGGTGGTAATAGCAATGATGCTATTCATCAAATTAAATTTGAATCATTGGATGAAACAATAGAACATATTACAACCAAGGTTTTTAAACCTAACGTTATTGAATTAAATAATAATGATGATGATGATGATGATGACTTTCAGGTATTTCTTAGGTGTAATAATGATTTGAATTTTTATCCATCTGATAAAAGTATAAATAGTCTTGATCAATTAATTGATCAACTAAAAACTGGTACTAAAATTACCTTACAAAGTAAACGTTCTGGGTTATTTAATAGCCGTAAAGTAGTTGATGAATATAGTTTTCAAATTTATGATACAAATTCATTATATACATCAGTATTATACGTAATAACGCTGTATGATTATTGTGAAACTCAACATTTTTTTGAAACAATATATGAAGCAAGTGATTATATGAATGGAATAGATTTATTAGAGTTTGAAGATGTAAAAATAGATGAAATATATAGATTTTCAAATGAACCATTAAATTCAATATATAGATTTTCAAATGAACCATTAAATTCAATATTACTGCCAATGGTGATTATTTAAATAATAATGGAGGGTAGTACAAGAAAAGTGCTATTTGGACAACTATCAATATCACTATAAATAGTAAATCCACGACTTTGATATTTTTCAATGCGTTGGAGCACTCTATCATCTAATGTTTGCTGTGTAAATGTATGGTTTTCTGGATTCATAATAAAACGAGGTATAACGGTTCTACAATATTTGAGAATAGATTTATTTTCTATCCATCCATTTTTAAACATAGTTTGAGGACGATAATATATATCATGACCATCAAACCATGTTTGACAAAACGACAAATCAAAACTATTAAAAATAAATTGTTCTAAACTTCCACAATTTTCTGTATCAACATGTATAAAATTAAATGTCACATGGTCATGTCCATCAATAGTTACATTAATTGATGTTGATAATATATCATGAATCAAATAAGAATCAAATTGTTTTAAAACATCACAATTAAATCCACACCCAGTAAAAATATATTTATTTATGGCATTGAATGGACACGTGTTCCCATGAACATATATATCAATATCACTACCTGTATATGTTTCATTTAATAAACATTGAACAACAAAAGATCCAGCAATAAATGCCTTCGATTCGATTAATTTTTCAATGAATGTCATTGGATCGTTAAGACCAATTAATTTAAGTCTATCCACAATACAATCAAAAACATTGGTGCTTTCAAAAAATTTCATGTTATCCATTCCTTTGAATTGTTGTTTATTTTCATCGTCAATATTGAGTTCCATTTTTAACTTTTAGAAAAAGTTATGATCAAAATTTAATTAAAATTTAATTAACTTTTAGAAAAAGTTATAATCAAAATTTAAAATTAATAATAATATTTAATAAATTCAAGTCATTTATTGATATCAAGTCAAATCCTGAGAAAAATTGAAATTTTTTTTACCTTGGGAACGAAAATATATATTTTTATCAGTTTGTACGCGCAATGGATACTCATTCTGCCCCAAAGGGTAATTGGACTAAAATTGAGACTGAAATGGAAAATGAAATGAAAAATGAATCAGAGGTTGATGATTTTATTCGCCGAATTAAGACAGCAATTGAAAAAAATCAAACCAGTGTTCGTTATTTTGGTAATCATACTGTTGGATTGATTACTGATTTAACTGAGCGTGGATTCACATGTGATGGACGTGGTGTGTCGTGGAAGAATCCACCTGTTGGATCTTTTGCTTATACATTAGTTGTGAAGTAATAGTTCTTCTATTGAGTTTTTATCTTCCAATATTGCTTTGTTTAGAAATTTATTACCGGCATCTGCTGGCAATATTTTAGTTAATTCCACATCAATAAATTGAACGGTATCTGTTTGACAATTGTAAATAATATTGCCATTATGAGCATCTCCATGATATATTCCATTGGCATTTAATATTGTCAGCATTTCAACTGCTCGATTAATAATACTTTGTAATTGTTGGACACACGGATTGTCTTCAATAGTTGAAAACTGTAATGTATGTAATGTAAAAATATGTTCATTTGTAGGATAAATATAAGCAAATCCCAATTCATCTTCAAATATTTCAGGTCTTTGACAGAAAAAGGAGCGCAATTGTGGATCAATATGATCTAATTTATCGAAAACTGCTAATTCTTTATGAAATTTGCGAACATCATCAGGATCTGATTTATAAAACAACTTAATAATATATGATCCTGTACAACATTTAAATACATTGCCACTTGCCGGTAGTCTTTGACAAGTCGGTGATAAAACTATATTACTCATGTCAGATTTAATGTAATTAATACAATCCATTATATATTTATATATCTTTTTAATAATTAAAATGATGAATTTATATAATCACAGGTGGCAGAATTAATGGTTTTTTATTACGATAATGTTCAAGAAATTCTTGTTTAGTTCCATAAAATTCGCTGTCTGTCACAGGGAACTCGTAATAATCTGTTGTATATCTATTAGTAGAAATTAGATACTTTCCTTGAAAAGGAATATATGGTTTAATAACCGAGGTATTTTGATAGCAACCATTACATTCACCTAATGAAGGGTGCGGAAATACCCAAAATGTGCTATATCCATCATCTTTCCAAAATGATAAAGTAACATCAAACAAATCAATGTTTGGAATTATCGCCATTGAAACTTCGTTGTATGTAAGATTTCCAAAATTTTGAACAGTATTATATACTTTGCCAACTAAGCATTTAGGATTATTGTATATTAATGGATACAGTCTTATCATAGTTTCATTTTTTTGTTGTTGTTGTACATAATACTGTTCAAAATCGGACGAAGGTTGTAATAATATGTCCTCATCTTTTTGATCAAGTTCATAGTATGACCACGTCGACATAAGATTTTTTAAATCCATATAGGTATTTTATTCATTATACTTTGAAAAAATCAAATTTTTTCAAAGTAATAATTAAAATAATGAAATATCCTAAACAGATACGATGTGAATTTTCTTTTTATACAGAGAAAATCCAGTTCTAATCAATGGAATTACTGGAATAAATGGCATTAACCCAATCATAACAAATGCTGGGGTCATTCCAAATACAAACGCAGTAGCATTATCATCAATAATAGTTGACAATAATCGTGGACATACAGCAATACTGACATAAGCATACATTTTTAGTTCACTTTGAAGTAACAGTGTTTCATATAAACACTTTCCAATAGATCCAATTATCACTTCCGAAGTTGAATTAGTTGGTCTTAAAATCCGTGTTAAGATTTTGTTTGATATGAGTATTGATACCATTTTAAATGTGATAATGTAAATGATTAATTAAGATTAGTCGTCATGATTTTTAAAAATATCCTGAACGGATTTAAAATCAAATTTTTTTAATCTGTTCACATTTAGAGATATTTTTATAATTCTATGCTCTCCTGTGACAATGAATTAATTTGATTAATTAATTCATTAATACTTAATTCATTTTGAATACTATTTCTACAACATGTTTTTATTAAACCATTCGGTATAACGCAATCATTTCTAATAGATTCATGTTGTTTCTTAGTTAATAAAATATTATGTGAATGTTCAATCATTTCTGCTATACTATGTTGATTAAGATATTGTAATTGAATATGAGTTAATCGATCAATTCGATAAAATCCCTTATTCAAATGTTCTGTTGTGTTTACAGCACCAATTATTATCATATTAGTTTGATCTTGTGTTCCGTCCAATAAACTTAAAAACATGCCAGCATCAATACGCGACTCTTTAATTTCTTGAAATTGTGATCTTTCTTTGTCAATATTAAAAACAAAATTTTGTGTTGGGAGTTTTATTCCAACATCTTGGACAACATCTCCTTGTTTTTTCAATGAATCTTTGCCATTTAATGTATCTAATTCATCGAAAAATAACACCTTTTGATGCTTTTCAATTGTATATTCGTTGTATTTAGTTCCATACATGATTTTTTCAAGAATTAAATCATCAGTAACTCGTGATGATGGTACAAATATTATACATCTATTATATTTGTTTGCTACGGCAGTAGCAATGGCAGTTTTACCAACACCCGTAGCACCAGACAACATTAACGAGACTTTCTTCTTAGTTCCAGTTTCGTCATATCCAATATTATGTTCAAAATTATACAGCATTTTTAATATTTTCTCTTTTTGTTCGAAAAAGAGAGTGTCAAATGTTTGATTCTTATCAATATCATATACACTAAATTCTGGCTCATCGTTAACTACTTTTGTGAAAATAAATAACTTCCCTGAACAATTATTTTGTGTTTTCATAAATTGTTCATATTTTGTTTTATTATATTGTAAAAATTCGGTTATGAAAGATATTGACTTTGTATTGCTCTTAAAAATAATATCAGTAGTTTCAATATCAACACTACCAGATGATGCCACAGTGTTAGTAACAACTTGTACATAAATATTGTCAGTCAGTAACACATCATATTTTGATATATAATTTAATGACTTTGAAATTTCCTTGCTTTGTGTTGTAAATCTATCGTGTTCTGGTTTAGATGATTCTATCTTTTTAATTGATTTGGAAATAATACCATCTGATGGATGTGTTGACTGCGGAACTAAAAATGATGATTTTGTTTTTTCCAAAACCTTTGAAGGTTTATTATTATTTCCACTCGTTAATGATCTAAGATATTGTGTTTGTGAAATATCTTCGGTATAATCAGATGTTTTTTCTTTTTCAAGTATTTTCACTGATTCAAATTTATCTATGTATTTTTCAAGCATCCATAAAATATATTTTGTATCTTCACAAATGGTTTGAATTGGAGTAGAAAATGATTTAGGAGAAAAAGTGGCATCAACTACTTTTACAGTTATACAATTAGTATTTGTTGACACAATTGATAAGTATACATCTGAAATATATCTATACCCTGACGCAGTAACAATTGTCATAACATTGAATATGGATCTTATTATTTCAGATATGCTGGTTGTTAATATTGGCATCACGGTCATCATAATAACATTGTTCATGTTCATAACATTGCCCAAACCGTATAGATTTCCAGTTTCTGAATAATTGCTATGATTCATTGAAAAAATATAACATGATTTTTAACATTATTATTTTTTAATCATTTTTTTCATTAATTCAAAGTATTTAATAATTATCAAATGTAATTGTCTTACAAAAGAGTAGTTTTAACCACGTTGCCTTTGATGTTGCTTAATTCATAAGATCTGTATTTTTATTAAATATGTTTCGCTGTTCGTCAGTACAATTGTCGGGCAATTTAAAAGGAAACATTTTACTTCATAAAATAAATGTATTATTTTTCACAAATCAATTTTTTCAATTGTATTTATATATGGACGAAATTATTAGACGTATTTTCAAATTAAATTCCGTCCCATTGAATATGTCTGGAACTTTGATTGAATCAATTGTAAAATTGTTGTATTCAGATTATATTATTTTCTTGACGGGGAAATATTTTTCATTATTTAATTCATCTCTATTGACATATTTTTCTCGGTACAATATTATATATTTTAATTACGATAACAAAACCGAAATTTTACATTTTCTTGATTCATTTAACTCATTTGTACGAAAATACAATATTAATGATGATATTACCAAAGGAGATGAAGATATGAATGAGAATGGCATATTTAAAATATCATCAGAATATGGAACTCAAATCGCATTACGAGGATTATTTAATGATTTAAAGACTCGATTGAATATTAAAAAATTAAAAATAGTATACTTTCCAGATAATACTATTGAACCCAATACCTTATACAAAAAAATCGGGTTTTCATCAGAAGAATTATTTTTATCTTTTGAAAACTATATCATAAAGAAACGAGAATATAAATTGAGGACATTTTGTCAAATTGCTGAAAAATTAGGAGCACAAGAAATTAAAATAAATTCAAATACCAGTTCATCCAAAGATTCTGCTTCATCAGTTCAATTTGATGCTGGACAAGGTGGAGTTGGAATATCATCAACATCATCATCCGGATTATCCGATTCTATTAATTATAAATTCACGTATAATAACTTCTATCATAACCTCAATCTCAATAAGTTTTATATCATTAATTTAATTGAGGAAGAAAGCGAATTTTTAATATCCAAAGAGGATTTTTATTCCGATATCGATTTAAAATTACTAATTGATACCAGATGTATCAATTTAATTGAATATTACAATACTAATATCATTGTTAACAGATATAATGAATTGGAGAAAAAAGTATTCATAAAAGCAATTCAATATGGATTGAATATGGGTTATAGTAGTTCAACTAACAATGTTATTAATTTGAATATCGAAATTAAATTCATTGACATCTACAAAAATCCGGAATGTATTACTGGAAGCAATTTATATGTATTGAAAGAAGGATTTTGGGTATTAAGTAACATAATAAAACAAGAAAATAAGGAATGTTATTCAGATTTCACATATGAAGATGAAATGGAAGATGGAGATGGAATAGAATATGAAGATAAAGAACCCAAACATAAAAAATATTCACGATCTAAAATATTCAGAAATACATTGGGTCGAAATTTAAAAGCACAAATTGATCGGACAGCAAAGAATATATTAGAATCAAGAAGGAACAGAAACATATTAGATAGAATGGAACATGAACGCAGAAGAAAAGAAATCAGCATGTTTAATTACATTAAAATCAATAATTTTCTACGAGAGCACTTAATTTTCTTAGACAAAGGATATTTCTTGTCAGATAGTATTATTTCAAAATCCAATAATAAGAATTATATTAATATTTTTAACGACATACTAATGTTAAATTTCTCTCAATCCGAACTCAATTTATTATACAAAGAATATTTCCGAGACAATCTAATTTTCGATACGTTTCGCGAGTTTAGGAACATTTTAATAGATTGTCCAGAATATGAAAATAAAATATTTAGGAAAAGTCTAAATTCATTTTCCAAGAATGAAAGTGAGAATGAAAATGAGAATGAGAATAATTCATCACATATAGTTGATAAATTCTATTTTATTTGCTATCAGTATCATTTAATAATTAATTCCAATGCCCAAGTCAGTGAAAAAATTAAACAATATATAGAAGAAGAATATGATAACGTCTTTTATTCTGGTAAATCATGCCAATTAATCAAAAAAGAATTGCGCGAAACCATTTATCAAGATTATGAAGAACGAGAAAGTGCCATGAAAGTCACTGATATTTTGAGCAATAATAAGGCAGAGGTAATAGATATAATACTTAAAGTGTATGCTGATAGTTATTTACATTGGTATGGGTTACACAATTCGGTATATGATTCAATTCACGAAGAAGCATATGTGTTTTTACACAGTGATTTTGAAAATAAGTTTGGCAACTTATTATTACAATTAAAACCAGTTTCACAATATTTAAAACATGTTAATGATGATCCATCAATGACTGAACTAATATTTGTTGAACAAAAATTAAACGAATTATTACGGAAAGTTAGTGAAATGATCAATATAAATTATTGCCAAAATAATGCTGGATTTATTGAGGAATATATATGTGATATTCTAATGAAATATCTGGAAAATAGTGGTGATATTAATTTATACAAAGACATTTCATCTAATTCTTTTATTGATTCACAGAGTTCCGAATTATTTAAAAAGGAATCAGATCGTGGATCATTAAAATATAATTTATTAAGAAATGATAAAAAGTTTTTAAGAACATTCCCAAAAATGATCAATGTTAATAAATGTAACTACACATACAATGAATATAAAATCTTTTATGGATGGGAAGACTTTTTAATTATTAAAAATGAATGTGTCGGAAACATTAGAAAATTATTTATCATTGATTCAGAAACCGAAGATGACACCGATACACAACCAAAGTCAATTAAAATAATCAAAGAATTAGATAAACATATACTTCTGCTCAAATCAGATGATGATAAAGGAGCAGAAATTGGAGAAGGTGTGTCGGGGATGGGAATTCCAAAGGGTATATTGAAATTAAAAGGTAAAAAACAGTCTGTTAAATTGTGGAACAAAATCAAAAAGACTTTAATGATAAATACATCATCAAGTAGTCAACAAAATGTTAATTTCGATGATGAAAATAGCGGTAGGAATAATAAGAACAATATGAATAAAAACGAAACGATTGAGAATGAAGGACTTGAATTAGAAATATTAACCGATCGCGATAATTCTGAAACAATTAAACCAGACATTGATTTATTTAAATCCGCTCAGGACATTTCTAATAATGTTACTGATCTTTAACATTATTAAAAATATCAATAAATTTTTGATAAATTTTTTAAATTCGTTCAGAATATTTTTAAAAATATTACAAACGTGAAACAAATTTAAATTGATGGCCGATCTTTCCAAAGTTGATCTTATTAATAATTCGATCACCAACACTTTATTAACATCATTTATTAGTAGTTCTAATACCTTTACTAAACAATTGACTACGGTTTTATTGATGTCTTCAATTGAAGAATTGCGCAAGATCATTGGGGATTTTTTCACTTATGTTCGATCTAATTATAGTACTATTATTAGATCTCCATTGTCATTGGCATACTTAATCTTGGATGGAATTAAATACATTTTATGTTATTTTCCATTACATTTCATTAAATTTCTTAACATTCGTAACATTTTTAATATTAAGAATATTAAGAAAGTTCAAAACCCCATGGTCAATTTTCAACAACCAATTCCATACACTCCGATCACATCAACAAAAATAAAAATGAGTCCAGCATTTTTCAATAGTTTAGTACAATACATCAAAAGTCATGAAAAAGAAGGTTGTCAATTGCGGTTTGATGACGAGTTTAGCACAAAAATTGCCAATCGACATGAAATTACAGTTACTAAAAAATTAAATGGATTTAAACTGATTTTTGAAGATATGATTATTAATTCATGCGATCACGTGTCAATCAACATTGATTTAATGTCAGGAACTATTATTAATAACAGCGTTATTAGCGATGAACCAAATAGTTTAGATTGGACTCGCCCATTAAATCACCAAATTAAATCATTTGTTGATTTATTGCCAAGAAATAGTACAGTATATAAATTCATCAAACATTATTCTGATAAGTACACATTTGCCACCGACGATACAGAGGGTTTCTACTCATGGAAACCCACTGGAAATGTTGCACTTTTTCGAACTGAAGCTATTTTTAATATGGTTCATACATTAACATATTATTCGTGGTTAGCACATAAAACCGCAAACATTAATAAAAATTTAATAAATAAAAATCAATTTAATTTCGAATTAACTGTCTTTATGGCATATTCAGCAAATAAAAACTGTGGATTAGTTGAGCATATGTCAGCAATTGTACCTGGCAAAATGAATATTATGTTCAATCAAAAACCATATCCAATTAAATGGGAATCACAATATCCGATTGATAATTTAGATTATTTAAAAAGTAGTAGTACGTTTCCACCGAGCATACTTGATATGGTCGATAGTAATGAATATCAACAAATTTATAAATATCTATTCAGTAAAGATTCATCTGATAGTTCAAAATTGAATGGAAGTGGAAATGAAATCGGAAGTGGAAATGATTTTAATTTAAGCATTGAAAATTACAACGAAATCGCATACAAAAATTTAGTTAATGTCATAAATAATCAATGTACTATTTTAGGTGACAAAGTCAAAATTTATCAAGTCACTATGACAAATAATGTTATAGAAACATTCGTACCCAATCCGGAATGGACACGGATAAATAATTTTATCAAAGAAAATGCCGTTCCTATTCCAAATGTTTCTATTCCTAATGTTAATGAACACAACATTCCTAACGATTCTAACATTCTGCGATTAAAACAAAGTCTTCTTGATATTCCTGAAAAAATATCTCATACCGTTATTGAACGTAAAATGAATGTTAAGTACATTACTGAAAAATATAAGTCTATCAATACATTGTATTTACGTGAACGCAACTACAACGAATTGTTCAATTTTCTTAATATGTATAAAAATAATCGAAAAACGATGACTGAATATGGTCTTCCTGATAAATTAGGTGTTTTTCTTCATGGACTGCCCGGAACAGGGAAGACCAGCACCATCATTGCCATTGCCAGTTTCTTAAAGAAAGACATCTACTATGTTGACTTGAAAACCATTGAAACTGATGAAGAAGTAACATCAGTATTTAATCATATTAATGATGTGTCTGCTAATGGAGGAATTGTAGTCATTGAAGATATTGACGCTATGACTGATATTGTTTTAGATCGATCTAATATTAACATGGGTGATGTTAGATCATCATCCAAAGTAACATTAGCACATTTACTTAATATTCTTCAAGGATCGCTAACCAAAGATGGTACTATTTTCATCGTTACCACCAATCATAAGAAACATTTAGATCCAGCATTTGTTCGTGCTGGTCGATTTGATATTGAAATTGAAATGAAAAATGCTGACCGATATCAATGTAAGCAAATCTATAAGACCTTTATTAAACGTGATTTATCTGATGAAATTTTGTCTCTATTGCCAGAAGACACTTTTTCACCTGCCAAATTCATCTTCTATATTGCCAAACGATTATGGCAAATTAATGATGACGATAGAATTATTATTGATGAATTTTTGACAGAAACAGAATGAATGAACATTAATATTATACTTTGATATATCGATTTTGAAAATTAAAGTACCTGCGCGCGCAGTTACAATTATTTTTGAAAAAATTGATTTAATTAAATAAAAATAAATATTATTATTTCATTTATTTTTTAACCTATGGAAACATCTGGTGATAGTCCTAAAAAATTATCCATCAAACCCAAGATTAAAATAACAACAACACCAGAAGTACCAAAAGGAGAAAGCAATGTTGAGTTAATTTACAAGCGTATGGAGCAACGTGAACATGTTCTTCAACGTCCCAATATGTATATGGGGGCAGTCCAATCAGAAACAGATCATATGTTTGTAGTTGCTGAGGAAACGGATGATTTTGATGATATTCAAGAGGACGAAAATGGAAAACACGACATTATTCAAAAGAAAATCACATTTGTTCCGGCATTGTATAAAATTTTCGATGAAGTTATTGTCAATGCCGGTGATCATCATGTTCGTATGTCTGAAAAGATTGAACTTCAAAAGAATATCAAGAATGGTACTGCTAAACCCAATCCCAAAATTTCATTAGATTATGTATATCATCCAGTTAAAAATATTATTGTCAATGTTGATCCAGTTCTTGGCACTATCATGGTTGAAAATGATGGTGACGGTATTGATGTAGCATTTCATAACATAGAACAAATGTATATTCCTCAAATGATTTTTTGTACTCTGTTAACCAGTGGCAATTATGATCAAAATGAGGATCGTAAAGTTGGAGGAATGAATGGCATGGGAGCAAAGTTAGCAAATATTATGTCCACTGAATTTATCATTGAAACCATTGATGCTCATCGTAAATTATACTACAAGCAAATTTGTAGGAATAATTTGTCTGTCATTGAACCACCAATCATTCAAAAAGTTCCAGCAAGTGCCAAACCATTCACTCGTTTTACATTCAAACCAGATTTCAAACGATTTGGTATGACTGATTTGAATAGCAATGACACTATTCGATTAATTAAAAAACGCGCATATGATATTGCGGGTTTATCCGACGGTCATTACAAAGTCAGTTATAACGGACAAGAAATTGTTCTAAAATCATTCGAACGATATATTGATATGTACATTGGATCACGTGGTAATTGTAGGAGGCAATTTTTGAAATCAGGTAATGATTGGGAAATTGCTGTATCAGCAAGTGATGGAACACCACAACAAGTATCATTTGTTAATAAGATTTGTACATATAATGGAGGTAAACATGTCCGACATGTTGCTGATAATATTGCTAAAAAACTATTGGCATTAATTACATCTAAAAGTACAGCTAAAATTCAACCCACTCTTCAACAACTGAAAGACAACATGTTTATTTTTATTAACTGTTCATTAGTCAATCCGGATTTTGATAATCAAACCAAGGACTCATTGAAAACCAATGTTGCTAATTTCAGTAGCAAATGTGAAATTACCGATGATTTCATTGAAAAATTGGCGAAACCTAATATGAATATTGTCAATAATGCTAAAAAATTAGCACAATTCCGAGCAGACAAGGACATGTCTAAAAGTGATGGAAAATCAGGTAGTCATGCTGTTCGTGTTCCTAAAACAGTCGATGCTATTTATGCCAAAGGTAATGTTGAACAACGACAAAAATGTGTGCTAATTTTTGTCGAAGGATTGTCAGCAAAAACATGTTTGACCAGTGCCTTAGGAGCATTAGATGTAGATCAACAAAAATATTATGGAATTATGCCATTGAAAGGTAAGATTGTCAATCCCAAATCTAAAAATGATGCTATAATTGAAGAAAATTCAGAAGTTCATAAACTAAAACAAATGATTGGGTTAAAGCAAGGTGTTGATTATTCAGATCCGGAAAATCGTAAAAAATTGCGATATGGACGAATTATGATTATGACTGATGCCGATGTTGATGGAGATCATATTCGAGGTTTGATTATAAATTTGTTTCACGAATATTGGCACGAACTGTTACAAATTGATGGATTTGTATTTTCAGTTTTAACACCTAATGTAACTATTGTCCAAGGCAAGAAAACTATTAAAAAGTTCCATTCATTAGTTGAGTATGATACATGGAAAAAATCACCAGAATCATTGACAATTGGCAAATGGAAACCTGAATATTTCAAGGGGTTGGGTTCACATACACCAGATCAAGCAAAAGAATGGTTCATTGAAAATAAAACACAAGACATGTCATGGTCATGTGAACCATTTGATGATGCTGATCCTATTTTAAAGGAAATTGCCAATCGATTTACTGTTGAAAAAATTAAACCTCTAAAAATGAAAATGAAACTGAAATTGAAAGTAAAACAACCCATCACAGATATTAAAAGCGATGATGAAATTAATGATGAAAGTGAGAGCGAAAATGATTATCAAAGTGAAACGGAGGATTTTGAAACAGAATTAAAAATCGAACCTACATTAGATTCGCTGAAAACTGAGAAATATGTTCAACAATATATTCATCATTTCACTGATTCTAAAAAATCCCTATCTGATTTAGCAATTCAACTGGCGTTTTCACCTAAGTTGGCAGATTGTCGCAAAGGATTAATTAATACGTATAAGAAACGGTTAGCAGAAGACAATGTCAACTATGCTATTACTGACAGTAATGTTATGAGTTATTATGATTTTATTACTCATAAATTTGTTCAATTTTCAGCAGATGATATTCACCGTAGCATTCCATCCATGGTTGATGGATTAAAGCCAGTTCAACGCAAAGTCATTTATCGATGTTTGGATGCCAACATTAAAAGTAAAATCAAGGTCTCTCAATTAGCAGGACAAATTGCCGAACACACTGACTATCATCATGGTGAAGTATCAATGGTTGGAACTATTGTTAAAATGGCACAAGATTATGTTGGATCTAATAACCTTAATCTTCTACATCCAGAAGGTCAATTTGGATCTCGAATTGAAAACGGTGATGATGCTTCTGCTGACAGATATATTCACACATTTTTATGTCCATTTACTGAGCATATTTATAACAAGAATGACACCATGTTATATAAATACAATGACAATAATGGTAAACCTATTGAACCAGTTCAATTTGTTCCTGTTATTCCAATGGTATTAATTAATGGAGCATTAGGTATTGGTACTGGTTGGAGTACTGCCGTTCCACAGTTTAATCCACATGAAATTATTTTCAATATTCGTCAATATATTAGTGGCAATCCAATGTATGAAATGATTCCATGGTTTAGAGGATATCGTGGTCGTATTGAGGAAGTGAAAAAAGGACGATTTTTAGTTCGTGGTCGATGGACTAAAATTTCACCTACTGAAATTGAAATTGATGAATTGCCAGTAGGTAGCATATTTTGTAAATCATTTAGTGACTACAAGACATTTGTGGAATCAATGATTGCTGGAACACCAATTCCTGAACAGACTAATAAGAATGGACGTCGCAAGAAACCAATAAAGCAAATTCTTAAAGATGTTGAATGTCTTATTAATGCTGAATATATCAAATGTAAATTGATTTTCCCGACAGCTGAAAGTCTAAATACGGCGATAAGTGATGTCGATGAATTTGAAATGATATTCAAATTGCGAACAATTATTAATACTGGAAATATGCATTTACATGACGAAAATGGATTGATTCGAAATTATAGTTCACCATTGGAAATTCTGGAAAGCTTTTGTAAAGTTCGCTTACACTATTATGATTTGAGACGAAACTATTTGCTATCTGAACTTGATCGTGAAATTACTCGTCTTAGTGAAAAAATTCGATTCATTTCATATATTTTTGACCCAGCACATGAATTAAAAACACATGGAGTATCATACAATCGTTTACTTCAATTGTTAGAGAAATATGATTTCAAAAAGTTGGCAGGACCACCCAAGAAACAGTTGGCAAATAAGATTGTTGATGATGTTCCCGATGATGAAGGCGGGAATGAAGATGAAACCAAAACATATAATTATCTAACCAGTATCACCATTCGTCATACCACATTAGAAGAACTACAAAAGTTAAAGAATGAATTACAGCGATTTGTTGATGACAAAGATTCATTGACCTCAAAGACACCGCAAAATATGTGGTTAGATGATCTTAAAGTGGTCTCAAATGGAATTTCCACATTCGAACGTGAATGGGACATGAAATATAGAGCGTTAGATTCATTATCTCGATCATTACAAATTATTCCCAGTCATCTAAAAGTTAAGGTGTCAGGAATTAAACCAAAAAAATAACTTAACTTTTTAAAAAAGTTTAGGTTCTTATCGAACATTATATGATCAAAAATTTAAAACATTATTATATAGTAAGAATAAAAATATGTCTTTGTCTGATTTTTTTGCTTCAAGAACTGGCGTAATTGTTATTTCCATCATTTGGGGATTAGGTTTATCAACACTATTTCGCAAAGCATGTGCTGGTAAAGATTGTTTAATAATTAAATATTCAAGTCCAAATCCACAAGAGATTATGAATTCTACATATAATTATGGAAATGATGAATGTTATAAATATGACGCGGTAATTACACAATGCGACGAATAAATAAAATAAATATATTATTATTATTCAACAAAAATGATTTGTTGTTGACACACACATTTAATATATAATTTATATAAATGTCACATTTTACTGAAAGTTTAAAAATTGTTCCAGAAATTAAAATCAATACAATATTGCCAGAAACTCAAAATATTAAAATTCGTAATCAATGTAAATCTGAAAATTGTACAATTCAATCAATTTTTGGAATAAGAGGAACAAATGTGCCAGAATATTGTGAAAAACATAAGCCCAATTCAACCTATATTGATGTGGTACATAAAAAATGTAAATTTAATGGGTGTAATATAATTCCAATTTATGGTAAAAAAGGAACACCAATTGGAATTTTTTGTAAAACACACAAACCAGATGACAGTTATGTTAATGTTAAAGATAAGACATGTACATTTGAAGAATGTACAACTTGTCCTAATTTTGGTAAAAGAGGAACAAAAATAGCACTATTTTGTAAGAAACATAAACCAGATGATACATATGTTAATATTCATAAAAAATTATGTTGTATTGAAAATTGTAATGTTTCTGCGAGTTTTGGTAAAAAAGAAACTAAAATTCCCATTTATTGTAAACATCATAAACCAGACAATAGTTATGTCGATGTCACACACAAATTATGTGAATTTAAAGATTGTACAACACGACCAAATTATGCTATGAAAGGAACACATATCGCGAAATTTTGTAAAACTCATAAACCCAGTGATCTATATGTTGATATTTTAAATAAAGAATGTACTTATGAAAATTGTACATTACGGCCTTCATATGGGAAAAAAGGAACAAAAAAAGCATTATTTTGTAAAATTCACATACCAGACGATAGTTATGTTGATGTTGTACATAAAACATGTAAATACTGTGATTCTATTCCAGTTTTTGGGGAAAAAGGAACAAAAATAGGCATATATTGTAAATTACATATTCCTGATACAAGTTATGTAAATGTTAAAGATAAAACATGTATAATCGATGGTTGTACAATTCGTCCAAATTTTGGACAAATTGGTACAAAAGTAGGACTATATTGTAAATCACATATACCTGATGAAAATTACATTAATGTAAATGGTAAACAATGTGTATTTAAAAATTGTACAACTCAACCAAGTTATGGAATTATTGGATACAATCCAACACATTGTAAAAGTCACAAAGAAAAAGAAATGATTTATCGTCCATTAATAAAATGTTCATTGTGTAAAACAAGTAAAAAGAAATTAGCTACAAAAACAACTGGAAATAAACATTATTATTGTGATAACTGTGCTCCATTTGATGCGTATGACATACATAGCATATGTGTAATATGTTGTTTAGAAATTGTAAATCCTGATGAAACAATTTGTCATTCATGTAATACATATATGATTGATAAAAAAACAATCAAAAGAAAAGTAAAGGAATTGTCTGTGAAACAACAATTAGATGATAATAATATTGATATTTATTTATATGATAAAATTATTCCTAATGGATGTTCAAAAAAAAGACCTGATTTTATCATTGTATGTGAATGGGGATATATTGTTGTGGAAGTGGACGAATTTCAGCATCAAAGACAAACATATTCGTGCGAATGTGAAATTACTCGTATGAAACAAATATTTATGGATATTGGAACACAACATGTAATTTTATTAGATATAATCCAGATAAATATATTCCTTCATACGGAAATGAATTTAATACTAAGAATAGGTTAGAGTCTCTTGTTCGTACAATTAAATATTATCAAATGTCTAAACCAATTAATAGTTTGAGCATAATTTATATGTTTTATGATGGTTACACACAAATAACACCTGATATAAATATTATTGATCCTTACATAGAATAAATCCATCACTGTGGAACAAACTGCTTAATCTTTGATTTATCATTGGGACATTCCGATTCTTTGATTTTATATTTATAGCAAGTTCCAGTGCTATCTACATATTTAACATTATTAACATTGAATGGAGTTGGATATTTAACAATTATTTGTGCTGTTGGTGTTTTATAATAAGTATATGCCAATCCAATACATAATGAAATCATGAAAATTAAAGGATCAAAATAATCGAGAATAGACATTATACTTAATACAATAATAAATAATTATTTTATTTTTATTTAACATTATTAAATTATTATATAAATATAATATGAATTTTATTGCGAATTTAAAGTCATTGTGTGTTGCCGAAAGTGATCATACGGTCATGAGTATTAACAAAGGAAATGGTATGATTGTTGATGTGTGGTTTTGGAAACATTTTAATTTCAAGACCCATTCAATATGGATTGGTCAAATGAATTCAAATATGAGTTCAATTAAAGATGTTGAAGCATTAAAAAAATTTATAGATGTGATATTGATGGATTTAAAAACAAAGATACCAGAAAATGAAGTATACATAAAAATATATTTAGCAAAGAACTACAAAACATCTGCTAATGAAATTAATTTCCTGATGGTTAGTATTAATTCTGAATTGCCTGAGATATATAAATCCACTTTATTGTCCGGTATGTTTGAAATTTTCAAATTAACTGAGGACTTTTTAAATATGGATAAGAATCTGAAAAAACTAATGAATCATTACCTATTATGGAGTAATTTTTATAATTACCAAAACTTGATACAAGAATATATCTACTAAGGAACATGTTCCTTACGACTTTGGATTTTATTTAATGAACAAAAATATTCAATTTTGTTATCAAACAAAATAATAAAAATTATTATAATATATAATTACAAAGAATGTATTTAGTATTGATAATAATCGCCATCATTATTGCCTTAACCATTATACAATCAATTGTTTCATTTGAATTTACTGTTCCAGTAAGTGCTTCACCTCATCATAAATTAGAAGGATTTGAAGAAGGATTTAGAGGTGGATCTGGTGGTCATGGATCTGGATCTGGTCGCGGATCTGGATCTGGTCATGGAAGTTATCGAGGTAGTGATTGGGGTCGTCGATCTGGTTGGGGTCGATCTGGTTGGGGTAATGGTGGATGGGGATCAAGTGGATGGAATTGGGGATATCCATATGGTTTATATCCGTATTCATCATATGGATATTATCCTCTGTGGACAAGTTATTGGTATGGTGGCAAATATGACACATGTAGTCAATATGCTGACGCCCAATGCCAAGGGAACAGTTATTGTTATGACAATCGTTTAAATGCTTGTATTAATAATGCTTAAAATTTTTTGATCACGTAACGTTCAATAAGAACCTAAACTTTTTTTAAAAGTTAATTAATAATTGTTTCCCAAATAATTATTAATTAACTTTTTTTAAAAGTTAATTAATAATTGTTTCCCAAATAATTAATAAAAGCAGTTGAGTCTGGTGCTCGTCCTAAATATTCAGTTAACATATCAAGTGAATTACGCTGTCCTCCAACTGATAACACTTGATCGCGAAATTTGACACCAACACTTTGATCTAATTCATGTCCTTTAAATTTACTTTGATATATATCCATGGCAAATGCTTGTGACCACAAATAACTATAATATCCAACTTCATATCCTGACATTATATGTCCAAACACTGCGCTCATATCTAATTCTGCGGTTACCTTTAATCCAAATAATTGTTCATGAATAGAATTATATATATCTTTACAAGACACTCCCATTTGTTCATTTTCATCGGTATTATTACTACAATTAAGATGTATGTTCATATCATATAAAGCAAAAGACAGTTGTTTGGTTACTTGTAATCCTTGGAGCAATTTTCGCTTACATTGAACATATTCAATTGCTTCATCAGTAATGTCAGGTGACATTATTCGCAAGGTTTCTGGAACATAACACCATTCTTCAAACAATTGTGATGGACATTCCAAGAAATCAGTTTCACAACTTGTTCCTGTAAAATCAGAAATCATTGTCGTTGATGACATGGCATGTATAACATGTCCAAATTCATGAAACATAGTTTTAACATCATCATGTGTCATACCACCTTTACTTGAAAAGTTAGTGATTAAAAATATCACTGGCAAACTTGTTGCTGATTTGCCAATGATTTCTTTCATACAAGCATGACCAAATTTACCCTTTCGAGGAAATAAATCTAAATAAAATGTACCTTTAAGGGTTAAATTCTCATTCTCATTCTTATTTTCATTCTTATTAACATTCTCATTATTCTTAGAATAAAAATAACATTGGTACATGCGAACACTTTCATGCCATAAAGTATTTTTATTTTCTTCGGTAACATCAACAAATGTATACCCAAATAATTGCTGATAAATGCGCAATATTCCAGCAGTAACAACCTCAACATTGAAAAAATCATTTAATTGTTGTTCACTGTACTTTAACTTATTTTCAATGTATAATTGACTATAATAATTGATATCTGAGACTGATATGGTTTCATCAACATTTTCTGATAAAGTGTTAATTTCACTACGAACAATTTTGGACATCTGATCAATTAATTTATTCAAAAATGACAGTACAATGTCTGGTGTTTTTGCCATTCGAGGTAACAATTGTAAATCAGCAAATGATGGATATGATAGTATTTGCGCCATTTCTTGTCTTAAACTTAAAGTTGATTCAAGTAGTTGCGGATTACTATCAGCACATTTTGAATAAAATTTGTCATAAAAATGCTGACGAGTACGTTTATTGCTACATGACTTGATTAATGGAATATAATCTGGATATGCTAATGTGACTTTATATAATTTCTCATTCTCATTCTCATTCTCATTCTCATTTTTAATTAAACGATCATTTAACCAACTTTCAGGCATTCCAATCAAATCATCACCTGTTAAACATTCTGAGTATGAAAATTCCGCTAAATTTCGATTATAATCGGAACTATTTTGGGCAAGTTGTGTTTTAATTTCCTTTATTCGATTAAACTGATCATCGGGTAATTGAAGTCCAATTACCCGTAGATCACGCATATTATTTTCAACATATCGAATTTCTTCTGATGTTAATAAATTGTTCTTAACATCAGTTGGGAAAACATTAACTTCATAAAAATGTAAGACTTGATACACATCTTTTCGCATGACCTGATTAATATCAAATTCATTCCGACGCATATTAAGTTCAGTACATTTCTTGCGAATATTATCAGATACATATAGAGTATCTAATTTGAGTATGGGAATAATTTTTTGAACTTCATTGCCTAAATTGATTAATGCTTTAAATGTATTGTCATAAGTAACGGACTTAAAATCATCTAATGATTGAGATGCGATTTCATCCAATACTGATACTCTCATGTGTACATATTGATCATAACTGCGGTTTAATTGTTCAATAGTGACATAATTGGGAGAAAAATCTATACATAGTTGTGTCATGACTTATAATTGATATTATATGATAGTCTTTATATAACTCAAAAATTTGAAAATCTATGTAATTTCGAACGCAATTACACAAAATTTTTGAAATATAAGTAAATGTACGCGCAAACCAGTGATTATAAAATTTTTGAAAATTTTTGATTTTAATTTACTTGATTGTAATAAATTTCAAAAACATGTCAAAATATCATATTGATGATGAAATTGCTGAAAAAATGTGTAATAAAATTTATGAAAATATGAATGTATGTGAAGATGAAATCACTGAAACATACGAATCTATATCAGAAGGTGATTTTGATTCACTTAATGAAATTGTTGAATGTATATTGAATACAGATTTACAATGTACATTTGGAACTCATAAACTAACTGGAAAAGATAGACATGTTAAGAACATAGTCAAGTCATATCAGTACTATATGAAATGATTCTTCATTTTTATTGTTAAACATTTAATTGTCCAGATAACCACATAGTTTCATAGTCTTTGAAATATTTGCTATAATTATTATCAATTAAATATTTTAATGTCTGTGGTCTAACCATTATATTCTTTTCAAAAATAAAGTTAGATGCCATAGGAATTACTAATTGTTTACACAGTAAGAGAAAATTTTCACTAACATTGCGTAATATTTTAGAATTTTGCCGATAGTGTGTAAAATATACAAGAGATTTCGGATTTTTATTTACTATTTCCAAAAAATCTTGTGGGCATTTAACTTCATCATATATAGTAATATTATCATCATTACATTGACTGCGTAAGACAATAATTTCTTCGTCAGTTAATGAATCTTCACTATAAATTATATTCCATACATCAGATTCACGAACATAAGATTGTGGTGAATATTTTAATTCCCGTTCCACATGTTTGACAGGCATTGCTTCAAATAAATCATTAATGTCGGGGTATTTTGAATTTTCTGGTAACATTAATAAATCTACATTGTTTTGTTCTGAATTCCATGTCCCAGATATAATATTATCAAATAATGATACTGCTTCATTTTCATATTTATAATATAATCCATTTCCACTATATGGTAAGCAATTGTGTATTATAGGATATCCAAAATGAATAATTTCCATATTGAGAAAATTCATATCATTCATAATATTGTGCGATACTACAACAATATTGCGTTGTTGTGCTTTTAATTGATGTAATACTTCAAGCATAATTGGACGTGGTTTAAAATGAACTAATCCTTTTTTAACGATGTCAAGATTCAAATATTCAGCACCAATTTCTACATTTTTTTGAGAACAATAAATTATTACTTCTTGTACATTATTTGGATATTTATCATATATACGTTGACAAATAAATAATGGAACAAGACTGGTTTTATGAATGCTAATGTTGGGTTCAAATACAAGGAAGGTATATTTTCCATTACTGCCCGAGATGCTGTTGAAAAATTCATATTTGACATTTAATTTTTTATCAGATACATATCGATCAACTATATCAGAATCCCAATAGTGAGGAATAGTAGTTACATTTTTATCATATACTAAATTTATGTATCCAGCATGTTCTTTGTACATTGGAAATGTGTATATTTCATCAGCAATATTTCCAGATATTCCCTGTAAGATTGATTTAGTTGTGGCACTAAATATATATTGTTCTTGTTGTAAAATATATACATTTCCACAAAACATATCAATAACATTAATTCCATTTAATTTGTACATGAATTCATTGTGTATAGATAACGAAACATTTATCACAATTCTAACATCATATAAGCATGTTTTTAATATATTTCTAATTGAAATATCAATGATATCGAACTTAGTATAATTATCATATATAGTGGCGAATTGAACTTTACTGAATCGTTTTTGTAATTGCTTGTAAATAAAGTAAGACTGTTGAAGACATCCATTGTTAAATAAATTACCTTTACAATTGTCAACCATAACCAAAATAGTTTCTTTCTTGATGTATTTTTCAATCATATATGTGTAATATGTCCGATCAATACCATAGATATATAATCCATCTGTACAAATTTCGGTGAATGAAAGCGATGAATTTTTAATTGTTGGAACACGATCAAATACATAGTATGTAATATTTAATATCATACATATACACATTGCTAATTTATCAAACGACTCATTCTCATTCTTACTCTTACTTAATATAACATCAGATGTCATTAAATCATGTAGGGATGAATTTATATTGCCGACATTAATATTAATATTGGTATTCTTCCCTATTTGACGTTTAATTTTCAGAAATAATTTATTTAAATGATGTAAATTATCTATTCCATACAGTGTTTTTGAACTAATAATTACATATGAAAAATCATATGTATGACATGTCACGTATAAATCATTTATATACGTGTCTGGATCAACATCTTCTCCTTTGTAAAAATATTTATCAGATGTTTTTATTTGATCTATAAACGAAAAGGAAAAGTATTCATTTAGGAAAAGATAAAATAGATCCTCATCGTTGTTTTTATTCATTGTAATATAAAATGGAATTGATAGTCGTTGAGCAAGACAAAATCCAGAAAATATAGACAATAAATTTTCAGTTGTTTGAGTTGAATCAGTGATTTTAGTGATAATTCCTGATAACGAACTGGAATTTTTCTCTTGATTATTTATTAATATCATATTGGTATGTGTTAACAACTTGAATAATTTTTAAATGAATATTTTCTGTTTAGATACTATATAATGTATTCTGTTGGCGATTTTAAATACAGTACTCAAAGCACAGACCATGATTGCTGGATGGTTTGTGATGGTCGTATATTATTAATAGGCAACTATGCTCAATTGTATAATGTTATTGGGCAAAATTTTGGTAGCATGTCTAGTAGCACATTTCAATTACCTAATTGCCAAGGACTAACATTAGCAGGTGTTAGTCAAAATCATCCCGTAGGTCAAATAGTTGGAGAAGAAACACATCAATTAACAAGTACTGAATTACCATCACATTCACATACAGGTACATCTGATGTTGCTGGATCTCACAATCATGGTAGTGTGACACAAACTGATGCTGGTATTCATAATCATTTTGGATATACTAATGGAGATACAGGAGCAGGACCAAATCCATATTTAAATATACATACACATGATTTTCCATCTCAGCCAAATATGTTAACAGATAGTGCGACTACTCCAAACGGTATTATTCAGCAAGGTTCATCTCCGTTGCTTGAAAGCTATTTTGTTAATAGAGATTCGACCACTGTTGGAGGATATCAAACAGATAATGCCAATAGTCAACATACACATGGTATATTAATGGATGGATATCATAATCATTTTATTTCCAATGATGGAGGTCATCAACATAATTTTAATACTACATTATTAAATACAACTACCGAAGGTCATTTAAATATACAACCAACATTGTACATTGGAAATGTGTTTATTAAATATAGAGAATAATTTATATTTTTATTTAATATAATGGCATATATTGGAGACTTAAAATTTTCATCATCAAGTCAAGATCATGATGGATGGTTATTGTGTGATGGACGTATATTATTAAATTCCGCTTATACACAATTATCTGATTTAATTGGAACAAAATTTGGTACATTTTCTAATAGTACATTTAAATTACCTGATTGTAGGAATAATGTTATTGGGGCAATTGGAAATGGATATAGTTATGGATACACTGGTTCATCACAACAATCATTGACATCAGATCAATTGCCAAGTCATAATCATACTGGAATTACAGACATGTCTGGTATTCATAGTCATGGATTAGTGACCGGTGTTGATGGAATACATGGACACACTGGATCAGTAACAATAAATGGAAGCACTCATTTTCATCAAATAACTACAACAACTGATGCGTTAGCAATTCTTGATTCCGTTACTAATACTGTTACCGGAATTGAAGGAGATAGCAATCCAAATGGACAATCGTCAACACAATTGAATTTATTAACACAAAATGACGGACGGCATCAACATGTAATTACACATGACAACTATCATAATCATTCAATTAATGTCGATGGCGGTCATCAGCATACATTTGCCACAGATTTAAGTGCTAATGGAAATCCACATAATAATATACAACCAACAATATTTATTGGAAATGTTTTCATTTATAGCATAAATAATAATATTGCTTAATTATATAATTTATGTGTACAATCGGTGATATTAAGTATAGTTTACAAGAAAATGATCATTATGGATGGTTATTATGTGACGGACGAATTTTATTAAAATCTAATTATCCAGATTTATCAACATCTATTGGAAATACATTTGGGTCTATGTCTAATTCAACATTTCAATTACCTGATGTTAGAGGAAATATACTTGCCGGAATAAATAATAATCCATATATTGTTAATTCTACATCTATTTCAGAACACCAAATTGGTTCACAAGAAGGTTCATATACTGTGTCAGTAACCAATAATCAACTACCCCAGCATGTTCATTCAGGTACAGTAAATACTTCTGGTATTCATGGTCATGGTATGGTGACTGGAATAGACGGAGTTCACCAACATACTGGAATAACTAACGGAGGGACTGCCGATGGTTTACATACACATTTAACTGCTCCAAACTCATCCACATTTGTCATTAATAATTCAAGGGATACAGATATTTCGGCGGTTGGATCAGGAGAATCATTACCCGACCCTTTTAATTTGAATGGTTTTACAACTAATGTTGGTGGAAGTCATATCCATCATTTAAACAAAGATGGATATCATAATCATGGAATTACCAATGATGGAGGACATCAACATACATTTACTACAACTAATACAGGATTAGGAAATCCACACAACAATGTACAACCAACTATATTTATTGGAAATGTGTTTATTTATAGCGGATATTTGCCACAAGTAGTATAAAATAAGCATGTTATATTAATAACTTTGGGAAAAAAATTTCATTTCATTTAGAAATTATTTTATTTTATTCAATAATATATAATGCCTAACGAACGTTCAGTTAAAATTGACAAACCATTATATGTCAATTCAAGTATTCATTGTGGAAAACAACTACATGTTTCTGGCACAGCGCACATGAAAAAAAATTTACACGTCAAAGGAGATGTTATTATTGCCAATGATTTGACTGTTGACGAAACCACTACATTAAATTTACTAACTGTGTCTGGTCTTGCTACAATGAATCACATTGATGCTGTTGCTCTTAGTTTAACCGGAGATTTGAATGTATCTGGAAGTACCTTTTTAGTATCGTTGACTGCTGGCGAAACTAATGTTAGTGATCTAAGTGTTAATAATACATTAAGTGTAGGTGGAACAACTACTCTAAGTAACTTATCTGTTGCCGGTACATTGAATGTGACTGGTAACACTACTTTAAGCAGTAATTTAAATGTTTCTGGTAATACATTAATTGGTGGCAGTTTAACTGTTGATGATGACACATTAATTGGTGGTAATTTAGGTGTAACTGGATCTGTTACTGTTGTTGGCGAATTAAATGTTCTTAATTTAATTGCCGGATTTGATTTAAGTATCACAGACAATCTATCCGTTGGAGGTACTGGAACTATAAGTGAATTATATGTCAATGATGCGTATGTGTCAGCAAGTTTAGTGGCATCAACGGCAAATATATCAAACGCATCTATTTTAAGCAATTTAACAGTAGGATCAATGTTGAGTACATCAGCATTAAGTGTTGGAAATTTAACGACTCTAAATAATTTAACCGCCACAGGAGCAACCAGTTTGGCAAGTGGCATTCGAGTTAGTGGAGCAAGTCTTGGATTTTTTTCAACAGCGGTACATTCATACATGTCATTCTCAATGAGTGCTGGATTTCCCACTGCGTCAGATTCCAATTTTGTAAGTGTTGTATCTATACTTCATACTTATGGACTTTTATAATTTAGATTTGCTAATGAGCAAATATTTCGATATACTTTGTGTTCAAAACGAATATAAATTTAAATTTTACTAATTTATATAGCATATATATAATGTCTGAATATCAGAAAAAATATGTATCAAGTAGTGGTGGGTCTGGTAATATTTACAACAATGGATTTTATGATAAAGTAGGCAAAATAGAATATGATAGTGCTTCATCAACTATGTCTGCTGGATTTGAAGGTGGTGTTGTCCCTTATTTTTTCAATACCATGTCTCAAACCGGCACTAAAAAAATAAAGAATCCAAATTATAATCCCCTAATATTTAAACAAAAAATACTTGATTTAGTTAAAGCAAAAAAAATCATAATTCGCAGTAATCATCCAGCAGTTACCGGTAATACCATTTTAGGTGTTAATAATGCGGTGGGAATTGGCGGTAAACAAGGACAAGCAGTTGGTGATATGAACACTTATACTGGTGTTCAAGCAATGAACGAATTTGGAGCATTTGGCAATTGTCAAGAATTAATTACTAAATCAGTTCAACCACCACCCATTCCGCCAACTCATAACAATATGATTCCATATATTGGAGGGTCTGTTAAACAAAATACTTATGCTGAAAACAGACAACAAGATGGGAAAATGGAAGCATTTACCGGACAATTCAAATTAGATCAAAATCATAAAAGAGAAGAATTAACCTTGTTTGCCCCCATTCAACAAGATGTAATGTCAACTGATTCGCCTCGACAAATGGACAGATACAGTAATTCATTGACTGTCCGAAATGGTGAAATTCCATTTGAAAAAACATATGTTGGTAAAGGTCTTAACGCTGGATATTCAGCAAAACCCAGTGGTGGGTTTCATCAAGATATTGAAGCACGCCCATTGCCTAAAAATTCAGAACAATTATACGTCAATCCCAAAGTTTCATACAAAAATCGCATTATTAAAGGTAAACATATGGTTGCCAAACGTACTGCTGAACAAGGAAATTACAAATACGCTCCGGAAACTCTTATTCACAATGAAAATGGACAATGGAACGGAGGAGCAAAGGCATCTACCGTAGCACCAACCGCACGTAGTCAAGTTGTTATGAGAGACACTAATCGAAAATGTAATAAATTTATTATGGGCGCGGCACGAGATCAAACAGGCAGTAAGTCCATTATTCAATCACTTAAACAAACAGTAAAAGCAAGTGATAAAGTCACATTTTTAGGTGTGATTATGGGAGCAGTTCAAGCAATTGGTAAACAAGTAAACACTAATGCTGAAAAATATACAGTTCGTGATACTGGTCGAACACAAGTTAACCAAAAATATAGTGAAGGTGATCATCGTGGTATTGCCAAAGCAAATGCCCAAATTGGAGCGATCTATCATACTGATAAATTATCACAATCACAAACAGGTCAAGGTGAAACTTACCGTCCAACTGAGGGATTTATTACTGGCAATAAAATTGAAGGCAAGACCTATGATCCAAATCAATTAACCAGCGTGACTGGTCGTCAAACTATCGAAAACAATAACCAATCTGGTAACTTAACTGGTGGTAGAATTGAAGGTAAGACCTATGATCCATTGGAATTAACCAAAACGACTGGACGACAAACTATTGAAAATAACAATGGGAATGGTAACTTAACTGGTGGTAGAATTGAAGGTAAAACCTATGATCCGAATCAATTAACCAAGACTACCAGACGTCAAACTATTGAAAACAACAACCAATCTGGTAACTTGTCTGGTGGTAGAATTGAAGGTAAAACCTATGATCCAAATCAATTAACCAAAACTACCGGACGTCAAACTATTGAAAACAATAACGGAAATGGCAATTTAACTGGTGGCAGAATTGAAGGTAAAGTCTATGACCCGAATCAATTAACCAGTGTGACTGGTCGTCAAACTATTGAAAACAACAACCAATCAGGTAATTTAACTGGCGGTAGAATTGAAGGAAAAGTCTATGATCCAACTCAATTAACCAGTGTGACTGGTCGTCAAACTATTGAAAACAGTAATCAATCTGGCAACTTAGTTGGTAATAGAATTGAAGGTAAAACATACAATCCATTGGAATTAACAAGCGTGACTGGACGTCAAACTATTGAAAACAACAATAATAATGGAAATTTAGTTGGTGGTCGAATTGAAGGTAAGACTTATGATCCAAAGCAATTGACCAGCATTACTGGACGTCAAACTATTGAAAACAATACCCAATCAGGTCAATTGAAGGGTAGAACAGCACATGTTGCTTATGATCCATTTGATGTTACACGAACCACTGGACGTCAACAAATTGAAGACACTGAATATACTGGTATTGTTTCTGGACAAGCAATTGGTGGTGGAAGTGGTTACACTACTGCTCCACAAGATATTTCTGATACTCATCGTCAAGAATATAGTGATGCTCAATATTTAACTGGTGCGGAAGGAATGCCTAAGGCACAAGTCTATGATTCAGCATATTCAATGAGACAAAATACTATTAATGAAATTATTGATAAACATCGTGATCCATATAAGCAAGGTGTTAAGCGATGTGTTGGTGCTGATGATATTTTTATGACATCGCATACACAAGATGTGGATTTAATGAATCAATATGCTCTTGTTCCTAAGAAATTTATTACTGCTACTAATCGTCCATCAAATAATGTGGTTGGTGACTTGACCAGTTGTAAAAATATTAGTAGAGAAGATAATATTTACTATGATACTGATATTGTTAAACAATTAAAGAACAATGATTTGAATATTGGAATCAATCCAATGCGATCATCGCAACCACTGAAAATTAACTTTTAAAAAAGTTATGATCAAAAATCTAAAAAGTTAGAATATAAAAACAATTAACTATATTCCATATAATTACATTATGGTCAATAAATTAGAATATATTCTTGAACTTGATGCTGATGGCAATGTTCGATTTGGTGAATTACACAAGTTGCGTGAATTTGTGTTGTCAGAATTGGGATTAGAAAATGCTGGTACAAAGTCAGATTCATCAATTTCATTAAAACATAAGTTATTGGCGCATGGAACTACAATACGTTTACCACATTCAAGTAATTGGAATATAACAAGAAACTCTGTTAGTATTAAAAATAAGAATGAGAATGGAAATGAGAATGAGAGTAAGAATAGAGATGAAATTATGTTCATACAAGATCCACAATTATCAACTTTTACTAAGTCACACATATTAGGTGTTATTGCGCAAGGACTTAAAAATATTGGATACACCATAAAAAATTTTGATTAATATTCCTTTCATTCTTGACTTAAATGTAATTTATTTAATTAAAATATAATAAACATGTCTTTATTTAACTTAATTAAGTCATACATATATTCGCCTGATGACTTTATTCAGACCGAGAATGAGAATGAGAATGAGAATGAGAATGAAGAACCATCTGTTCCTGTGGAATTAACAATGAATGAAGTTATTTTACAGATTTCTCGACTACGAAAGGGACAATCATGGGATTTACATAATGTTAATGACCGTACATTGATTGGATATCTTCATGGAGATGGCAGTATTGATTTATTTAGCATGAGTAAGAATGAGAATGAGGATGATAATGAGAATAAGAATAATCCAGTTATTTACTTGCCAACAACTACAATCAATCAGGGAGATAGTGTATTTACTATTGTTGGACATGATCATGAACAATATTGTGAAATTTCTACATTAGTGCTAACTGGATTACTTGGCAACACACAATTAAAGGTAGTTATTGACTTTAATAAGAGTAATTATCATAATGATAATGCTATTGCTATATGTACAATATATGGTCATCATCAATCAAATAGGGATGTAGATGTACATTCAAAGTTTGAATTACATAGTCAGTATTGGTTATGAACGGATTAATTAATAAAGGAAGAATTGTATTTCTGTATCTAATACATTTATATCATCATTCACATTCACATTCAATTGAGTTGTTTTAAATCCAGTTAATTTGAATTGTCTTTCACAAATAGATAATAACTTGGCAGGTGAAATTTTATGATCAATGTCAGCATATGAATATGAAACGTTGACTGATTTTTTAAAGAAGTTTTCAATTAGTTTAATCGCATCTATCTCTCGTAAATATGTAAATTCATATGGAGTTAATCTTAAATCTCGATATAATGCTTTGTCTAACTTTTTCAAATAATTGGTTGTTCCCACTAAAATCATGCCATTATAATTACCAACACCATCAAACCGTGATAAAATATTGCCCATTGTTACTTTTAAACTGGGTGGTTTACCATTGATATCACCATCTAAACTTAAAACACTTATGTTTAATTTTGTATCGGATGGTTTTGTCTTATTATCATTGCTTTCATCATCACCATTAATTGTTTTGTTTCTATTTAATGTAGCAAATCCCTCATCAATTTCGTCGAACAAATAAATCACAGATGATTTAGTTATTTCAACATTAAGTATACTTTCAATTGATGAAACAATATCTAAATCATCAACTGTTACAATGCTGGATGCTGGAATATCTATGATATGTCTGTTAGAATACAATGCCATAGTAACTACCATAGATGTCTTTCCACACCCAGGTTGTCCATGAAACATGTATGCCTTTTTCCGTTTTAAACCAGTTCTTCTATAATATTCTATGTCATTAATTTGGTCTAAATCTTGTTTAATTGTTTGGGAATGTTCACTAAACATGGTATCAAATGATTCATAAATCGGATTATCAGAATTATGTAATATACTTTTGATGAATTTACCACTTCCACGATAAGTAAAATGGTATAAATTATTTTTGTTGCGATTTGCTAAGTATTGGTCATATTCTTTAACACATGATTTAATATATTGTTCGACATCGTATTCATTAGATTCTAACACGTAAGTCATTTCAGTAACTTCACAGTATTTGTTGTCACCCATTTTGGGTTGAGTTAGTGTGATTTTAATGCCATTGTTAATATAAATAGGTGCGTCTGTTTCAACATATTTGTATTGACTTTTACTATCATGATCATATCCAATTAAAAAATACGTTTTAATGCCATGAACTTCGATCAAATTATGATTAATAGCACAAATATTATGATTATATGATGGGATAATATCACCTTTTTCATTCCATAAAGATGCCGATCTTCTAATAGTAAAAAATAGTTTCACTTGATATTTATACATTGGTTTGCTAATTAAGACTTTATATTCTGTGATTAATTGTTCAATAAATTCCTTTAATTCAACTGAATTTGACATTAAATGATAGGTAATAATGTCATTTGTCTTTGTAATAGTGATAAAAACGCCACTCTCTTTTAGTTGAACTATTGAACAGGGGAATAATGTGTATAAAGTGCGCGGTGTTTTTAGGATTAATTTGCCTGTATCATCTGCCACACCAGCATCAATTGTTTCTTGGGACAATTGTATTGTGTTCATATTGTATTTATGAACTAACATATATGATAGCACTTCCATTTCTTTTGGGTATTTGTAATTTGTTATAGTGTTAAGACCAGACATTATCATATTATACTTGTATGAACAACTTTGTGCCATTTCTGATATGAATGTCTTTAAATTTTGTCCATTTTTTGATACTAATGTATATTCTACGCGTCCAGATGTTTCTCTTGTCACTGATAAAAACATTTTATTTCCTATATTTAGGTCTTTAATGTCATTAATACATGTGAAATATTTATAATGTCTTAGTTGTTTAACGTCACATTTTTCAATCAAATAATTATTGAGTGAAATTAGTTCATTGGAATAGTTGATAACAACTGTTCCTTCTTTTTCGAATTCATATCCAACTAATATAGTAGTATCATGCTTTTTGAATAATGAAAATTTAATGTAAGGAGAATTATGTAATGCTTTGTATGCTAAATATAGAATAACCCCTACAACAATATACGTCATTCCATAATCTTGTTTAATTATATCAATGCCACTATTTATTACTAAGTTAAAAAACATGCCATATTCATTGCCAATAGTTAGTGATGAAATAATAGAATTAGTCCAATAAGGAACAAGAGATTTAACAGTTTGTGTAAATTGATCAGACATATTAATATTATCAATCGTAAGTAATTAACTCCAAAAATTATTGAAAATTAATCAAAATTTAAATTGGTGATCATAACTTTTTTCCACATCAAAGTAAGACTACATTTATTTAATTAAATCTAAAACTTGTAATAAGCGAGCTTAACAAGGTGTGACTTTTCTTTTTTAATCCCATCAATTGCGTATCGATATGGTTTATTATAATATTCTGGATGCTTTTGTGGATTGATGCCAATTCTACTGCCTTTTTAAATGTCTTTGTGTTCATGAACGCAATCATTTTCTGGTCTTGTTTCAATTCGTGGCAATGAATTGGGTAATTGTTTAAGTTCAGTGACACTGGTGACGTTGTTTACAGTTAATATTTCGTCAACTGTTTTGGATGGTCCTTCAATTATTTTTAAATCAGATGTTCTCTTAATACTACGTATTAGTATACCGCCCTTCCCAATTGTAATATCGAGACCTTTCAGTGTAAACCCTATTTTTGCTGATTTTTCTCGATGGAAGTACCATTTTCCAAATGTAGTCATTTGTTCAACTGACTGATGAACACATGTATCTTTATGATTTTCTGGATCATAAACATAGAATTCAATTTCAGCAATATGATAGACCTGATTTTTAATTATTAGTTGAACATAGTTTATTAACCAATTTGCCATTTGATCAAACCATGCGGGGTAATTTTTGTGTGGCAATGCGAATCGTGATAGTACTGTGTCAGGATCATTTAAACCAACATAATCTTGATATATGTGTGATTTTTCAGCAATAGAATCTAATTCGGGACAAGACGATTCACAATACCATACTTCAATATATTCAGGTTGAATTATATAGTGTCTAATTTCATCTAAATTAACCGAGAAATTTCCCGAATAAATAATTCCATGGAATTCGCAGTTGTCCATGTATCCAAAAATAATTTCACGACCCTTTAATATTTCACCTTGATATAAAAATATAGCAGTGTCATATCTGTATGAAATTGAACGTGATATTCCATTATAAATATCATTTAATTTTTCATTCAAAAATGGAAATCGTGTTTTTAGATTATTAAAATCATCAAGTAATTTGCTAAATTTTATTGATATATTATCCTTGATTTTGAGTTTAATTTTGTTAGATTCCTTTGGAATAGTGTTAGATTCCTTTGGAATAGTGTTAGATTCATTTGGAATAACGTTGATTTCAGACATAATATATTTGTATTTAAACACAAATAAATATAATATTTCAAATCAAAAATAAAAATATGAAGTTTTACTCATCCAAAAATAAAACCATTATTGATGAAAATAATCAAACAATTATAATTCAAGGTCAAAATAATTCATGTATTATGGTAGCAGTTAGCAATGCGTTTAATATGTTAGACCAATCTGACATAAGAACTTCACGTAAAAGAACACGTACATTAAATACAATATTTCTCGGAGTAAAACCCAATTATTTTACTAATGGAATCACAATAAAAAAAGAATTCGACAAACAAATAATACCCCAAATTAATGACACATTTGACCAATTTAGAATTCATAAAGTCAAAAACATAAGCAAAAGCAAAGTTAAGAATGTCAACCTTAAAGCACATTTATTAAAGTACACTAAACATGGACACAAAGTAATATTTTTATTAAGTGGTTTATTTATGGGACATATGGTTTGTGTCAAAGACATTGGCAACAGACACATTAATATGACCAATGGTGATAGATTATTAATTGATTTATGTAATCATGACTATCATATTGGGTGTATGTATGTAATTAGTAAAAAACAAACTTATTAAAAGTTAGTTAATTATTTCCATGGAGGACTTGCCCATACATTGTTTGATGGCAAATTATTCAATGTAGGATTCTTAACTGTTTCATCAAATTGACTTTCCCATGGACAACTGGGTGAAGTCCACGGGCAAGGTGTGGCAGGAAACTTAGTTCCAGCATAAATGTCACGTGTTGATTGACCACGAGGAGTTTGTGACATTTTCATATCATTAAATATGTTTAAAATGTACCCATGATAATTAACCAAGTTGTGGTATCTTTCTGGTTGAATAAATGTTTTGTTGGTGCTTAAATAAAGTAAGTTGGACTCAATGTTGCTCATTAACTTTTCCAATTCTTTCATTGGAATATACGGCATAGTACTACCATTGGGTAATTTAGGTAGTCCAACAGGAGATGGTTGAGAACTTATAATAGTATTTTTTTCATACGACATTATTTCTATATATAATATTATAGAAATAATTCTGTTTCATAAACGAATTTGGATTATTGTTCTGAACCTATTAACAGAATGATTCCTTCTTTTTCTAAGCGTATTTTTTCTTGTTCGGGTGATTCACCTTTTTCAGCAATATAGTCTTCCATTGTCTCAGGTAGTGGTTTCCATTTTCGCAACTCTGTTTGAATCCAATTTAAATATTCATCGGAATCATGATAATATTGTAATGATGTGTACAAATTGAGGTTGTGTTTGAATGTAAGACACGATTCTGGCATATTTTTTTCGGAATATTCATTCTCATTATCATTACATTTTGATTCTCGATAAATATAGTTGTTGATCACAGTTGCCATCATATAATAATAATCATCATCGATTAATATATCAGTGTCAAGAGACACATTCATACGATAATCAGCAATAAGATGATTAATAATACTATTGACTTGTGTTTTTGAGCAACAAATACATGTCATAATAGCATTTTCTGATAATATGCTGTACAGTTGCCACTTTACTTTCGCGATAATCATCACTTCTGGATTAGCATGAATTACTATATTCATTTTTCCAGTACAATTATTGCTAACAATATCAACATAACCCCTAATGGGATGCTTATTGGATCTGGTTAGAATGTTAATCATACTATTGTACATTATATCAAATGCTGACTTAATCATCGACATTTTCTAACAGGACTTAAATTTATTCACAGTTTATAAATATTAATCAAAAATTTAATCAATATAAAAAGACACTGAATTAGTTAACTTCAAATTCCACACTGATTTAGGCACAGGTTTATGATCAAGTGTAAATAAAGATGTTATTTGTCCATCTGGTGATCGAAAATCATTTATTTTACTTAAAATATTGCTTAATGTATCATTATAATAACCAGACACATGTAATTCGCCATTAGTAAATCCAACCGTGTCTGGGCGTGTGCTTAAAAATTTAACATTGATATTATTCATTTTCAATATACTGTATGTGACATTTAATATTTAAACTAATAATTATTGATTAAAATAATATATGATTTTTGATATAAATTATAAAATATCCGGAATATTTTAAAAAATGAGTTTAAGTAATACTTCCCTTCTTGTTAAATATCATGAACATTTATTCAATAAACTTATAAATCGAAATACAAAGTCTGACGACAGTAAATCAACTACTAAAAATAAAACTTGTGATCGTAGTAATGTTGATTTAAATAATTATGTTAGATTAATGGATAGTATTGGCAACTTTTCGGAATTTAAATGCGGTATTGAAATTAAGGGTGGAAATGGAAAGGGAAATGGGAATGGAGAAGAAATGTACTTAATTGATGATAACGGACTTCTATATAAACGACATGATTACACGTTAGTTGGATATAAACAAGGAAACGATGTTATTGTTTTCTAACTTTTAAACAGATTTATGATACATCTTCACTATGTGGAATAATGAGGATAGTTCAAATATTTTGCTCATATTGCTATTATTGTTCATATTGCTCATGTTGTCGTCGTTGATTTTATTAGTTTTAAGTAAAAGTTGTATTTGATCATTAATTGAAATTGTCTTCGTGTTGGGGGTCATTAAGTACATTGCTATCTCTAATATATGATAATATTTTATTTTTAAGTAACAAACGTAATATTCTTAGATTTTGCGAACGAACAATGAAAATATTTTCATTGCTCTGATAGGCGTTTATTTTTTCTCTTTCTTTTCCTTTTTATTTTTCTCATCCTTTGTTTTTGTTTTTGTTTTCTTTGTTGATGTTGTCGTCATTGAAGTATCAACTAAATCATTTAGAGAATGTAATTGTTCGATTTCATTTGATTTTATATTGTTTAATTTATCACGTCTCCATGAATCCAAATCATCTGAATCGTTTTTCCAAGTATAGTATAAAGCATATAAATAAATTCCAACATATATTAATATAGTTAATAGTAACGCACCACAGATTCCAAATATAATGTAATTGCCTGATTTACTCCATTCGAAATTAGAAATAGAGTTATTTATAAAATCCATACTTTTATATTCTTTGGAAATAAATTTGATTTTTACTCAGAGACATAACGAAATATAATATAATATGTATAAATTTTATCCTGTTAATAAAAAAGATTTGAAATTAAAAACACCATTCCGATATGGCAATCAATATCTATGTTCAATCAGACACAAAACCAATAATGTTTATATTCAGACACCTATAATGAATATATCTTATGTAGATGACCTGAAATTATATGTTAGTTTAGATGATGATGATATTGATCCAAAAATATTTCAATTCAGGCAATTTATTGAATCACTAAAAGACACTATTGATAATGAATTTAAACAAAAAATGTCAGCATGGTTTCCGGATCAGAATGAAAACCGGAATACGAAAATATATAATTCCCTTATCTTTAATGATTGTATAAAATTAAACATTATTCCATTTGTAACCAAAGTATTAAATGCTCAGGGACAAGAAGTTGATTACCGTACTATGGATCTTTCAAAGAAGGGAGGTTGTAATAATAATAAAATGAATGCCATTATTGAATTACAATATGTTTACATATCACCAGACAGTTATGGTGTTACTATTAAACTTCATAAAATTAGGATTTATGATCGTGTAAAGTTCGGTGATTTAGAAACTGACACGTGTCCATATTGTCATTCATTGTCACTCTTACGTACAAATCATGAAAATAAGAATAAATCATTCATTCCTCCGCCACCGCCACCACCTCCACCACCACCACCCAAAGCAATACATTATGAACAAAAATTAATAGTTAAACCCAAAATACTTCAAACTTTAAAAGTAGGTATAGATATGTCGAATATTATTAATGAAATTAAGAATGGAATAAGTCTGCGAAAAGTAATCAAAGAAGTCAAAGAATTAGAAGCAATAAAAGATGTCAGAAATATTTCTTGTGATGATTTAATACAAATGAAAACAACATTAAGACATATTTAAAATTTAGGATCATGATTTCTGTTATTTAATAATGTTGTTGATTTGAAATAAACATTGGGTGAAACTTCACTAAATGTCCATCCATCAGAAAATATATTGGGATTTTGAAACAATCCCCAAAATAAAGTGCTTATACTTTTATCGGGATCAATTCCAACAACATTTTTATTTGTATTCGTATTTATATTCATATTTATATTCACATCATTACTTTGATTGTTCAATTCATAATTGCTTTGATTAACATTGTGTGTGGTCATTAATCCAATTACTATTAGTACCAGTCCAATTATTATCAAAGTCTCTAAATTCATACTATATTCTTTCGATATATATATATTTTTATTCATATTGTTGTTATTGATATGTTACATCAAATAATAATTATATAAATCCACAGATTTATATGACTCACTACCTCCAATAACTTCCAAGTCATTTCCACTAATAATTCTCTTCGTAAAAGGAGCATCATTGCCGGAATCTTTATCAATTGCTGTTAATTGTGTGATTTTATCAGCAATGGGAATCAATTGGGAAATGACTGGAAAGATTTTACGTTCATAAGTTCCTTGAAGTCCAGACACAATCACATGAATATCATTATTGGCAAGTTCCTGACAAACTTCAAATGCGTCTTCATAAAATTGGATTTCATCTATGTAAACATATTTAATTTCTGGATCAAGTGAATTTAATGTTTTCTTTAAACTTTTTCCAGTTGAAACTACACACGGATGTGCTGTTTTATCAAATGTATATAGTTGATCATCAGTACCATAACGAATATCTCCATTATATTTAATAATAATCGATTTTTGTCCAGCAATATCAGTACGTCGTTTCAAACGAATTAATTCACTGGTTTTGCCGGCATACATCGGACCGACAATTAAATGAATACTTCCCTTATAGACCATACTTTATTATATAATGTTCCATTATGGAATATTATTAAATCAATTTTCGTTTAATGAACATGAAATAATTAATATATAAATATTATTCAATAAATTTAGTTATATGGATTCTGAACAAAAACCAAAACGTGGCAGACCGGTTGGTTCTGGAAGTTCAAAAAAACAGCGAATTGTTCCTGAATGTGTTGGTAGTTTTTCTGTTAATAATAATAATACTGTGGTAGAAAAACCATCTATTCCACAACAATATTTAGTTCAACTTGATGTTTCTTTATCAGATGTTAGCAATTTAGATATTCCTGTATCTTATACATCTCTGGTACAAGATTTAAATTTGCCAATTCCGGTGTTTGACGAGTCATTGATAATTCCTAATTTGTATCCGATTAAAATAAAATCTATATGCCCGAGCACTATTGAAAATAGAAATATGAATCAATGCCCGATTATTCCTAATTCTCAGAATAACATTAATAATAATGGCATCATTAATAATGGAGTCAATGAAAGTATTTTAATGCCATTATTAGAAACCAATAATGGAGAACAGTGGCCACTAAATTCTCCATATCCGTGTATGAATTGTGAATTATATTTTTCAGGAATTCCTTTTGGTATTCCATTGTATGAATATGACAACAAAATTAGATGTTATGGGAATTTTTGTCATGCTAAATGTGTCCATAGGTATATATATCAATCAATGAACGAAACTGATTATTGGCAAGCATATAGTTTATTGTGTAGTATAAATAGTTTATTATATTCCGAGGACGATATTAGTGGGGTTGATATGTCTCCACCCAAAGAATGTCGCCAAAAATATGGTGGAAATTTAACTGATGAGCAATATCAACAAATTGTATTTGGTGATGTTAATAATATTATTGCCGATGTGTACCATTTGCCAATTTATCCAGTCAAGTTACATATGTATCAAATCAACAAAAACTTGAATATAAATACAGTTATGACTGGGATGGGGAATAAAACAACAGTTAAACAAAAGGTAAGTATGCCAGTAGATTTAAATAGTGCTAAAAAATCAGGTGAACTAATTAAATCAATGATCAAAGTCAAATTACCAACAAAAGAAAACCATTTCTAAATTAAATAATAATGTCTGGTAGTATTAATTTAAAATCATTGGCATGAATATAATCATTATATATGTCTTCTAAATGATTGAAACATTTAACTACATCAAATGATTCTAATAACGTTTTCATATCATTACGTTCAATATCAGTAGCATCATATTTAATACTTTCGAGACTAATATTTACTATTCTACAAATGCCAACGAATTTGTAAATTTCATATGATCCAGATAATATAGTGTATATACAATGTTCAGTTTCCAATGTCTTTTTATGGAATTGAATATGATAGATACTATCGCGTATGGTTACTTTGCTTTTAACGTAAATGATGTCTTTGATTATTTCAATTGAAACTAAGTTATTTGAATCAGTGATTTTAACCAAGTGATTTACCCTTGTAAATTCATAGGTATCTATATCAGCAATTACTAATTTTAAAAAAGCACGAAGCAATATATTAAATTTACTTAATTGAGTATTTGTTAAATATTGTTGATTGTACTTAATTTCAATACAATGTGTTTTTGTGGTTTCAATTGTTATGTCAAAATCATCGTAGGTATCATAATGCTTTACTATGTGAATATTTTTAATGCGCTTAGCAATATCATCGTGTTTAAAATTCATAGTGTCTAATAGTTGTGAATTCTTAATGTGTTTATATTTACTATCACTTATATCAATTAAAACATCAATATCAAAAGATCGATCAATATACCAATCTTTGTATGACATTTTGATTAAACCTGTATGACTAAAAATATCCTAAACAGATTTAAAATTCAAATTTTCAAACTAATTTATAATCTTACACAGGATCATGATTATTAAACTAATGCTGTTGAATCAAAGCAATATGTACTGTGAATGAAATATTGATTATTTAATCAATTACTTTGAGTTTAATTTATATCAATAAATGTCATTTGATTATAATCAATATAAACTTAATATTGCTCGTTTTATTAAAGATAAATTTACAAAACCTGTTAATGAAAAATTATCGTTTGATATATTTGAATCAGATGATCATAAAAATGACAGGCAACTTGAATTAAAAACAAAACATAGGCAAATATTAAGAGGTCATATATTACAAGAAGCATTAGGGTCATATAATGAATTTAAAAATTTAGGTACTGGCAAACATAAAAGCGGATTGGATATCATATCTGATAGTCGTAAAATAGTGATGGAATTAAAAAGCAGAACTAATACAGATAATTCAACATCACGCAAAGGAAATATGACTAAATTGGCAAAATTTAAAGAACAGTATCCGGAATATATGTGTATTTATGCTCAAATAAATCCGCCGACTGAACGTGCGTTTTATTCAACCATTCCAAAAATAATAAAACATGATGGATTTGAAATTTATGAATACACAGGATTTGAAATTTTTAAGTTAGTTTTTGGTGATAAAGCAAATGAAATGCTTGATTTTATCAAGCAAGAACTCAGTAAATATTAATAGACTGATGTTAGAGCGTTTTTCAATGCCATTCCAATTTGGCGTGCTAATTCAACTGGAACAGCGTTTCCAATTTGTTTGTATTGACTTGATATACTTCCATAGAAATTATAATCATCGTCAAATGTTTGAATTCTCGCATATTCACGAATTGTTAGCGGACGTTCTTCTAATGGATGACATCTTTCTGTTTGTTTTTGAGAAGGTGAACATAATAATGTTAATGAAGGTTTTTCCATGGATAATCGATATAATATTCCTCGTTTACCTCCACCAGAATAAAAACTATTTCCGAGATATGACTTTTGTAATTCAATTGGTAAATTGACCCAACATCCTCCTTGCGGAATTAGTTTAAATAACCTGATTTTATCAGCATTATATGAAGCACCATCCGATACAGGAACATCATATAATACATCTTTTAAGACTTTGAATGTTTTGTTTTTTTCTGGGAACGTAAACTTAATATTTGCCGATTTCAATGTTCCGATTATAAATACACGTTCTCGTTTTTGTGGAACATTATAATCAAATGAATTTAATAACGAATATTGTACATCATATGTGCCTATATCATTTAAACACTTAATAATTTCTTTAATAGTTTTACCACTATCATGCGTTAACAAACCCTTGACATTTTCGATTAGAAATATTTTAGGTTTGATTAGTTGAATCATATCCATGAATTCATACATAAGTTTACCTCTGTCATCATCCAATCCGGTTCTTAATCCTGCTTGGGAAAAACTTTGACAAGGCACTCCACCTGCTAATAAGTCCGTTTTCCCTATATATGGTGACATATCAATATTATCCATTCCAGAACATACAACATGTGTTCCAGAATGATTGTTTCGTAATGTTTCACAACAATTTTTATCATTATCATTTAACATTAAGGGAACAAACCCCGCTTTAATTAATCCGCTACTTAATCCACCACCACCAGCACAAACTTCAATGAATGTTTTTTCGTGAATCGGTTCTGGTTTAACCTTAACTTTGATTTTTATTTTATTGTCCATTACTTAGTTTAATATATTAGATCATTTTAATATAATATTGCCTAATCATTTTTTCTTTTAATTTACATAAACATTGATTGCTTATTACATATAATTTAATAATTAAATTATATTGAATGGATGCTATTGATATTAGAAGTGGTGATTTTAGTTTGATTAATTTGCCTGATTGGGGGATGTCAAATTGTCTTAAAAAATATTGTCATAGTAAACTTCCATTATTTACTACATATAAATATGACGATAAGACTGAGACTGACGCTGGGAATGATAAGAACATAAATGTATCCGAATTAGGCAAATCATGCTTATGTGTTCCATTACAATCAGATCATATTGCCACTATACAATATATTGCTCAATTAGGGGCATATACAATATTTGACAGAGATCAGATATTTATTGATAAAATTGTCATTAGTGAAAACGATTGTTTAATTTTTGCCCAAGCATATAAAGGTGTGTGTTATATATTTGATATTTATACATATAAAGGCAAAAATATAAAAGATTTACCATATATTCAGCGATATGATTATTTATTTAAATTAATAATATCTGGGATGGCAACAGAATTAATTAAAATAGTGCCAATTAATCAAATTGTTGACTATATCAATTATTATGCTATATTAAAGACAACAAAGTATATATTATTCCATTATGTAATGGAAAATAAGAATAAAATGTCAATGTACAAAATTCGATTAAGTGATATTCGAATCCCTAAAAATGAAACAATTATTAAATTTTTGGTAAGACCCAATAAATACAAGAAATTTGCCATTGATTTATTTATTGTTGATAAATTCGGAAAGTATCAAAAATATACCAAAATATTCAGTGAACAATACAGTAAATTATTACATACCGATTCTGATGTCATTATGTGTCAAAACAAAGGCGGTAAATGGATACCAATTTCAATATCAAATGAACCCAAAGAAAATATTAAAACCATTATATTTTAAATAAATGAATCAGATAATGTTAGTTCATTTTTGACATTATATAATTAATAATAGGTTGTTCTATTTTACTGATCTCTTCATCTTCTGAAATCAGTTGTGATAATTTTTTTAATTCGGCATTTTCCAATGTTTTTCCAGTAATCATATTCCAATTAATTTCATACAGTTTGAAGTTAAGCAAACAATTGACTTTGTTTTGGAATATTTTTAACTTCCAATAACATCCTTTGTCTATTCGTCCAATGACATCTGCTGTTGAAAATGTGTACTTATCAATAATATCATCAATGGAAATATTTAATGTGCTAATAGTATCATCCTTAATTAAATATCCACTAATAATATCTCCAACCTTAAAATTATGTTCATATTGGCATTTTAATCTCAGTATTTTTCCACCAGTTTTTTTATTTGTTTCTCGAAAGCGATCAGTAACTTTAATTTCTTTTAAACTCAATGGATTAGTTTTACTATCGAAAAATTCAAGAGTTAAATGATCCAAATTAATTGGACTAGAAAATACTTGTAAACAAGTTTCTTTATCAGGATAATAATAAACATACTTATCATCATAATGACTTTGTATTAAACGTCCAAACACTTGTTTTTGATTTGATGTAAAACATCGTCCAGTAAACTCTTCTATACGAACATAAATTCCATCTTCTGCTAATAATTCCGATGTTTTTTCAATTACCATACTAACTAATTGAATTTTCGAAATATTGGCAACTTTATAGAATTTTAATGAATATGAATTATCAGTATCATCACGTAGATCATTATTAAAATCAAGTAACAACGAAAATTCATTCCAATAGATATCTTGAATTTTAGGCAATGTATTACTAACATTATGAGGATCTCGAAGTAATAAATCATTTCCATAAATTCCCGATTGATTAAAATCTATTCCATTCCCATTTCCGTTTCTGTTTTCTGGGTTAGATGGAACTAATTGAACACTATATGGATTTTGAGATTGTGGTTGATTGACAAATGGTTGATATGTATAATCTGAATTAATATTCCCACCGCCATTTCCATTATTACTCCCATTATTGGATGATAATTGAGATTGTTCCAACGCCCTTCTTCGATCATTTTCTTCACTTTGAATTCTTGACACTAACATTTCTAAATATTGAGGATTTTCGATATTTCTACTGAATTGCTCTTTATTTTTGTAAAACATATCTGCGCTTGCTGGGTCATTAAAAATAGTTTCCAATAATTTGGGTAAAATTTGCTGATTTCGATTAATAAAAGGGATTGTAATTAATTTTTGGGCAATAATTCCTCTCAGTTCTGGTGGTATATGTCTCGCAGATTGTCCTTGTCCTATACCATGTCCAGATCCAGATCCACTTGGCATTATTGATTCTCGTCCTGCTACATATTCATCCATTTTTGACTTAAATACATTTGGATCATTATCTTTGAATGATGCGAAACTCATTAATTGTATAGTATAAATTATGTTTTTATTTTCAATATGAAAACTTAACGAAATTTTATTTCGTTCTTTTATGAAACAAAATATATAATTATCATATATAGTATGGCATTTCCTCATTCAATAGATGTGTCTAAACGGCAATTGCCTGTTAATTTTTACAATAATCAAACGATCACTTATCCTGAAAAGACATCACAAATTCAATCCAATATTGTTGTTATTGATAGTCGTTCAAGAAACTGGGACAAAGAAGATTCAAATGATTATATAGTTCAAACTAATGAAAAATTTCAATATGTAACATCTATTGCTCTGGTCGATGCCTATATTCCATCATCTAATTATGTTCTCACTGAACATAATAATTTGATAATTTTAGTTGAAGAAATTGCCGGTAGTGATAAACATATATATGTTCGAATCCCCTGTGGATACTATACAATTGGCACATTAGTCACCGCAATGGGTGTTGCTATGACTAATCAATCACTAATACCACAGGTATATACTGTGACCTCAGATCCGACATCACTGAAAGTAACTATAACCTCAATTATTTCCTTTTCGTTAATATTTCATGAAGGTGAAGAAGTGATTGGTGATTCTGGATTTGCTGATGAATTAGTGACTAATAAACATGGAAAAAAGGAAGTCAAACGAGTTGATATTGCTCAACGACGTAAAAAATATGTTAATGATTCAATTGGTCAAATTATTGGATTTAAACCCCATAATTTACATAAGAAAAATAGTTACACTGGACAAATGGTTTATGACTTAAACCCATATGAATATTTATCGATTTATGTTAATACTGAAAATGACGATGACTTTAAACAAGTAACTATTCCAAGTCCTAATTGCGGTGCTGATGGTAGTTTTGCTATTGCTCATTTGGGACGAGGGGAAGACTTCTATAAGATTCTTTATTATACTGATAACTCTTATTTCATTAGATATTTTAACCCACCAATTCAATTCTCAAAAATCAAAGTATCATTTAGAACTGCTGATGGATATAAATATGAATTTCAAGGATTAAATAATTATTTGGTATTTGAAATTAAACAGGCATTCGAACGCCAAATCATCACAAATTTAAGTCAATTAACTTTACAATAATTTCATTGATCGTGCTTAATGACGATTCCATTGTGATATTCAACCCAATCACCATCGTCACCACTGGCGATAATTCGATCAGTAATATCCCAACCTTGTTCATTAATAATGTTTTCAATAATACCACAAATGTCTTCATTTGAATAAGTGTTTAATTTTGGAAACCAACCCAGACCAAAATTTGAACGTACTGATTCTGCTTTACGTTTTTGTGTGGCGTTGGATATGTAAAAATATTGACCCATGTAGAAATAATAATTTTAACTTAATCTTTAAAATAAGTCAGAAAAAAATCAATTTTTTTATGTTTCACAAACTTTGTAGTTTAATCATAAATTTTTTGAAATTCAAATCTGGCATGGTTAGATTTGAAATTATGTTATTCATATTTTACGAATTGGACTATATTAATGACTTGTGTTTGAGACGGTTTATTAACATCATTAATAAACTTGTCAAATCTAAGTATGATATAAATAGTTTAGTACAATTTGTTAAAAACAATAATCAAAGAACCACATTAGTGAAATGTAATGATGAAATACTGTCAAGTCAAATATTAGATGAAAATACCAACGAATTAAAGCAATTTCACACATTAAAAATGAATATTTGTGTAGTTCATTAATGTTATTAATTTGTGAACTATTTAATGTCATAAATACATTCATGATAAGATTAAATATATAGTTCCATCATCTAAAATATTAATATTTGTTGAATCAGATGATGGTCATTTTTGGTTCAATAAAAAGAAATCGAAATATTAACATATAAAATATAAATAAATCTATACATGGAGGTTTTACGTAATCCTAATTTACAAATTACTGGTAATGGGATTTACATTAGCAAGAAATTATTTGGAACAACCATATTATTTCCACATAAAATATTTTTATATAGTAATTATATAAATGTCATATAAAGAAAAGCGTCAAAACGCAAATATGGTGTTCGTTGGATTTGATTATGGTGGTGGTACTGCTTTAATATTCAACACAATTTATGCCACACAATTCATGCCTATTGGTGACGCTATTACCAAAGGTATAACTTTAAATTTTTATGGATATACTGGTAGTTCAAATATTACTATTGGTATTGCTGATAGTAATGGAAAAATTATAAAGAAATCAATTAAAACAACACCATTAAATATAAGTGGGTTAAGCGTGAATAGTTATTATACTTACAATTTTAATTTTGATGATAAAATTAAATTAAAGCGCGGTAAAACATACTTTTTCTTAATTCAATATATACCTATATCTGGATCTGCTGTTATTAATGCTGTGACACAAGGATCAGCACCAGTTGCTACATTTTTATGTGGCACAAGCACTGGAAATTTAACAACAGTCAAGAAAATTTCTCCACCAATTGGGTATATTGACGCCATAGCAACAATTGGTAATTTATATTAATAATTCATCCGTAATTGTTACTATTTGTGTATATAAATAATCAATAGATGAATTATTGTTGATAATATGATCTACATCAATTTCAATACCCTTTTCAGATATGTGATTCTTTTCATCATTCATATTTTCATTCATGACAAGAGTGGTATTTTTTACCACCTGCGGTCTAACTATTTTAACTATTATTCCTCCGATTGATTTAATAAACTGTGCTTCATTGTCAAATCGAACATCACTGATGACAATACCTTTGACGTTCTTATTATTTTTTATTATGTCGTTTGTCTTATCCCGAACTATATTTATCCATATATTTTGATTCAATTGTTGGCGAAATAAATCAGTTCCCACAAATTGTAATAATTGTCTACAAGTCATACCCAATTGCTCATGAATAACAGTTTCACGAGCAAGACGAGATTCTGGTGTTTGTCCTTCAATCATATCCCTTGACCACCCAGTAATTATGTGAACAATATCTTTGACTGCTCCACCAAATGTGATTTGAACAAAACCTTTGTTTTGACATAAATATGTAGCAACAGTATCTTTACCACATCCTGCTTTTCCTGTCACGCCAATGATTTTCATGATTTACTAATATATATTTATGTGTTACCTTTATTATAAATTATTGTCTAACACAAAGTTAATAGGAATATGACAATAATTGGAAACTGAACGGATATTAACAAGGTAGATCTGATAAACCTTCTCGAAGGCATTCTGGGGCAAAATTTTGGTTCAAACAATATCGACAATTGCTTTGATTAAAAATAACAATTGAACCCTCAGCAATATATTGAATATAATCGGTATGACCGTCATTTAAATATAAAGTAGCATCTTCACTATTATCAACCTTATCAGAAAAATCATGAAAATTTTCAGCATGTGACACGTCAATTACAAATGTCAATAAATGGTTTTGAATCTCTGTTGTGCTGTCATATAGACCTGCTGACACAACAACTCTATCCTCAATACGATCACCATCGAAATTAACATAATCAACGCTAATAGTATTAGAACTATTCATGGATACATTTAAACCTGACGACATAATTGAAATATAATTAATATTAAATGTGTAAAAATAACTAAAAAAAATCAAAATTTTCAAAAATTTTGATTTTATTAAATCGTTCTTAATATTAACAAAGCATAATATGGCAGAATTAGGTGGATGGACTCGAATACCAAATACTAATATACACAAAGATTATATTATGCCATATAACGAAGACATATACATTAAGATTTTTATTCTTAATGGTATAGAACCAAATACTACACGTGTTTCAATATATCCATATGCTATAACACGACCTGATATAGGTTCGTGTTATAGAACAATAATTCTTGAAGGAGATAAAATTGTGAGTGATACATATGGAATTGAAATTCCAGTTCCAATATTGGCCGAAAATCAGTTATTATCGTACAACATAGATTTTTTACAAGAATTGCTTGACGTAACATGGAAAGATCAATATTTTGATCTCAGATCAGATGATTGTACAGTTTGGTACACAATGTTCGAACGCAATGGATTACATATTGAATATAATTATTATGAAGGTAAGGGACATTATAATTTGTCTACTGCCATTGATGTACAAATATCGCGCTCTTCACATGATCCAATAATTAGCGAATTCATAACATTATATGATAAACATGTATTAAAATGTCGTGAGCAATGGGAAAAATTGAAAGAAAAATCGACATTAATTTTACCAATGGTAATTATTTAATTACTCGTCATCATCAGATTCTATTTTGGGCATTTTAACATTTAAATCACCAATTACAGTAAATGTTCTCTTTGATAAAATATAATTCAAAAGCAATTCACTGTCAATATTGACCTTGTTTTCTGTCATATATTGTTCCAACGCCACTCGTAAAAATTTTTGTGATAGACCTTGATTAACTTTCTTACAATTATATGAAATAGTAGTCTCACCAATCTGGTATTTTTTATTACGATATTCCTCGGTATTTTCAAATGTTTGAATTAATTCTGACTTTAATTGCTTCTTTTCTGCTGATAATTTTTGTATAGTTTTAGTCAATTCGTTGTATCGTGCTAAACCTTTCTTAAACAACGCTTTGGTATTATTAATATTGATAGTATTAACTGTGGATTCCATTATAAATATCTTTGATAATTATTTACATATTAATATTAATAAGAAATATTTTTTTCTTTTCAAATATATATACATTTAAAATAATGGACACCAAAATGATGATGAACACCATGATCGCATGCCTATTGTTCTTAGTTGAACTTTATGTCATCGAATACATCTGGAACAATGTTGTTGTTGATGTCTTACCAAATGTAAAGACAATTACATTGTGGCAATCTCTGGCACTGGTCGTGTTGATTAACATGTTCAAAGCACCATATAAATTATATTAAATATATTCAATATATATGAATTAATCCGCCACTGGCATAATATTTTACTTTGTCACCAATCATATATAATTCATCATATTGACAATCATCTCCACTGATATATGTTAATACAGGATGTTCTGTTAATGTACAATTCTCATCTATATTTAATGGTGATGATACTATGATTTCGATGAATGTATTATTCTTCTCATTCTGATCATCTTCATTATTAAAAGTGTTTTCAGAAACAGAATATTCTTGAACTAATTGTGTTGTATAAATGCGACGAATTCGCCCAATAAAATCAAGACCGACAAAATCAATAAACTTATAATCATTTGGTAGTGGAAACTTAGAATATATTTCATTATTATACTTCCATTCTGGATCAACATAACACATAATAGATTTGTTAAATGTTGAAGGCACGTACATAATTATATTCTACACAATCTTTGGAAATAAAATATTTGTAAATTCAAATTACGTAAATACTGTCACATTTACTAATATTTTCAAAAATTATGTAAATGCTGGCGCATTTACTAATATTTTAAGAGAAGTTATTAAATAATAACCATTGGTAAAATCAATGGTTTAGAACTACTAGTATAATCTATCATCAATTCTAAACCAGATTTCCAATCACAAATGTTGCGATCATTTTCATTTTCATTTTCATTTTCACCCATAAATAAGTCCTTAATTAATCGCACATTTTCACTGTCAGGAATCAAATCTAAAAATGACATAATATCTCCAAGTGATGGCAGATTTGATTGAATTGTCTGATATTGATCAACAATACCATTGATTTCTCTTAAATTAATTTTGCTATTTGAACGTTGACATAATATATTTTTATAACCATCACTGCTATCAAACATTTCACATATAACATAGTCTGTACGAAATGTAAAACTCATCACGAAATTTGATGTTTTTATTGCAAATATCATTGTATACGGATTACTTGAAATTAATTGATGAAATACAGCCACCAATGTGAATTTGTCTGAAATTTGCTTGTAAGCATGATCATTTAACGATGACATTTCATGATAACCATTTTCATAGTCAATTCCATCAATTTCTCCTTGACACCAATCATCCAGATCAAGTTTAATAAATACCGACATTATGATTAAAAATATCCTAAACGGATTTAAATAATTTAAAGTCAAGTTTTGAAAATTTTTGATCAAAAATTTTGATTATAATTTGCCATCATTTCAGATTTAACACCTTAATATGGGAAATAAGTCATCAACACTCCCACCAAAATATGATGATATAGTTTCATCAAATAATTTTAAAACAGAAAGTCCGTCAATTATAGAAGAAGCAAAACAATTAAAAGCACGAAAGGAAAAAGAAGAAGAAAATGCGAAAGTTATCGCAAGGGGGAAGAACTTTTTACAACTTGTAGCAGATATGGACAAATATATGACATATATGAATTATTCAATTAAAAAAGACATTTCCACCTTATTTAAGACAATGCCAGAAATAATATCGAAATATATTGACATGAATGATCATTTTGCGTATGCTACTTTAATAGAATTCCCCACGTTTGATTATCACGATAATGCTGGTTATTGGGACAAAGATGATGCTGGTTTTCCTAAAAATATTGATAGTATTATGATAAACAAACTACACATTGCTGTTTTGGATGAAATTATTACACATCTTAACGATGCTAAATATAATGATATTAAAATTGAAGTTAGTTTTCATAAAAGTGATATGCCAGATGGAAGATGTATTCCTCATGATAGCAAGAAAGGAGTAGAATGTCTAAAAAACAAATGTGATTTAAGGAGGGTGTATCTGTTTAAAATCAATATATGTAGCAAAGTCTAAATCCGTCCACATTTAAATGTTTTAACATAAAAATATTCTTTGTATTACTACCATAAATGGAATTAATTTCAAACATTGATGTCAGTTCAATGTTCGAAATCATTGAAGTCTTGGAAAATGATCCATATATACGGCAGGAGAATGAGAGAAATATGGATGAAATTGATGAAATAATCAGACTTTATTTTCTCATAAATGATGGATTAGATTTCGAAGATGAAAATGAAAATGAAGATGAGAGTTATGAATTCATAATGGGTAGTGGTGGATCTTCACCCTATGGTTGTAGTGTAGATTATCAGATTAATGTGACTAAACATGGTTTATTTGATAGAAATAGCATGGAATTTAAATTTAATATAACTGATTCAATTACATTTATAAATAATCATATTATTGATGCTCAAAAAGATATAAGTGAGGGTAATACAGAAAGTGTATTTCATTATATTGATGAAATATTTTTAATGTTTGCCATATTTTACTCATGCGGAAACAAATTCAAAGTTAAATATAATCAATATAATACAGATTATATAATAGATAACCAAGCAATAGACCAATTGTTTATTGACTTTCATATCAATGGGACAAAGAAATCCATGATTAATGTTATTAAGCATATCTTGGATGAGTATGTTAAAAATAAAACATATGTAATGCCAACCATAGTTATTTGAAGTTATGTAATACGTATCCATGTTTAATGGATGACACTCCACATATAGTACACTTTGGTATTGATGGATCATCAAATGTATATTTATCAGGATGATCCTTTTCAAGTGCTCCACATTTACCACAGTGACGTAAATGCTCCTCATACCATTCATATTCATGGGGCTTAATTTCTCGTGAAAATCGGTATGGTTCAACAAAGATATGATCTAACATTCTATATTTTGATAACTGAATTTAAAATTCTATGTTAAACGATCACATAATAAGAACCTAAACTTTTAGATTTGTTCCAAATATTTTTAAAAGTTAATGGACAAGTTTCACCGAATAATTTTCAAAATCCTCACGAGAAATTAAGCCCCATGTGAAAAAGTGTAGTAAGTCTCCATTCACATTCATCTTGTTAAAAGATCCATCTACTACTTGATCAAGATCAAATTCATCATCAATAATTGTGACAGAAAAATGACGAGTGTCATTTAAATTTTTGCTAAATCGATAACATAAATCAAGAGCAAAATGAGCATCATGATCACTCACATTGTCATCTGACAATTTAATTTCATTTCTCCCTCTTTCAACAATAATTTTAGCGTTTTCCACATTTTTAGGTGTATTTTTAAGATACATAACACATTTACAACCGTCATCAAATGAAATTCGATGATAAAGAAGTTCAAGATAACCAGAAGACATAAGATATGGTATATTTGATATGAAATATTATTCTTAATACGAAATAATTATTCAACCAAATCCAAAACAGATTCATTATTATTTTCAATTCTATCTTCATCGTCAATTCCATCTTCTTCATCAATATCAACAATATCAACAATATCAGTAGTTATTGATGTATTAGTACTTCTATTCTCATCTTCTGAACTTCCTTCCTCCTCTTCTTCCTCCATAATTTTATCATCATGTCGTTTTTTCGCATTTGCCATCATTGTCTTTAAATCCATAACTTGTTTCTTGCTTGTGTCAACAGTCAAGAAGGTTTCATCCAATCGTTTCATTCCAGCATCTTCTGCTTTTTGACATTCAATTAAATTGCTGAACATTTTATCAATGTTTTCATATCCTTTTTCTAATTTGAAAATCTGTGACACAGGCACTTGAATTTGATTAGTTAAATACAGAGCATAGTTGATTTTCAATTTATTATCAATAATAAATTGAGGTGTTTCAATAATATCACCCTGTTTATACTTTGCTGTTTTACCTTGTCCTGTTTTAGGTGTTTCTCTTGTCGGAACAATATATACATATGGAACACGATCATTACTGGAAAACTTATTGCCGGGGTCTCTCTGCGCTTGTCTCATTGCCAAAACATTGTGAGCAATTCGATTAGGAAATTTATAAAACCCCTTTAATGTTTTTGACACTGTGAACATTTCCATAGGAAATTCACCACGCAATAATTTCTTACATTCTGTTTGTAAGAACTGATATGCCTTAGCAATATCATGATTGTTCATGATTTCTTTAATCACTCCACCGTATATATGTTTGACAATAGGAGCATTATCACGTCGTTTTAACACAATTCCCATGCTATTAAGATAATAATAGTCTTTATTCATTTTTGTATAATAATGACCACAATAGCGTTTCTTGCTGAATAGAATGAATGGAGTGATTACCTTTTCAAAATCCAAATTCTGAGGTTTTTTCAATTGATTGGAAATTTCCTTTGCCACTCGTTTACCTAATGCCATTGAACAAAATATAGCATCACGTCCAGTGATCTTTTCACCCTTAATAATTGCCTTACTTCCATCTGGATTGACTTTTCCCGAATATGTAAAATTATACATGTTAAATCTCACAAACACTGAATCAGTATCACCATACACACAATATGAATCTGTGACTAAAAATTCCCGACCTTCAAATGGAGTAGGATTACCATCGTCATCATCTGTATATGGGCGCTCTAATTTCACTATGGCATACTTATATGCTTTCTTAATGTAATCGCGCGAAAAAATGATCATACGTCGTCCCACTGCTGTGGTACTGGCGGCGATTTCTGGTTTAAATAATAATCCAGTGGGAGCACCTGTTTGCCCATAAACCGAATTGGCGACAGTTTTATATGCCAATTGTTTAGCATTGTATAACTTGGCAGTAAATTCATCTGTCGCTGATTCCATTTGTTTCTTTGCTTTCTTGCGTTCAGATAGTAATTCCATCAAAATCATTGGAATAGTGCTCTTTTTACCATTGGGTAATTGAACGTATCGGCAAGTGTTCTCACCAACTTTAACTTTAATCTTCTTTTTCTTGCCCTTTTTAGCAACTTTCCATTCAAATTCATCATATGTAATATCCACATATTCGTATTCTGGCAAGTTATCGTATTTACCACCTCTTTCAACAAATGAACAATGAGATAGATTTTCACTAATCATCGATGACGGATATAGGGAATTGAAATCTAATGTCACTGTGGGTTCAAAATGAATTCCAATTTGTGGAGTCAAGACAATTGCTCCCTCATATCCTTGATTTTCTTCATCTGCTTGTGGAAGAACATGGACTCTATATCCATTCTTTTCACACATATATGTAGCGAGACTGGCAATTTTAACACCTTGTCCACGATTATAAACATATGACAATGGTACTTTACATACAGTTGCCATTGCCATAGCATTACCAATAACATCTAATTTTGTTAGTAAGCGATTACATAAAATACAATCAATCAAACAATATTTAGCAATATATTGTCGATCAGCACTATTTCCACGTTGTTTAATGAAAATGTTTTGCGGAGATAAGTCCATTTTTTCTTTGTATAAGAATTTTCCACAAACATAATCGAGTTTATAATTGTCAAGCACCTGTGTTTTTTGAATATACTTATATAAATCAATAACAACACGACCGGTCATTTCAATATATTCTGCTCTAATATCACCCATCGCCGCCGATGATACTTTAATTTCCTTTAATTGACATTGATAATCTTTTAGACGCGAAAATTTCATAAAATCATCTAAAATGTTTAATTCTTGTGCTCGCCGATACAGGAACGAAAAATCGAAACCAAAAATGTTGTATCCAGTGACAATATCTGGATCTTCGGATACAATCAAACGTGTCCATGCTAAAAGCACTTCTTTTTCTGTTCTGTAATATTCTACAATTACTTTACTGGTATCGGTTTTCAATTGTTTACCACATCGATATTTAGCAACAATAGCACACAAACCACGTCGTTCATCTTTTGACATAGCTTGAATTTCAGATGATCGTGTTTTAATGAATGATTTTTTTTCATCTTTCGAAAGGACTCGTTGATTTGATTCTATTTCCATATTAGTTAAATCAATTGCTAAATCCTCAGCAGGCAAGTACACTGATGCGTTTTCTGCTTCGATCATTTCGTCATTGGTAATAGTATTAGTGGTATCTAAACAAATAATGTGTTTTAAATAACAATCAGATTGATTGAATATTTGAATGGTGCTACCAATTTGAATACATTTATCACCTTCAACTGGTGGTAAATATTGTCCGAAAAATTCCTCCAACAAGTTGACAAATGTTTCCGGTTTAATATCGCCAAATGGTATTTCAATTTGAAGATCTCGTTCCGGTGTTTTTTTATTATGAATGAATCCAGCACAGTTGCGAAGAACTTGTAATGTGTATTCAACTAATTGTTCAAGTATACTTCCCTTGGGTTTAACATTACCCTTAGTGTATACTTTTGAAATATCAAAACCATCATTATATGGATCAACTGCGCATTCAATCATATTTTTAATGACATCATTGCGATGTGTAATAAATTGAAGATCTTTAATCCGAAACAGTCTTCGTATTTGTTTAATAATATGAGATGATAAAGTTTCATATTTCGATGTGTAAACACCCACATAGTCACTCTTCACCTTTATTTTCACTTCATTTTCATTTTCATTTAATTCTTCGTTACCATTAATAATGTTAATTTGATGTAATTGTGCTTCTTCAATTAACTCAGCAATATAGGTATTGAAAAAATCTTTGGTTGTTTTGATGTCATTTTTCAATAATGAATACAATGGTTCTGATAATTTTCCGATACCGGCATTAGTATAGTTGCTATTAAATGCTAATTTAAGTAAATTTAGAATAACTTTGTCTGGACTGTTTTTAAATAAGTGATGTTGTTTAGTTGTTTTAGTGGTCATTCCATATTTATTGTAAATAGTGATCAAATCTTGTGCTAATTTTTTATATGTTTTAATTGCTACTGGGAAGTCACCATGACTGGAATCTGCTTCAATATCAAATGCCAATTGCTTGATTTTTGCCATATTAATGCTGTCAAAATATTGAATATCTTTACAATCAACAGTGATTTCGTGTTTTGTGGTTGTTGTTCGGTCATATGATTTACTAATTTTGTACTTTCCAGCATTAATTTTGATCCATCCAGTTGAGTTCAATTCTGCTTTGTGAATGAATTTAATAATTGGATCAATGTTGGATTCAGATCGAGTGAATTCCATGGCGGTGGTAGTCAATCCATAAATATTATGTGGTTGTTCTAATAAACGTGAATAAGCATCATATCCCTCCTTGTTGAGGAAAAATAGTTGTAAATAAGCAAATTTATCGTCAGCAGTGAAATGAGTAAATGGTTTGTAAAGATGACGTTCATATCGTATGAGATGTTCGCGGAATATTTTAGGCACTTTTGATGATAAATATCCAGCAAACTTATCAATCTTTTTACTGTCCCATTCATTGGGAATGGATACGAAAAAGAATGGTTGGAAATTGATGACATTAACGCAAATTGAATCATCTCTTTTTAATTCGTCTCCATAAGTAGGAGTATTGCCAAATATTTTAATAATCATGGCTTGCGTTTTTGCGATTTTGCGTTGAAATTTTACTCCAAAAATATCTGGAACGGTATTTTCTTCATCTTCTTCTTCATCGCCATTTTCAAGACGTTCAGCTTCAATTTTCTTGCGTTTCCAGTCAGGAATAGGTTCATCTTCGGGAATATCATTAGTATCCAAACAACGATAATATTCAAGTATCTGAATATATAAATCGCGATCCATAAATTAATAATTAAATAATAGTTTATTATTTATTTTGTAATCAATTTTTAGTGCTTTCCAAAGAAATTATTAAAAATAATCGTTCAAAATATTTGTGAACTTATATAGTTTTTGTCATGGTGTTCATTAATATGATATCTCATATTTTCGTAAACTGTGGTATCTATATCTGAAATTTCATATGAATTTAAACATAATGACCGGCATTTTATGTGTCCAGTTTCATCATCAGTGTATATGAATAATTTTTCCAATGATGGAACTAAACTTGACGTACAATGTCTTGTGTCAAATGGAACTATCTTTCTAAATCCAGTTTCAGAAGCACTGGCAGTTGTTGGTGAAGACAGCAATTGAATTAGGTCATGTATAATAATTGAATCTGCTGGACATGTATGATTTATTCCTTCCTCTCCTTCTTCATCGTCAGTTGGAATTTCAATAACACAATTTCCATATAATTGTATGGAAGATCCACGTGTTTCTATGGTATGTATTAAAGTCACATTATTGTCCGAGACATGATATATGTATATTGACCTATCTGATTCATTATTGATAAATTTACACATGTAAAATTTATTGTCATTAATAATAACATGAGTTTTATCGAATTCATAATAATCTCCAGCCACAACATCACCCAACACCACTCTATTTAAAGTTATTTTACCATCAGCATCATGAATAAGCGATTTGGTTATTGGATTATAAAAAGTCGTACAGTACGTATGTTCATCGTGTGTACATTCATTCAACGTTTCTAATAATTCCACAGTATTTTTATTTTGTTCCGTATTGCTATCATTGCTATAATGATATTTATATATCGTACAAAACGATTGTACAAAAATATGATCTTTTGTAATTAAAACACTATGTACAGGCACATTCATAGGAATAGTAACAGTAAACCCAGAAAATGACGGTATGTCAATAGTAATTAGACCTTCATTATACGAAGGTTGATATACGTAATGTTTTATAATATGATCTGTGGTATTGGACATTATACATTACTTTGGAAATACTATTTAAGCAATATAAATAATTTTAGATTTTTGTAATATCTTCGTTTAAACGAAAAGAATATTTAATATCCGTTCAGGGATATTAAATATTCTCCTCGTTTAAAATATTTTAACTTTAATTTTACAAAATAATATAGATGCCCCCAAAGAAAACTAAATCAGAAAAAATAATAGACTTAAAGAAATTTAATATGGCTTCGATTAAACCAAATAAAAAAATATTATTTATTGGCGGAACTAATACAGGAAAATCAGTGTTAATAAAAGATTATCTTTATTATCATCAATCGGAATTTCCAATTGTCACATTAATATCGCCAACAGAACCATACAACAAGACATTTAAGAATCATGTTCCTGCTATTTTTATTCATGAACAATTTTCAGAGGAATTAGTCGAACAACTAATTAACAGACAGAAAAAAATATCAAAAGATTGTGAAGATGATCCCAGTTATATTAATGTCAATCCATGTACTGCTATTATTATGGATGATTGTCTTGCTGATATTAAATTGTGGAAGAATGATCCTAACATTAAATGGATTTTCGAGAATGGCAGACATGCTAACATAACTTTATTAATGTCAATGCAGTATGCGGTTGGTATTCCACCAGTTCTTCGTGCTAATATACAATATGTATTCTTGTGTAAAAATACAAAGATACAAGAACAGAAAAAGTTATATGACATGTATGCCGGAATGTTTGAATCGTTTTCACAGTTCCGAGATACATTCAAAAAATGTACACAAAGATTTGGATGTATGGTTATTAATAACGAAGCACCATCATATGAAATTGAAGAAAATGTGTTTTTTTATCGTGCTACTGTGGACGATAAACCTGACTTGAAAACATTCCGTCTATGTTATCCAATCTTTTGGAAAGATAATGATAAATGTGCTCGAATTAAACAACAAGAATTAGAAAAAGTAAGGAAATTAACACCGAATGAAAAAACCAAAAAGATTGTGGTGTCTAATGATGATAGTGATGACGAATAATTACAACATAAAATGTAAATTTCAATATTACTTATAATATGGGAAACATTTGTAACAAACCATATGAGCCTTCACCGCCTTGTGAAATACAAAATAACAAACCATATGAACCTTCACCGCCTTGTGAAATACAAAATAACAAACCCATCGCTCCTATTAAGACAAGATTAGAAAGAAATTTAGAACTTATTGATAAATATAGTGCCAACGGACGCATTGTACGCTTATATATGACAAATCTATTACCATTCTTGACATTAATAGACGTAAAAACAAGAGCCCTTATTGAAGACATGATATGTAATTGTGAAATCGACAAAATACTTGATATATTTGATAATTCAAATGATGAACAAGTAAAAATTGTTGCAATAAAAGCAAAAATGCTAATTGAGCTTATTATCAGTATAAATAACGGGCGGAACTATAAATGAAAATCTAATAAGATTTCTAATAATATTTTGTCTGACAAAATCTAAATTATCACCATAGGAAATTCAATTATTTTGGTGGGTGGAGGTGTTTGAGACGCAATATATATATGTGCTGTTCGTACACTATTACGAATTTTATCAATATCATCAATAATATGGTTATTATCCAGTCGTAAGAAAACTAATTTTTTTAGATTGGCAATTTCCAAACAAATTGTGGTTAAATGGTTGTCATGTAGTCTAAAATATTTTAGACTGCTCAAATGATCAATTTGATGTGGAATTTCAGTTAATTGATTAAACCCTAAATTAAGTTCTGTTAAATATAATAATTTCATAATTTCTGGGCACATTTCCGTAATAAAATTAGATTCCAAATTAAGTACATTTAAATTATACAAATTACCTATCTGTGGACAAATGGTTGTTAAATTATTGTTTCGCATGTATAGTTCAGTAAGATTAACTAAGTTTTCTATTTTTGGATTTATATCTGTGATAAAATTATTATTCAAGATTAGACATTTTAGATTAATTAAATAAAAGACATTGGATGGTATTTGTGTTAAATTAAGATTCGATAAGTCCAACTGTGTAGTAGTAGCAATAGGATAATTTGTCTCTAAAATAGTTACGTATTTTACCATGACGGATTTAAATATGAATGTTAAATCAAAGTAAAATTGACATATTAAGTTATTTAAATCAAAAATTTAAATCTGTTCATGACACTTTTATGAGTCCAACATTTTAAGGGATGAATCATATAGTTCAAAATTAACGATAATTAATGGGTTTTCCAATTAACACATAACATTTAATAGTACCAGAAATATTATATTGCTTTGTTATTTAAAGAATACCCAATGAATAGTGTAATGAACTATGACTAAATGGAAACGCATATGTTTTCAATACTAATTCATTTCGTCAGTTTTAATGTTAAATTTACGAGGCGTTACTGGAACTATTGACCTATACGTACCTGATTTTATAACTTCAAAATCATAAATACCAAAAGATAATTCATCAACATCTTGGATATCCTTGGGTTCAATTGAACAATCTTTTTTATGAACAGATGCCATTAGTATATTATATAGAATAAGAACATATTGTACCATCAAAAATATAAATTTAATACCCAAATATCATTAAAAATTGTCAAAGCAAGCATGGAAAACCAAGTTGTAATCAACTAAAAAATTCAAAGCAAAATGAGAGAAAACCAAGTTGTAATTTTTTCAAAGCAAACAAAGCAAGCATGGAAAAACCAAGTTGTAATTTTTTCAAAGCAAACAAAGGAATTTAATGGAAATGAGAAAAACCAAGTTGTAATCACCTAAATTTTCAAAGAAATCATGGGAAACCAAGTTGTAATTTTACAACTTGGTTTTTCCATTCTCATATCGAAAGTTCAAAGCAAAAATTTTTTATAGCGAAAATTCAAAGCAAGCATGGAAAAACCAAGTTGTAATTTTTTCAAAGCAATCAAAGAAAATGAGAAAAACCAAGTTGTAATCAACTAAAAATTTCAAAGCAAAATGGGAAAACCCAAGTTGTAATTTTTCTGAAAAACTTTTGTTCAGCCTGAAAATTTTCAGAAAATAAAAATAACTTTGTATTTTTCCAAAAAATAAAAATTCGGAAACTATTTTTGGGAAAATACAAAAATATATTTTTATTTTCAGGAATTTTCAGAGACTTTGAATTTTCAAAGAAAAATGAGAAAAACCAAGTTGTAATTTTTTCAAAGCAATCAAAGAAAATGAGAAAAACCAAGTTGTAATCAACTAAAAATTCAAAGCAAGCATGGAAAAACCAAGTTGTAATTTTTTCAAAGCAAACAAAGAAAATGAGAAAACCCAAGTTGTAAT